TCCTTATTCAAAATCTATTGTTTGACTCAACATATAAGTACCGGTATTATCATTTATTTCTATAAAAGATATAGAATCTTTAATTGCTTTCATAAGTAAGGAAACGACAGTCTTGCGCGCGCGATTTTTACGTTCAAGATCTAACATGCAACGCAAAACCATAAGTTCGTCATTATCTACTAAATCTCGGATAAGCCTCTTTAATTTACCTAATGAATTATTTATTAATTCTTCTGCTTTTGCTTTATGCTCTGCAGTAAGAAACATATTTTGTTTTTGCTTCTTAATTTTTTGCAAATCACTTTCTAAAACTTTTGCGATTTCCGTATCAGAGGTTAAGACACCTTCTTTTAAACCCTGTTGTACCTGTCTAAGTAATTCAGCGGGAATATCATCTAAATCTAATTCAATGGGACCCGGATTAGACATTGTTAATAAACATTTTTTTGCTAGATCAGACCAAGATTTATCGTACACTGGTCTTGGAGCCCACAAAGGAGGCTCTTTCAAACAAATGAGAATTCGATTCATTTTTCCCCCATAAAAAAAGGGGAGGAGGAAGCAAGTCCCCCCTCCCCATCTAGAGTCACTTACCTAGGGGTATTATACCACAGCAGTACGGAGATCAAGTTCGTCAATTGAAGCACCCGAACCAACTTCAATCTGAGCCTGAGCAGGTAGAACTACCTGGTTAGCAATAACTTTGATGTTGGCAAAAGTAGCGACAGCCTGACCCTCATTTTTAATCATAAGATTATATCTTTCACGGAATTTAATCTTTTGAATATCACGAGCAGGATCTTCCCACTGTTGGCTAGTGAGTTCTTCGTCTTGAAGAATGACACCTAATTCTCCTGACTCAAAGAGATAAATCTCAGTGAGATCACGGATAGGATCATGAGTTACAAACGGAGAAACAACAATGCGCAACGGGAACGGGAAGTAAGAAGGAAGAACAGGAGCACTGGTTAGGTTCTGACTGTAATTCTCGACTTCACTATAATTAGGATTAATCATAGTTCCGCGACCCATACCAATACCATTAGCAGGTTGGCTGCCCCAAGGATTAGTATTTGAGAAGGAACCATTATAAGTAGCGAAATAAGTTCCGCCACCTGAATTTAGCATCATCATACGCATAATAGGATCACGCATAAACATGTTCCAAGTAAGAGGATGCATAAGTAAAGTATCGGGACTATAACCTTTGCTGACTAAATGAGTATAAGCGTCAAATAAGTCATCAACAGTTAAAGAACCATTGGCTGAGCCAGTAAGGCCACGGCCAGTAGTGATACCAAATACTGAACTAGCTGGAGTGGCATTATCGAATACCGTTTCACCCAGACTCGAAATCATGGCAAAAATATTTGATTCTTTCGCGCGAGCGAAGGCACGACCCACAGCACGGATATGCATAGCAATAATATCGTACTGCGAATAACGAAGCATTTCATCGGAGAATTTAACAGCTAAGCCGAATTTCCCAATACTATCAAATACAGTTCCGCCACCCATCTGGAGGCTGACTTCTGGATATTCTTCCATGTCTGCCATTCTCTTTACGCCGCCAAGAGCACCAATAGCATTAGGTAAAAATACCTGCATACCTGGTTTCCATTGGATACGGTCAAGAAGAGCAGTACCAATTAAAAGGGGTTCCTGAGCTTCACGAGCAAGATTTACAATAGTTTTCGGGAAAACGATTGAAGCATCTTGAGCATTTAAAGCGTCGGTGATAGGAACATATTCCCCTTCGGGAGAAAGACCATCATTCCTGAATAGGTGTGAACACCATTCAACGCGATCTTCATAAACTTTGTTAGCATCTTTAGCAACTAATTTACCGTTTTCGCCTTTGGTTTCTTTGCGCGCTAAATTCTGTAGAACTTTGTCATCAGAATATACGGCTACTTTGTCGCTAATAGTTACTTTAAAACTCTTATCCATTTACTCCTCCTATTAGCGGGTTATGAGGTTAATATGAACGACTCCGGTATCGGCATCGCCACCAGCTAAATACACGTTAGCAGGTAGACCACCAGTTGCACTACCGGGCATACGATCAACAGTACGTTCGGCCCCAGTTGACGGATCAATTACGACACCATTAACATTAGGATCGAAAGCGGTACGAACACGATCAAGATAATCTTTGGGGAAGTCTACGTCATAGCGAAGAATCTGACCTAAAACTTCCGCTGATTTAGCTTTGAGTCTATTTCCAAACAGAACAAAGTCAGCTCCAAGAGACTCTTCTAAAGAAGCTCCACTTACTATACCGGCATCTAATGCACTTGTTGCCGTGACAAAACCATGATGACCGTCATATACGAGATCAGTGGCGGCTGTAAAACTCCAATCTGGATCCATAATAAAGTTGCCAGTAGTATCATAAGTGACCATTCCACCGACAGTAGGAGTCCCACGGAAAGTAGTAAGGCCAGCATATGGTTGACTATAGGTAGCACTTACTTGATAAATGAAATCGACCAAGAAGGTATCAGCAGCGTTTCCGAGGAAGAAAACTTTGTCAGGAGAAGCGTCAGTCCAATAGTAATAAATATCTTCGTCTCCGGCGACTAAAGCAGACCCCTTATCTTGTAAACGGACTCCGTTCTTGGTGACAACAAAACTAGACTGAATAGTAGTAGTATAACCAGTCAAAGAACCGCTGATAGAGACATCTACAGCACCAATAGCACTAATATCTAAAGTGACATCAGCATCACTAGTAGCTGCGGGTAATGCACAGAATGAAGCCTGAGCACGGTTATAAGGTTCAACTGGAAGTTGAATCACGTAATCACAGAGAACTACAGCAGCAGTTTGCTCAATTAAGTTATGGTATTGATAAGTAGCAGGATTGTAAGAATTATATGAGCTAGTCCTACCTGCGGCTTGCTTAACATCGTAAGGTACGATACCAAGGCACGAAGAGAACGGATTAGCAATAGCATGAATGTCTAATGGTGTTGCCGAGTAAGCAGCTGCAGTAAACAATGAATAAATGACCGGTTCATTGGTAGTAACGACAACCCCACGAGAGTTTAACATTCCAGTAGTAGTATCATCAGCACCATAACGGTCTAGAGTTGCGCCCGCATAATCAACCGAGAAATCGAGAGTATTACCAGTGAGAGCGCCACCGCTGAAAGTCAAGCCAGCAATACTCATATCTAAAAGCATTTGAGCTTGACGACGAAGACCTGCGGGAACTAAGAAACTGTTAGAATCTGTACAAACCGGTTTACCGGCTCCAATTACAACCCAACTCCTAGTATAGTCGTCATAACGAACGACTTTAAGGTAAGGAGCGGGCACGAAAGAATCTGGACGAATACCTTCATTCAACTCAATATTAGGAGTGATAGGAGTAGTTTCTCTCCACCCTTTAAAGCGAGCTGAATAGGTATTATAACCATTGGCACTATTAATCATGCCAGAATATTGGCGTTGAATAGTCATTAGTTAACTCCTATTAGTTTTTTGATTTAAAAATACCCTTTTCTACCATTAGCTGATGGAACCTATCTGCTTTGATAGAATTGGTCTTCTGTAAGCGCTTATATTTCTTTAACGCTTCCTGTGCTTCACTATCACCGTCGTCTTTTATTTCCTGTTTATCTTCTACTTTAGGTACTGAGGGAACAGTATCTTTAATAGGAGAATCTTCGGGTTTAATTTCAGGAGGAGTTTCTTGGTTCAGCTTTTTCTGAATTTCATTAACAGAAACCTTTTTTCTCAAATCGTTAATACTGTCTTTTAAGGATTCCATTGTACGTTCTTCAAAAGTTTTCATAAGTTCCACCTGATCTTTTACCGATTCAGGACCTTCTGCAATAGCCTTTAGTTGAATTAACGAATCAACAAGGAGGGTCTTGTTTTCTTTGTTTAATTCTTCTAGTTCCATTCCGAGGCTATCATGTAAATAATTTAACACTTTTATATGTTGTTGTAAAGTTAAACATTCCTGACAGGGTTCATTTGCTTTAATTAAACCTTCGGTCTTGAGGGAGTCAATCAGAATCATTTTCTGTTCCTGGGTTAAAATTGGCATAGTATCCTGTTTGGTTTCTTCTTTCGGAATTATAACCTTATCTTCACTCTTATCACAACCCATTTGTTTGGCTTTTCTATTAACACAGGCTAAAATTGCTTCTTTAGAGCCAGGACCTTTATATCTCCCAATTAGACGTCTGGCCGCAACGATATGCTGACAGTCAGAGCATGGGAAACTTCTATTGGGACCACAGAAGCTCTTTGAATTCAACTTCTTACGTTGTTCGGCTGATAACTTTGCGTCTTCAGAATATAGATCCTTGTCTTTTAAACTATCGAATAATCCTGCCTGAATCAGTTCTTTTTTAAAGACATCCCAACCTTTTTCTGGATCTGTCAAGTCCATAATATCAGTTTCGCCATATTTCTTTATAAAAAAGTCTTCTATCGAAGTAAGAATAAGATCTGCAATTTCGACTCCATCTTTTTGAGGAAGGGCATTTAAATATTCTTTACATTCTTTTTCTTCGTCTTTGGTGGGATAAAATTCAGCTAAAACATCCTCTATAATTTGGGTGGCATTTTCTCCATCAACTAAAAGCTTAGGAGTTTCATCTTTTACTTCAGCTTTAGGAGTTGTCATTTTTTCTACGGTTGTCTTCAGTAATTCAGTCATCTTATCTTCAGGAAGTTTTAAGAAATCTTTTTCTTCCATCGATGACATTTCAACTTCTAATAACTTAATTAAAGCCTGCAATATTGCACCCGGATCTTTATCTTCGGGCTTCTCTATATTAGCAGAGATAGAAGAATAATCTTCTCCGTATAAGGTTATATAGAGAGAGCGCACTTTGTCTTGTAAGTTCATCAAATCCTCCTGTTTATCTCCTAATATAAGACTATCATTCAATTCTAATAAATCACTACCTTTTTGGCGGAAAGCTTTAAAGGAATATTCAAGCATTGGTGTTTCTTTAACAGAATCAACCAGCATTTCATCTTTAGAGACGCCAATAATTTTAGCGAATGGATTGGCTCCTTGATTTACGCAAGATATTTCATTGTAGAAAAAATCACCAGCAATTAAGAAGGCTTTTTTACCATCATAAACCGATCCGGGCTTGTGTTCACAAATTCCGTCTTCGTCCAACCAATCTTGAAAGCAAATAGAACAAATAGCTTGGTTAGTCCTTTGTGAAGAAGAGACTGGCAAATAACGTTCATCTAGTATTTTTCGGATGGCATCGGGATCGGTGATCTTGGCTTTGACTAAAATAAAGCCCATTCCACGCCAATTGTCTTGTGTCAGATAATTTTTACTAAAATGATTAACGGCTTTTTGTAAGGATTTTCCACTGAGAGATCCATAATTAATTGCTTCTATAACTGAATCTGTAATACCTAACCCTTTAGTCGTATCTATATATTCAGCAGATATGATTCTTCCAATTGGATCTTTAGAATCGTCATGTCCAACTAGGATAGGAATACAATAATCTCTTTTTGCATTAGGGAGCATTGTATAAACAGAATTGCGCATTCTACTTGGCAGATATAAAGCATTATGCCAAGTTACCACCCCGGCAAACGTAGCTGCCATTTCAACGATCAATGAGTGGCCGGTTTCAGAGGTGGCATCTTTAGTTTCAAAGAAGAATCGTTTATGCGGTTCTAAATTAGAGATAGGTTTTAAAAGCACCCTATCAAAAAGCTCTAAATATTTTTCCATTTTAACCTACTGGTGTAATTTCACATTTACAATTAAAATGCCATGGAGGGATGTCGGTTACACTAACCCCATTCTTTATATATAATAACTTGTCTTTATAATCTAGACAAGTTTGACATCCATCCGAAGCTACTATTTTAACATAATCTTTACCTAATAATCTCTGATCTAAGACTACTATATAATTTTTTGTTTGTGCAGGAACAGTATTATTAAGGAATTTAATCATATAATCAAGACTATCAATAGAATCTATTAAAGTATTTGTTTCTAATTTTTTTCTCAATTTAGTCGCGAAATATTCTAAAGAACTCAAGACGATTTTATCCATCTCTTTTTGCGCAATACCTATCATAGATTGAACTTCTGATTTTTTTAGATCATGATGTCTAAGGTTATTTTTGAATGTCAGCAAGACATTCTCATGATAAATATCAGCTAAATTGCTGGCAGCCATTTCAATAATTATTCTCTTCCAATCTTTAGAAGATGAATAATTTGACATATCTTTAAGTTCTTTTACTAACTCTGATATTACTGAATCTGTGGCACTATCCATAAAATCTGTATGTTGATTTCTAGGCTTTGCTCTAGAAGTTGCCATTTTGCTTGCACCTTCTGTCTTATTTACATTTGTTTCTAGTTTTACCTTTAATTTAGGAATCTCGACTAAATAAACGAATGTTTCTTTTTGCTGTCTTTCATTCAATACATCTCTACCTAATTGCACTCGTGCTTCGTCCTGAGTTGTCAAACCGCCTTGATAAAGTGTCATTTCGTGATTTTCTAATTTAATCTTTTTGTCTATATCGATTTCATTAAAACGAAAATGCACTATATTATCTTTTGAAAGAGGATCAGAGAACCCACCTTCCAATAGAAGCTCGTAGATAAAATTCTCATTCATGAATATCTCGAATTCACGCTGGACACCTTTTACAAGGTCAACTAAATTCTTAGAAATATTTTCCGCTGTAGATCTATTTGCCGAATCTCCAAGACCGAGGTCTACCTCAGATATTCCTAACCCTATAATTACGCGCTTAAGGAAATACTGTAAGTATTCTTGGACTTCTAACGCTTTTCCTTCTGCTCCAATAGCTCTTATTTCATGTCGATGAGAGGTAATAAACATTCCTTCAGGTGGAATATCTTCTATCTTAACTTTTGCGCGCTCAATTTCATCATATCCATCTGTTCCTTTATTTTCTCGCGCTGGCATTCCATCGGTACCAATCCGATAATGATATAAAGGATAAATGTGTTGATAAATTAATAATTCAACATTTTGTTCTATACGCCTGAGAGCACGAATATCGTCAAGGATAGGGACTAAATCAGGAGTTCCAAGAACAAACCCTGCTTTGCGACTTCTATAGAAATGTAGAACGTCACCTGGACCCCATACACCTGAGTCTCTATTGCTGACTGTATAAGTAGACCATAATACTTGATCAGAACCATCTAATGTCCGAGGGTCTTGACCCCAGGCTACTACTTGATTATTCTTCTTCTTATAACAAATTGTTTCAGAAGGAATTTCGAAAAGAGCAGAAATCGGTTGAATATCTTTTCCATTAGCTTTTCTGACTTTGCCACCAGAATTTTTTGCGTTACGAACTTTTAATGCAAAAGCGTTACTATTTCTGAAAAAAGAGCGCGCTAATTCTCGAATTAATAAGTCCATTGGTTGTTGTTGAGCAACACCCAACTGACGAAAACGCTCTCTAATATAATCGACTCGATCTGCATTTGAACCGACTAATACATACCCTTCCTTAAACATCAAGGTATGTTTAAGTTCTATAGATCGTTTAACTAGACTTTCAACATCTGCGGCCTTTCCATTTTCTGCAAAATTATATTCTGGACTTCTGAACATATCAGAATTTTCAATAAATCCTTCAACCTTTTTACGTTCAGGTTTGAGGTCAGCAATAGTCCTTACAGTATAAACAGCAGCAGGCGCATCTAACAGAGAATACTTGTTTAAATATAACTTGGTAATAGGCTCTATCATTTTACACCTTGTAATTCACTCATCATTTGTCTCAACTCGGCAAACTCAGATTTACTTAGAGAGCCGGTACATTTAAAAGTCTTTGGATTAACGACTAACTGATAAGAACTAAATCCTGAAGGATTAGTCACAACTTTTAATTTTAATCCTGTTGTTAAATCTATCTGACCATCGGTGGCCAATCCGTCTCTTATTTCTTCTTCAGTGGGAGGAGAAAATTCCTCAGGAGAAGAAGAATTATCAATAGGAGTCCAATTGATTTTAGATTCTGGACTATAAAGTTCTTCTACTGAAATAGGATTATTTCTGTTGCTAGTTCCTCCTTCTATAAAATATCCCTTTTTTACTAATTCATTGGCGATCTCTTCATTGCTAATATCTGATTTATCTTTATCACAAAATTTTAGTCCTTTGTCCCATATTTCCTTGAGGGTCTTAAGAAGGGTAATGAGACTAATAATTCTTTGGATAGTTGTTAGAATTTTATAATCTTCTTCTAACTGAGATTTAAGAGAAGATTGGATATCGGCCAACATTCTTTCTAGACTTGCCACGTAAGTTACGATTGATTCTTTGGAAGTTTTAATTGCGTCTCGGACTACCCATAATATGGAAGCAACATTATCCATAGATGTTTCACTTAATACTGCCCAGTCATCTACCATTCTTTGGGTCGCGGCTTTATTTGTTTGAGTTAGGTTTTCCGCTCTTTGTGGCATATTGATCCGGTCAATCAATTTTTGGTGAAATGCCGCTTCACTTTTCTTTTCCCAGTTTGAATAATCCTCTTTAGGTTCTGGAGGAGCAGGATTATTTTTAGCTTTTTCAGCTAAATCCCTAGCTTGCTTCTCTCTCATATCTTGTTCTGCTCTTCGTATTTGTCCATCAGCACTTGTACGTTGAGCCATAGTTACACTACCGGCCGTAATTACTTCAGCTTCTCTCGAAGCTGTTTCTGGAGTCCCTTTAAACATTACATCTAAAGACTTAAGTTTAAATTCTGGCAGTTTAGAGAGTTGGAGGTCGATAGAATTGATAATGCATTCGAGGGGAGCAGTTAATTTATCTAGAATAGATTTTAGCCAAGCAGATATTTTGAAGAATAAAGGAGCAAGCAAAGTAGAGAGTAACGCCATTCCTAATGAAGCCATTCCTATGTTTAGGCTATTTGCCAATTGAAACATAAGAAAAGATAAGGCGGCTAAAATCGCCATAAAATCTGGAATACAATTAAAATGCCCCATAAAAAGGTCTTTTAATAATTCCAATAAACGACAGATATTAAATTTCCAAAAATCATTATTTAGCAATGACTTTAATTTCTGGATCATTGCCTTCATGTCTTCATACCATTTTAAGAACGGAGCCAACATTGCTTTGACTAGATCTTTTCCTAGTTTTTTCCAATCTCCAAGTTCTTTGAACAAGGCCCAATCGCGGTCTAGACAAGGAATACAGTTCTCTTTAATATTGTCCCACTTTAAACTGTTCCCTCTATCTTTTGCATAGTCCATGATTTTATCCCATGTATCTTGACCAGGAAGATCAATATCAGGGGTTAAATTAGATTTAACTGCATCTTGAAGTTTTTCAATTTCTTTATTAACTTTATCTTTAGCAACATCTAATATTCCAGTTGCTTTATCTTTGGCTTGTGCTTGTATTTCAGGAGACAGACTTAAAGAGGCAGAAGGATTATTGGGGTCACGCAAGAATTTAACTACATCATTTTGGAAAGACGTGAGATGGCGGGCATCTTTAGTTTTTCGGTAAAGAGCTACACTTATAGCATCTTGACTAGTTGTCACTTTAGATCGAATAAACTCTTCGTATTCTATTATGATTTTTTCCGCGTGCGCGCGAATCTCTAATAAAGCAGGAGAAATCATACGACTGTACCTTCAGTTTTTCCACCTGTTGCATTTTCAACTGCAACAAGTCCTGCTTTAGATTTTGTATTTTCTGTTTTAGCATTAGTATAGAGTTTATCTTGATTCGTTTTTGGAGGTTCGACTAGAACAGGTTGAGATTGTTTTGTCCAATTAACTTTTCCTATAACAGTTTTCAAGGCAGTACCTAATGCTACGAATTTTGCCGCACCTCCATCTGAAGGAACAGGAGGAACTAGAACAGCAGCATTTAAAGCTCCTATAATAGCCTGCAATTGGGTTGTAATTTCTAGACTAAACTTTAAAAAAGCAGTTTCGTATTTATTTTCAATCTCTTCTATCTTTTTGTTTAAAGATTTATGACACTCGGTACAGTCACCTCGGTTCATCATTTCTTTAAGAAAGTCAGTATCAGCTTTAAGTTTAGTTAAAGTTTTACTATCTCTATCTTTAGAAACTTCACCTGCTGTAGTAGCCGCAATTAAAGGATCAACTGGCATAAGCTGTTAAACTCCCATCCATTTGTTGTTGTCCTAAAAGGAGATCGAGTTCTTGTCTTAATTCAATAGCTTTCTTATACATTTCAAAAGTTATTCTATCTCTAAGATTCGAACCAAATACTGCAGTAACACTTACGGAAAGATCTGGTTTTTTATTTTCATCAAACACATAGGTTAGATTTTTGCCGCGATCTTCCATTTCCCTAAGAATGATATCAAAATCTTTTAAAACCTCTTCTCCCATTTCTATTGTTTGATTGAAAATATCTTCGCCCGTTTCTTCTTTGATAGTATTTTCATCAAGAATAGTTTGAGTTGTTAAAACTTCACTACGTTTGATTTGAAAGTCTAAATTCCTTTCTAGTTTATAACGATCCTCTTGGGATATCTGCTTTGCCGCAGAACCTCGACTAGAAATAATAACAACATCTATATATTTATTAGTTGTCATGCACTGAACTCTTCAAATGAAAGTTGAAGTTGTATATTACGGTTTTCTCCGATTCTTAGATTGGCCGGAGTTTCAAGCCGCACCCAAAAACTATGATCACTAGTATCTGGTGCGCTGATCGCTCCAATAGACCCAACAGAAGCAATGTTTCCTGGCTCTACGGCATCCCATTCTAATTCCGTAGGTTCTCCTGCTTGAACTAAGATCTTGACTTTAAAAGGAGCTTGAGGATAGCTAGGATTTCCTTTGCTTGCTAATTCTTTAGGGATAGCAGAAAGAAAAACATTAACATAGTATTTATTACCATCATCATTTGTTAGATAAAGTTGTTTGTCTACTTTATCTCCATAGTCTCCATTGGGATTGAAAACGATAGGATTGTCAAAATCTCCATTTTCACTTTTTTCTTGAAGAACAGAAGTAACGACATTTCGCTCGAAAATATTTAACATAAAATCCTCATTTAGAAGATGATTATTGACTAGTATTAATTTTACTATATTTGAGAAGAATTAGCAATTAGTTCTACGTGTCTTAGGTTGATTGCGTTTTTTTACAATATATGACTGAATAAAATTGCCATGTTCATCTTTTTCATCAGAAGCTTTTGTAAAATCGTCTGGATGATTAATAATCCGTTTTTCTTTAGGTTGATTTGTTATAGATTGCCGACTATAAATATCATCTTTTACTGGGCGTCCTTGACCAGTTGCTTCTCTGTCTTTATATAGATTATGATCTTCCATGTATTGCATCGTATCCGTAACTCTAATATTCAAAAGGTCACTATTCTCAAGAGTAATCCCAACTAGAGCCAAGGCTAGAGAGTCAAGACTATGGTCGCCTATGTTGGCATCTCTACAAGCATAAATAGGTTGTCCCGTAGATGATACGTGTTTAATGATATAATTTCCCATTTGTTTAATGAGAGTTGTATCGATATCTGAAATCAAACATTTTTGTTGTTCAAAAAAACGGACTATATTTTCAATAAGAAACGGTTTGGCGCGCTTTTTAATCTTTTCTGTTGTTAAAGGATCTATGACATCAATAGTAGATGAAAAATTATAAGCTTTAATAATGTCTTTTAAACGTGCGGTTTGTAAATTGTGTTGTTCTGGATTGTTAGAGGCCGCAATACCAACAGTTTTTAATATTTCTATTTGGTAGGCTCCATAACCTTCGTCTAAGTATATAAACTCTGGTTTCCAGAAAGTATTTAGCCTAATGACTTCATTTACTGCTGCAGACTGGTTCCAGTCTTTTTTACTGATGATAGATTCGTGTACTTTTCTAGCACTTGCAGTAAAAGGATTAAATTCTACAACTGTGAAAGTAGAACCATTTTTTTCGTCGTTCCAATCTCCACCAATAAAGTAGAAAAGATTTCTATTAGGGACACAAGTCGCATAATTATACGGAGCCTGAGCGCTTTCAATATATTTAGGCTGAAAAACACCAGCTTCTAATTCTCCAAAAAGTGCCAATATTTCTCTCTGATATGCGCTCTCTGTTAATTGAACTCTATGTTCTTGATCTAATTGTGGCGTCCATGTATCGCTAACATGAGAAGGAAAATGAAACTCTTTATAAGTAGGATCATTAGATTTGTTATAAAGAATCCCACGCGCGCCCGAGGGAGTTGAACTTCCTAGTAGACAACCATCTTTAACAGTACCTAATACAGGGTTAATAGCATCTACGTCTTCTTGGTTTAAATAATCCATTTCGTCCATAATAAGGAAATGGACGTCTTGACCACGAGAAGATGCCGCACCAGAATTACTATTAGATCCGGCAGAGAATCCTTTAATACGAGATCCATTACTAAATACAATTTCTTGAATTGGAGTTTTGACATCTCTTGCAATAGAATTCATTAAAGTAGAACTATTTTCTATAAATTCTCGGATTCGTTTGAAAACTTCATCTACCTGCGTTTTGTATGGACACAAAACCATTATTTCGCTTAAGCCTCTTGCCCATTCATTGCTCTTATCTTTTCTCCTTGCTCGGGGAGAATTGGTGAAAGCATAAAAAAGTGCTTTAATTGCAAGGACATCCGTTTTTCCACTGCGCCGCCCTAGTCTACACACTATACGATTAGCATTACAACGGAGCATCATCTCTTGATATTTAAGTCCAGCACAAGCAGTTCCTTTTTGAGCCACTCGTGATTCCCAAGGAGTCTTATCTGGTCTAATGATATTTCTGTAAGCCCAATGAGCAGGGTTGCCAATTTGTTTTATTAAATCTATATGGTCTTCAGAGAATTGTCCAACTTTTTTTAAATCGTCTTCAGAGATTATTTTTCCGTCAAATAGTACATACCCATCTTTGGGTATGCCACTACAGTCGATAACAAAGTCTCCTTTTTTATGTATAACCTTGCCTTCTAGAACGACAGTTTCTTGAACTATTCGCTCCTTGCGACACTGTTTACAATATGGGTGAAGAAACTCGTCTTTTATTTTCATCTACGTTGATTCTTTTTTGGTTGTTTATTCTTACGCTGTTTTTTAAGAGATGGACTATTTGTTAAATTTCCCTCCTTTAATGACTTTGTAGCCACTTTAGTTGCTTCTTTGGCAGCTTTCAACCCACTTACATCTTTAAAGAGATCAAATAAATCTCTCTCAAGATCTCCAACGCCTTTGTTTATTTGATCTTCTGTATATGTCGGCAAAAATGACTGTTGCATATGAGATAAAATAGTATTCTTTCTTGTTTCAAACTCAGGAGGTAATGTTTTATTGAGCATACTACTATATTTATCTTTAAGTCTCTTTGTTGACGAATCTATAAGTTCTTGACTCTCTGCAACTCCCCAAACTCCCGTAGAAGTTTCTTTAATTGCCTGAATTGTATTTGCTACACTAGAAGCAGTTGGAATAACAGGAGCAGGAGAAGCGACTGCAGAAGGAGCGGGAGCGGCAGCCGCAGCAGCACGCTCGGCAGCAAGACGCTTTTTGTCAGCAAGAAAACCATGCAGGCCTTCATCAAATAAACCTCTATAGTCGACATCTCCTGGTGTAGATGTCATTACCTCAGAACCCATTTCCCGATTAATGTCTCGTTGGTTCTTACTTGCTAAGGACTCAGCAGCAGGAGTACCAGCAGCAGCGGCCTTTTTTTTCCACCAACCTAAGTGTGTGCCTCCAGCATGGATACCTCCACCAATCGCACCACCCATGACAGCCCCACCTAGGATAGTTTGGTTGTCTTTGATACCACCATAAATACCACCAGCAATAGCGCCACCCATGATACCTTTAGTAGCTTGACCAGACCCTAGTCCAGCGCCAAGTAAAGCACCTTTAAAGGCTCCTCCAAGGAATGATGTCCTATCGCTACCTAAGGAGTAGGTAGCACCACCAACGGCTCCTACGCCTGCTCCAATAGCCATACCTTTGCCTATTGGACCTACTGCGATCTCTTGAGCAGCATTCCAAGCTGTATTATACCAAGCCATTACATTCCTCCATGATAAAATTCAGCTTCTCTTCCCATCAAAGAGTTAATAGCGAAAAGACCCTGACTTTTTTGCATATTTCTAATAAACTCACCTTGAGTTCTTAGTGTTTCCATACTACCACCGGTTTTAGACATTTTAACACCAGTAGACTTATTTATTAAATCAAATCCATAGCTCAACCCACTATATCCAGCATACCATCCAAGGAATGGTAGTCCATATTTAAATGCTTTTGCAACACCAAAACCAAGAGATCTTAATCCTCCTTTAGCAAAGCTTTTCGATCCTTGTCTAATAGCCTTCCAAGTTTCAGGAGTTTTAAAGCCATGACCTTGAACTTCTTTGAAAGACTCTACTCCTTCTTTGAAGTTTGTCATAGCACTCTTCCCATTAAAACCTGGAGTTTTCTCACTCCATTTAGGAAATGCACGACCTATAGTGGCTCCACCAAGTGTAGTGACTCCTGTTGCGGCATAATAACCGGCAGAACCACCAAGAACCATATTAACACTATCTAAAGTGTTTTCTCCACCAAAGATAGGAAGACCAGCAGTAGCAACTTCTATCTGCATATTTAACTTGAAGTCACTAATAGCTTTTGCGAATCTTGACTGTTGACTCATATTACTCGCTTAAAGAAAAAGAAGAATTTGGTTGGAATTTGTTGCGATTTTCCCATAATGCTATTGGTAACCCTGCTGTATTCCCTATCTCTTCATTATACCAACTTTGAACTTGCCTGGCGACCAACTCTTCTTGTGATATTTGCATACCAGATTGTTTTAATCGTCTTTGCATTCTTGTATTTTGAAATTGATGAAAATATAGATACGCCTGATCTTCTAAATTAGCTTGAGCAGTATATGTTTCTTCTCTAGAAGTTTCTGTCAACTGTTTGACTGACATTCTACCGGGACTATATTTCTTAACCCCATATAGGTCTTGCTCTGTCTCAACTTGCTCTCTTGCTCTCTGTACTTTCTCTACAGATTTTTTATAAAGTTCTGGATCGAACTTAGTATTAATGCCAATTCTAACGGCAGGATTATCTTGCAAAGTATACATAAGCTGCGTATTAGGATATCCCATTCTTCCAGCATAATAATTTGTTTGCGCGATACCTGACTTAGAAGGACCATACCGAAACAAATTTTCCATACTACCGGCATTAAGAGATTTTACGTCTCCTAAAATACCTGCTTTAGTTTGGTAGTCTGAAGTTCCGACGATCCCACCTTCATAGTAATATGAGAAATCTTCGACACTTTGAGCAGTACCTTGTTTTAGGAATAAACCTTCATAAAACCTATGGAGTGTCGTTCCTAAGGCGGCTTCAGACAAAGGTTCATCCTGTTGACCTTGTCCTTGGCGTGAAAACGCACTAGCATAAGAACCACCACCACTTAATTGCCCTCGAATAGCTCCAAGACTATATCCAATCGAAGATGCACCAAATCTTTCGGTTGCTCTAATAGGATAATAGTCTCTTTGATCCCGCTCATGTTGATAGAGCTTATTCTGTATAAGTTGAGGAAACAGCATCTATTTGTTTTGATTCCAATATCTTATTAAGTGATTCTCTCATTGCAGTCATATTCTTAGAAGCATCACTATCTTTCTTCTGTTTTAAGGCTGCATCGCGCTTGTACTTTTCTTGTGGAGTCCCTACAAGACTACTCAAAATCTTTTGTTTCTTATTGGTCAGTTTATCAATAAGAGATAATAAAGGATGAGTGGCTAATTCATAGGTTCTTCCTATCTCTGTTTCCATAGTTGTCATGATAGTTCCATCTTGGAACTCTCTAATGGGAATTTCGTGATCTTCTAATCCTAGATGTCGGAATTGAGCTTGACGCATATCAGGATTTCCTAAGGAGTTATAAGCTCTCTTTAAGAGAATATCTATGGTTACTAAATCATCTATTAAAGATAATTGCGCGAATTCTCCTGGTTGAATATCAAATTCGATTATATATCTCTTATAGAAGTCTTCTATCATGTTTAGTTCTATGAGGCATTTTCTTCCTATAGGGAGTTTATTTATCTCATAAAGGGGGCAATCAGATACATGTGGACATTTTTCGCCTAGACAAGTAAGAGGTAAAGAAGCAAATACTCCTGTGGACATTCTTGCTATAGAAACCTTTATTCTTCTTACTTCTTCTTTAGTAAGACTTATATCGGCATATTTGCCCGCTTCTATTTCTTTTATTGCTTGATAGTATTCTGGAGAATGAGGATGAGGATCTTCAGTAGTTGTTACTAAAGCATTTACTCCAAAAGTCTCTTCATTTAATTCTGACATAATAACCTATATAATTCTTGATATTCTTCTCTGTCTTTTGTTAGTTCTTTGAATAGATCTTTACAGGTATATCCTTTATATTTCTCGTCTAACCACGTAAAATATACAGATGCGCCAATATCCATCATAGAGTAATGATTATATACTACTTTTACAAGTTGGCATTTTTTGTTTCCCTTGTACAAAGTACTGAATCTTTCACTATGAGGTTGTTTTAGTATTAATTCTTCTAATAAGTCTTTAGGAGTTTGTCCTTCTAACTTTTTTCTTAAATATTCTATATAATGTAGATCTTCCATTTATTCACTTTCTGCCAATAATAGGTTAGCTGTAAAATTATAAGTTTCATTTTTTTGGATCTGTCTAGAATAGACAATTTGTTCATCTGTATCTATTTTTCTTAAAACTACATTCTCTAAATGCAAATATCCAAAATCCATTGAGTATTTGATATCTATATCTCCAATACAGACAAAATTGCCGAAATTATAATCTTTAACAGTCATAAACCCAGAGATGCTTTTAGCATTAAGTTGAAAAGATTTAAATAATAATGTTAAACTTTTCACTTGCCCAACTTCTTGACCGTTCCAAGACCAAACGGGAGATACGCAATTATAAGGAAGCCAAGGAGAAAAACATTTTCCAAGAAACATTATTTCTCCGATAGAAGTAAAGTCTCTTAATCGGATGGGGTCTCCATTAGGATCAGAAATTAAAATTTCTGAAGCAATCTTATAGAGAGTGTCTTCGCCGACTTGTTTTACTATTACAACACTATACGTTTCATCTAAATAAGATGAATGATTTTTTTCGGGCATAATTGTTGTGAGAAACCCAAAACTAACTCCGGTAGGGCGTCCGATCCCAATACAGATATTATCATCTTCAGTGAATTCTAGAGTCTTAAACTTGCAGAGAGTATATTGATGTTCGTATAAAAGTTTGAGAGTTACAGAATCTCCATCTTGATAGCCATTCTCAAATCCCATTTCATTGATTCCGGCCTAGAAATTTTACGAATTCTTTATATTTCTCATCTTCTACTTTATGACCACGGAATAAACAAAAAAGAGTGGGCAACCAATCAAATATTTCTTCTGATAAACAATCAGATGGTATGCGCCCATTTTCTGCATAGGCTAAATCAAAGAATAAATACCATTCTGGAGTTAAAGGTCTTAACTGGAGAGCTTCGGCATGTCTATTTAAAACATTAGGCCACTTAGGAGGGTCAATTAATCCTCTCTCTAGTTTAGAAAGATTACCAGTATCCATCCCCACTAATTCTGCAAAGTCTTTTAATACAGGTTCTATCTGTTCTCTTCTATCTCGGAAAAACTCATAAAATCGCATACAAACCTCTGTTTTTCTTTTTATTATAACATGTCATTAAGAATTAGTTGAATGAGCTTCGGTGCGTTTTGTAATTTACATACATAACCGACTGAATTCCAAACCCAAGGTGTAATAGTCATGGTATCTAGTATCCCAACGATAGGAATATCTTTAGACCTAGCATATGCGATTTCTAGGTATTTAGATCCTTGAGACATCCTATCTAGTTCGACAATAAAGACATTTGATAGATCTATAAGATGCTGTTGATATTCCTGGATCAGACTAGTATCTTTAGGATAGAGAGTTTCTTGTTCAATAAAAGGAGAATCTTTCATGACATTAGCAAACAACACAGATCGAGTGCAATTTTCTTTTAATGTTAAACGAGGATTATAAATCGCACAATCTCTCTGAAAAGCAGATTCAATAAACTCAACAAAAGGATGAGGTTCAGCAAAACCTCCCATCGACATGGATAAATATAACATCATAATATTTCCTCTTCTATTTCATTGAAAGCAATTTTATATAAGGTTTTCACAAATGTTTCGTCGGTAGTAACTAGCCCCGTAACAATAGAAAACAAGTGCTGCTTCTCGTAACCAATATTATTGAAGTTTTGAACAAACCCAATCAAACCTAGTAAAGCAAAGAGAAGATCTGTATATTTTCGTTCTACTACTAATACTCCAGCGATTAAATGTTTCTTAATCTCAAAATAGGCAATACGCATTTTTGCAGGCATAGTGGCAAGTAATACTTCAGTTTCTTTTTCTGTCATCCTCGCTAAGTAATTTGTAGCATTGAAACTTCTAAGGTTAACTGTTTCGACGCCATTCACATCTTGATAAATAAAAGGATATCTTTCTGCACCGATTCCACTATTAGTACCATCAATATAAATATATTGCATTCTTGCTGCGCTCATCGCGTTAGTGTCGCCTGCAGCTATTACGAGATCTCCTGTTATATAAGTTTGGGAATAGTCCTCTGTTGTTCCAGTTATTGTATAACCTTCTGCTGCTGTTGTCTGAGGATGCTCATATACTGTCCAGAGGGGACTATTGGTAAAAGTTGAAGCAGTTATTGTCCCTTCAAGATTTGTAGAATTCGCAAGTTCTGTTGTCATATGTTTACTTAAGTGTTGTTCAATTGTAAATATTATACTAAATCGCCCTTATAAAGTAAATACCCAGGAAAAATATTTTTTGATATTCCCAAGTGTAGGGAATGAATGAAAATAGAGAGAGGCAAGATTCAAATTACATGGATGGAATGCTTTTAGAGAAGGATCCCATGAGTGAAAAATTCCTACGGAAAATAAAGTTTGAAATAAATTTAGAAGGGGAAGAATCTGTAATTTTCCTATATGAAAATAAATCTGGAAATAATTTAGAAGGAGTACCCAGTGAAGTATGAGGGTGAGAAACATCGGCGTTCGATGCCCACCCCCCTCTCTCCGGAAGTTTTGGGGCGCTACCGGAGAGGCATGAGAGTAACCCCACGTTTTCACCGGGAAGGGAGGGTGAGTGAGACCGTCTAGTCACTCATCTTAGGTCTTACCCCCTCTTCCTGGTGAAAAATAGGGGCTTGAGACGAACCCCGAAGAAAAAATCGTCTCATATATCTCCACTCAAGGAGGAGTGGTTGCGGATTTCTCCCTCATGATGAGCGGTGGAGAATCCGAAACAGGGCGACGTGAGCCAGAATCACGAGGCTGCCGGGAGTCCATAACCCCGGCGGGCACAAGATGCCCAAACTTCTGGGTACCTAATGGTTCGGGGCCAGAAGTCAACCCTCTTTATGGAGGAAATATGAACCAGCAATTAGTCTTAAGTAACACCCTTAAACATCACGGTCTGACCAAGACCGTGATCAACGAAGTGTGCGACGTCCTGTTCGACACCCGGGCCTCGGTCCGGAGTTGGGTCAAGGTGAAGAGAGCCATTGCGGCTCTCAACGGGTTAAGTGTCAGCCGTGGCCACATGATAACGTTGACCAAGGCGTGCCACACCTGGAAGGATATCGAGAACGAAATCTGGTTGAGGGCTAAGGCCCAAGACCAGATCATGCGACGGCGCAGCAGGAATCCCCAGACCGGCGCGGTTATCGACATCCCGGCCTCCAAGACCGTGATCAAGGAGGTCATCCCGGCCTCCAAGATCACGAAAGAGAGCCGCTGGGTGAGGCGTCAACGACGCATCAGCAGCGTCAAGAGCACCCAGAAGATCACCAAGGTGATGAAGATGGTCGCCGCCCTCCCCACCCTCACCTGGGGGGGCGAGGTTAACCTCGCCAAGGTGACAAAGCGGTTCACCAATCCCGGCTTCGGTACCTGGACGGTGAAGAAGAGGGCCGCCCGAACCGTTCGCAATCCGCAAACCGGCGACACCGTCAAGATCAAAGAAGTCATGGATATGACTTCCATCAACCTGGAGGTCTCCGGCACTACCTTGCCCAAGATCTCTTCCAAAATCAGGGAGACCATGGCCATGGTCAAGTCCCTGACCATTGGCGTTGAGGAGAGCAAGAGTGCTCTGGTCAATGCCAAGGAAATCGCTGTCCAGGAGTTCGCCAACGCCTGGTACGACGACCTCGGCATGATCAAAGCCGAGAAGAAGGTGGTCAATCTCCGCAGGGAGATCAGGGTCAATACCCTGGCCTTGACAAAGACCAGGAAGCTCTTGATCTGCCTCCGTCAAAGGAAGACGGAAGTCAAGGGTTTGGCCCTGGCTTTCACCAAGGCTCGTCAGTCTTGGGAGAAGGCCGTCGCCAACCTCACCTTCGCCAAGAAGGTTGAGGCCAAGGCCGTGGCCAAACTTCAGGCCAATGCCAACCGCCTGGGCAGGAAGTACAACGTCACCTTCAAGCACAGCGAGAGCATTGACGCTCCCGCCAGGCTGACCGGTGGCATTGCTTACTACCGCGCCGACGCCAACGTGGCTGACCTCCTCCACGAGATTGGCCACATCCTGCGTGGCAGCAGCGAAGTGGCTGCGGACGCTTGGATGAACTTCCGGGCAGGTGTGTCCGGATGGACCAGGCAAGGTCTGGTCGTCCGTGACCTCTCCTGGAAGAAGGCTGAAGCCTGGTACGAAGCCCATCGTAGGAATGGTAAGTATCAGGACGCAGTCCTGGCCTCCGAGGGACACCGCTCCCTGTACTTGGTGACGACCGACAGTCGCCAAGAGCAGGTTCAAAAGCGGTTGACGTTCCTCCAGAGGGAGTTGGACTTCTCTGAAGATCCAGTTGTCCTCAAAGCCGCTCAGTCGGAGATCAACATGATCGATGCTGAGTTAGATATGGAGGAATTAGACCTGTGCTCGGAAGGGCATGACGTTATCCGTGGTGGCATCTATCGCCACTTCAAGGGTAACGAATACCAGGTCCTCGGGTTTGCCGAGGGGATGTTCGGCGAATCGTATGTCGTCTACATGAAGATGTATGGCGACTATGGACGTTGGATCCGGCCCATTGACATGTGGTCGGACCGTCCCGAGGCAGCGAACGGTAGCCGGAGGTTTGAGTATCTCTACAAAGAGGAACTCAACATGTCGGCGATTGGAATCGGACACCATAGCGAGTCGGAAGGCTCGATTACGGTGTTCGAGGGGAATGGTAAGTTATTGGTTGCGCCTCGTTTGCAGCCATTGACGAAGCCGTCCTTCAAATCCGAGGGGCATAAAGAGGACCCAATCCCGGTGGGTAACCGGGTTAACGCTCATAGGAGAATTACCATGAGCAACTTTGACATTCTGTGGGATGAGAGCTTCCGTGACTTGGCAGGCATCAACAATCCGTGGAATCGGGTTGTTAACGCCATTAAGTCGGAAGTTCCCGACGAGGAAGATCCCGACAACAGTGAGATCCTTCACGAGGTTGAGGAAGGTAGTGAAGACGCCAACGAACAGGCGATCTTCGACGCTGCCGTCCGCGAACACCGTGGGAATCTCACCCGGCTCAACGAAGTTCTCTTCGATGAGTACGGTGTCTGTCGGGACATTCCTCGGTGTTATCCGAAGACCCGCGAACTTGGTGCCATCATTGGTACCGTCCGTGGGTTCAAGAAGTACATCGACGATGATAAGGGACGTCTTGTTGTCGTCGAATACGAGAAGGAGTTCTGGTTGTCGGACCTGAATTCCTTCGAGGGCGGAGATGAGTCCGTCCAAGTCAAGAGGCTGAATCCCTGGCAGCACAGGGAAGCAATCTTGGGAGCGAAGACCAATGACGGTCGCCGTTTCTATGATGCCGTACTCGGCTTCAAGAAACACACCGCTTCCGAGTTGCTTAAGGTGCTGCCTTGGGCAACCAGCAAGGTCATTCAGACCAAACTGGGAGACTCACCTCTCGGTGTCCTCTGGAACGAGAAACTCACCGGGCCAGTCTTCATCGCAATGATGAAGATAATCAAAGAGAGTAACGTCTCTCTGGTCCGTGAGGTCGTGGACATCCTCTCGATCTACCATGTCCAAATCAAACGGGCATGGTTGCATAGGATCTTCTCCGATCAGGAGATCACCGAGATCGAGAACCAGGGTAACCGTGTTGTTTTTGATGGCAACAAATATGGTTACGATCCCGACTTCCAGGAGCGCATCAATGAAATGATGCAAAACTTCCTGGAAGAGACAAACTCCAACCCACTCGAACCTTGGCAGATGCTCAAGGCTATCGACGCGGAGATCCAGTTCGGACGTTGTCTGGAAGTCCTGAACTCCTATAGTAGGAGTACTCAAGAGGACTACGGACGTGAGTTCGAAGTCTGGACAAATGTCGAGGATGACAAGGCCACGTATCTCCAACGTGTCTTTGTTGCGAAGGCGTTCCAATTGGCGGAAACTGCGGAGCCTACTTTGGCGAAAGTCAAGGTAGAGGATGCAGCGAAATTCATGTGCCAGTTAGGGTTGGCGCTCGATCCTATCATCGATGCGCTGGCCACTGACAAGGACGCCCCACTCGGAAACGAGTTGGCGGGGTATCTCGTGTCTGCCCTCAAGCATGGGGTGCAGTCCAACGAGAAGTACTTCCGCCGGACTCTTCGGGCGGTGCAGTCCTTCGACCTCCCCGAACTGTATAACCACATGAAGGGTTATCGGTTCCACAAGGGAGGGTTGGAATATGTCAACCGAGCTGAGGATGGTACGAGTCTCCATGCGAAAGCGTTGTGGGACGATATGTACCACCAAATGCTCGGTAGTCTCACGACTCGCCAGCTTCTCCGCTGGTTCCGGGCTCGTGACACCATGGGCCTCTACGCCTTCGTCATGACTGACGAGGTGTTGCGGTCCATTGGTGCTCTCGCTTTGCTCAACGATAGGCGTTGGGCAAAATATGAGGCGGCCCTCCACGCTGTGAAGCGGACGGAGAAGCAGGTTGACCTGATTGAGGACCTCCGGAACATCGGAGTTGCTCCTCAAACCAGGTGTGACCTGTTCCACCTGTTCGGCGGGGAGTACGCCGTCATCGCTGAGAACGTGCTCATCGCGAACGAGAAAGGTCGTTCGCCTGAGCCGCCTCACGGTGGGCTGACCGAGATGTCCGAGGAGGAATTCAACGCCTTGGCATCTATGGCCAGTGAAGGGCACGAGAATGACATCCATGTCTTTAGGGATGTCTGGATTGTTTACGGGAGTGAACATATCCATAATCGTCCCTTAAGGAGTAAGGGGTTGTCCAAGGAGGATATCGAGGAGATCGATTCTCCTTTGGACACCGTTACTCCAGGGCAACAGATTGCCTTGGTCTGGCAGAAGGGAATAGTCCTCAACCCCTCCCTGGAACTAAGGGACTATATCCTGTCTGAGATAAAGAGGACAGATGAATATCTCTGTCCTTCTGAGACCAGAGCAACTGTAGTCTCGGCAATTTACAGTTACTATATTCCAGGGTTGACAAACGGGATATATACGACCCAAAATTTGTCCTCGGAATATATTGACTGGCTTATTGCCGAAGGATACAATGGGAGTAATTTAGGTTGCTGGTTTAACATAGAAAAAGCCAGCAAAATAGACTCTCCCATCTCTAGGAGGAAGTATCTTGGCATCGCGAAAATGCTGAGAGAAACCTTCCATTGGGCAACAACGCCCTTGCAAGGAGAAAAAGTACTAGAGATGTCTCTTTCATTCCTTGATGACCATTTGGTTGCCTGGCAGGCAATGCAAATGTACTCGGAGCTTGAGAGGATCTTCTTGGCCGGTACATTGTTACATGCCGGTCTTCCTCTTGAAACTCTGGGAGACATCTCCAGGGTGGAGATTCTCTCCATTAGGAATCTCATCTCTTGGGGAACGGATGGTCAACTCCCCCAAAGCGTTCTCGCTTATAAGAGAGCGCTTAACTGGAGAGACAATCCACATCACGTCGAAGCGTATTGGATGAATACCTTCGGGCGTGTTCCTCAGGCGAAAGCTATCATAGATGGCATTCGCGACAGGAAGGAGATTGTGGCCCTGAAATCGAACTGGAGGTTTTTCCAATTTGGTTGGAAATCTTTGCTGGAAGACAACCAGACGGCTATCGTTGCCCGTATGTTGTCAAAATATGCTAAATACGGCAAGGAAGGAGTGGATCTCTTTCTCTCCAGAATACACGATGTCGGAGTCCAGACAATGGAAACCGAGGTGTACCTTTTGGAAAAGAAGGAAATCTTCCAGTTATACTGGAAGTTCCGCAACTGTTCCAAACTGGACTGGTTGCAACCCCTCCGGTCTTGGACTGAGGATATTCCCATTGAGGAGTATCTACTCCTCAAGAAAGAAGATCTACAGGCAGAGATCTGTAGGAAGGGGGTTGAGAACTCCTACGGGAAAGTAGTTCCAGAACTACTCCCGTTAGCGACAGAGGCTTATCAGGCTGGAGTTAGCGACTTCAATACGCTGACTCAGTACTGGTTCAATAAGTCTCCAGTCAAGAGTATCCCTTGGGTTAATGTCTCTGAAGGGACTTACACCCTGAAGACTCTTGATGTTAATGATCCCCGGGGACCATTCCTTGGTAGGTATACTGGCTGTTGTCAGAGCTACGAAGGATTTGCCTCGGAGTGTGCTATCCATGGAATGGCCAGCAAAGATGGCTGTTTCTGGGTGGTATTCAATAGCAAACGCCTTGTTGCTCAGGCGTGGGTGTGGGTATCTAACCGCATCCTTGTTATTGATAACATCGAAGGAGCAAGTGGCGACCCCACGGTTTATGACCTCTTCAAGAGGGCAGTAAAATCCGTGAGGGCCGACGGCATCGGCGCCGTCTATTGCGGACTCGGATACAATAAGTATTCCGAGAAGCTGCAAGAGGAGTACCAGGTCACTCGTCTCCCGGTATCGGCCCCAGTTAACTATACCGACACCGCTGAGGGTGTCGTGAAACTGGCGTCGGAGGGACACCAAGATATCAACTTCGATCTGATCGTTCGGATCGAGGAATTGGCATATCCAGAATTCATGCGATCCTACAAGGCAGAAGAGTTCAGCCTTGAAGGCATCTGTGAATATCTGGAGTGTGAACCCAGTGAGATCTTGGCTATGACAGAGGGCGATTCTGCTTATCTGCTTGGAAGCATCCAAGGAGATGAGGCAGAGATTGCTGACCTGGCAAAAATTCCAGGATCTCCTTCCTCTTGCGTTGCTCGCTTGATCACTCGCTGTATGCGGGTACTCAAGCAGAATAATGTGAAGACTGTCACAATGGACTGTAGGAGCACTTCCTCCCCAATCGTGAAGTCATTAGTTAATCGTATGGGGTTGACCATGACTGAAGAGACTTGGGATTGGGAGGGTGAAGAAATGACTGAAATCACCGTCTCAATGGCCAGTGAAGGTCATGACGAAGACTTTGGGGTTGACCTTGGTGATGTGGAAGTTTTGCTTCAAGACCTTTGGTCTGTCAAAGCAAAGACTCTCCTCATCGGAGGAGCAGTCATTGACCGCATCCAAGGTCGACAGATCAAGGATTGGGACATTGAGGTCTATGGACTTTCAATGAAACAACTCCAAGATTACCTGGAAGAATGGGGATATAAGGCAGATATGGTTGGTGCTGCCTTTGGAATTATTAAGGTCAAAGTCGGGACTACTGACATAGATCTTAATGTTCCTCGACTGGAGAATCGTTGTGGTGTAGGCCACAAAGGTTTCCAAGTTGAGTTACTCCCCAATCTTACTCCTGAAGAAGCGGGGAAGAGAAGGGATCTTACAATTAACTCTATGTATGTAAATTTGCATACCGGAGAAGTTGTAGATCACTTCGGTGGAATGAAGGATTTGAATGAAGGGATTTTGCGCGCCACTTGCGCAGAAACTTTCATTGAAGATCCATTGCGCGTTTTGCGCATCATGCAACTTCTGCCTCGTAAAGGTAAGAAGGTAGCCTCTGAGACCATCGAGTTATGTCGCTCGATGCAATCAGAATATCCTACCCTGCCTAAGGAGAGGATCTTTGAAGAGTTCAAGAAACTCCTACTGAAAGCTAATAAGCCTTCTATGGGATTAGAATTCCTCAAGGATTGTGGTTGGATTAAGTGGTTCTTGGCTCTGGAAGCCTTGATCGGTTGCCAGCAAAATCCTGAGCACCATCCTGAGGGTGATGCTTGGGTCCATACCTTGATGGTATTGGATAATGCGGCAATTCTCAAGGATCAAGTACCAGAGCCCTGGAAGCTTGCTTACATGTTTGGAGCTATGCTTCATGACGTAGGTAAACCACAGACCACTGATCGCGAAACTTTGACGGCATACGGGCATGACCAAGTAGGTATACCTATTGCTCGTCAATTCATGGAATCTATGACCAATGAAGTCGATCTTATTAATAAGGTTGAACTCATTGTTGGAAATCATATGATGCCCGGTCAATTCCACCAATCAGGGGCAGGAGTTGCAGCTTGGCGTCGTCTCCACAATAGAATCCGCTTGGATGTTATTGGATTAATGTCTAAGGCAGATTCTTGCGGCCGGAAAGGTTATTCCTTAAACGATCCACATATTCCTTCTCAAATGGCATTTGGCTATTTCGAATCGTTCGGAGAAGGGAAAATCGAGCCTATCTTAATGGGTAGACACTTAGTCTCTAGGGGATATAAGCAAGGAAAAGAAATGGGCTTAATCCTCAAGAGGGCTTATGAGCATCAGATTGAAACCGGCGAAACTGATGTAAATAAGTTATTTAATGCTGGCATCTCACTCAATTCGGAGGGACATCAGATTAGTAAGATAATTGAACAACTCAATAAACATGGATTGTTTATTGGAGATGAACATCCTAATACTCCAACTCCTCCCGAACAGGCCAATGTTAAGTATTGGGCTTTGTGTATGTATACTCACCTACGAAATACTAGATATTATTGGTTCCCTATTTGTGAGGGCCAAAAAGAATCTTGCCTAGAAGATCAGGTAAAAGCCCTTACAGATAAAGATATACCACTCTACAAAATTCTAGTGCTTTTAGAAAAGGACATTTACGTTGACTTAACCACCAGCAACCTCGAACAAAAGGACTTCTTTGGACACTGGAGGCACAAAGATCTAGGACATAATCCAATGGTAAGAAATAAGAATTCATACTATATAGGAATGAAAAAGGATAAGGAAAAAGGCCGACTCCCAAAAGACTTCCCTCTCATAAGGACCTTCCATATTAAATGGGCGGCCTCTATATTGAATAGTTTCTCTCCTCTTAGTTTTAAAGAACTACTGCAAGTTTCCTGTCGGACACAGAAGCCGTTTAAGGATTGCTATGTAGCAATGTGGGACCTCGACTATCCTACGGACTTATTGAAAGTCCCAGCGGGTTATGCTCGGTGGTTAATAGATACAGTAGCTCTAAGGGATTCTCTTTATGCAAGCAACAAGATGCCTTTTGGAAAACACGCTCCTAAGAACATAGAGAAGTTGCGGTTTTTACCCATTCCTAGCATAGATATCCCGTCTGAAGCTCTTAATAGTAGACATGATTACTATGTATGGCTTCTAACTAATTCTACTAGATACTACGACCTTTCATCAGATTACTCTTTGCTTACTCCCCGTGAGATAAGAGCTACTGTTATAGGGCTAAAGGTTATTTCTAGCAAGACTGCATACAAACAATTCTGCAATGAAGTCTTGCATGTTAAAGCAATCCCATCTATGAAAAAGATGGATATGCTAATAAGGTTTATTAAAGATGGTGCTCAACTCTTAAATGACGATATTCCTGGTACTCGCAGATACAATGGATCTCCCGTCAGAATATTAGAAACGGCAATCTGGAATCATCAGCGTGCAATAGAGAACGATCTCTCTACAAATATTCCAATGCCCAATGAAGTTATGCCATGTAATAAGACCCTGCCTCCAAGTTGGGAAGATCTTAGGATCAAGACAAAATTAGACATGGTAAAGATAGGATCCGAGATGCGTCATTGTTTAGGAAGTTACAAAGACTCGCGCGACTTATTTTTCCGCAAAGGAACTGTCTGCGCGCAAGTGAGTGTCCAGACAGGCAAGGTAGTTCAGTGTTTTGACATGAGCAATCGGATCACTTCTGCTTCTAAAGACTTTGCTCAACAACTGAAGAAGGTCAAGAAATATATAGTAGACCCTAACACTCCTCAAATAAAAGATAAGATCGACGAAGATGAAGATTTTTTGGACGAAGACTTTTACTCGGAGGGACATATGGATTCTACTTTAGATCAAGAGATTTTTGAAGCTTGGACAGAGTGGAGCCGCTCTCGTAATTACCATGGCTCAGAAGGATTGAGTCCCGAAGAAATTCTTGCACTCAAGCAAGAACTTAACAAGTTAGGGGAAAACGACCCCATAACTATAGATATGGCAAGATCTCTTGCTGATGACTATGGCTTTAGGGTGAGGATCAATTCATACCTAACCCTTTGCGATGGAGCTTATAACCCTGCCATGAGAACAATTGACTTGGCAACTGACCCAACCAAGAGAATTCTCTTCCATGAGGTTGGACATCATTTAGATAGATTGGCCAACCATTATTGGAGGCAAGACTTTACAACAGATTCAGAAACGCCAGAATCTGTAGGCATACTGGAACTAATAGCAGAAATGTGGGCAGTAGCTATGTGTCAACGATATACAGATGAAAGTAAAATATATCAAACAGCTTTATGGAGAAACTACAACGTAATCCGACACTATAAAGTTAGAGGAAAGTTAATGGTTTTACCTCCTTTTGTAAATGTTAAACCCCAATGGGATAGAGTAAAAGATTTATTGGTAAGTGCAAAGAAGCAGCACATAACAGTATTTATGGCCGCCAAGATTCTTAATGAAATGGATTATAACAATATTCTAAAGCAAACAAGTACCAGTACCGATACAGAATATAATGCCGCTCCGTCACCGCACCCTTCCTCCCGCTCCGTAACCTCTCCTCGGTTCTCGTTCAACCGCTCCTCACTCGCTGGCGCTCGCTCGTCGCTATCCTACACCTATAGGGCTGAGACTCTACCTATTCGCTCCGTATCCAACCCTACAAAAAAGAAAAGTAGCAAAACTCAAAAAGAGAAACCAGCGCTCGCTCGCTGGCGCTCGCTCGCTGAAAAAGTAAAAGCTCTCCTCGGTTATTCGTCTTTGACATAAAAATATCCGTGAAATAAAAAAAGAAAAAGAGGCGCGCATGAGACTTTACAATGCGATTTACGAAGATACGTGCGCAAAATCTCATAAGCTCCTCGCATTGATAGACGACGCGAGCAGAAAGAAATATTTCGATTTATATAGGCTCTTCGTATTTTGTCGAGAAATCGACGAAGACGTAGATCCAGGAGATCATCCCTGTTACTACACAGGGTATGGTCTGTGACATAAATCTTATTTCGAAAATTAAAATAGAGAGGTACATATGCGCTACGAACCACAATATATTTCTCGAGCGATGGACGAAGCTCATAAATTCGGAGGTGACGAGTTTAGGGCAGCGCAATCCGCTGCTTACAACAAACTCGTAACAGATCAAAACCGGCAACACATCTCTCGTGTGTTAGGCCGGGCAATTTTCGCCACTCCCGACCTCCAAGCCCTCCTCGCTCTGATCGAGTGATTTCCTTGACGCACTGCATTTTCACATTTTTATTCCCCCTTAGGGATTTTTGATACCTTGGTTTCGTAAGGGTCAGAAATCATTGAGAGGGAAAAAGAGTGTGGCTCCGTAGGGATCAGGAAGATTCCCTAACGCAGTGCAACATAAACAAGAAAAGTAGCAGATTCCCTGAGAAAATCACATAGAAAGTGATAAGACTTGGGGTAGAGAAGGTAGTCAGATAGGCACTTTTGCAGAAGACAACCGACCAAAACTAGATAAGACTGGCAGTTTTATAGTAAGACGGCTGTTTGCCAAGGTAAGACGGCTGTTTTGTAGTCAAACAAGCACTTTTGCAGGAGAGGAATATGTGTCAATCAGCAAGTTTTGTTGTTACGAAGAACGAAGTATTCTTCTCCGAAAGTGGTGATAGCCATGAGCATATCATTGATGAGAATCATCTCAATCATATCGATGGTTTACGAAATGGTCTGGTTCGCTGCGAAATAACACCGCCTGACGAAAATTACCGCCTACCACTGGAACAATGGGTATTCCATGTGGATCAAACTTATTTACCGGAATGGGCTAATCCAAAAGAGATGGAAGAAGCTTGCCGCGCCAAACTTCCTGCCTGGTGCAAAGCACACTTTGTACTGGAGGGGGAAATTGACGTAAAACATGGCATGACCCGGATTTTCTTTGGGAAAACCATCGGAAACCAATACGGTGGGCGCGCTTGGTATTACGATCAAACCATCGGAAACCTATTCATGGGAGTAGCTCTATACCACGGAGACTCCATTGGCCGTCAAAGAGGCGGACATGCACAGTACTATGATGACTCCACCAAAAACCATACCGGAGGCTCTTTCTCTGATTATAGAAAATACCCTAAAATATAAACAAATCAATAGAGGGAAATATGTGTTATAGATATCTTGTTTCACTAAGTAACTATGACTCAATGGCAGACCTTCATGCTGCTGTTAAACTCATGGAAGATATCTATGGCGCAATTAGATATGGTCTATCAACAGAATTAACAATTGGATTTATTTGCGAAACTAAACATCCGATCCCTAAAAGGGATGTAGAGGCTCTGGAATAATTGAATTCAACTAAACTCAAAGGAGCAAATAACATGGATACTTACTTTTTATTTTCGATAGGTCTAAAAATTTGTCTTATCGTAAGTGTAATATACCTCGAGATTAGCCGTCGCAAGGAAATAAAGAAGACAGAGGCTTGGAAACAAACAAGCGCAAAAACCTGGGAACTATATAACAAAATGGATCACTCACTTAAAGAATTGAAACGAGTTACAGAAACTACATATAATCCTGCGGAATTTGCTTACCAACAAGTCTTGGAGAACAGAAGGCGCAAAATTTTTAATACAATACAGGCTGCCATTGGAGTTGGACACTTTGGATGTAAAGTTCCGGCAGATATTCCTTTACTCATTCAAGAACTAAGAGATCAGGGTTATAAAGTTACTCCTATTTCAGATACAGATCCTGATATATATATTTCATGGCTTCATGAAGGCAAAAACTTAATATCAAAAGAAAAAATGACTTTTGAAGAAGCCAAAGACTGGGCGGAAAAACAAGGAGGAAGATTACCAACAAAAGCAGAGCTTGAGAAATAAGTAGATTATGGCGCGCGATTTTTTTTCTTAAAAGCACAAGGAGTTCTACAATGAATAGCGCAGAAATTTTAAAAGACATCAAAGAACTCCAAGCAGAACTCACTACTGAGAATGCGATACGCAAAGCCAATACTGCCAAAAGGCATCGAAGCGCAACTTTACTGAATATAAAAGAATTAATGGAATGCATAAACTACAGTATCCAATCAACGAACTTCCAAATAATAACCAACTTCATCAAGCTAGAAGCAAATAATAATAATCCTATTGCACTAGAAATTCTTGAATTACAAGAGACAATACTTCAATATATGGAAACAATAAAGAAAGGACTCTAAATAAGTTGAGGTAATTATGTGGATTCTTGCTTTCTCTATCGCACTAATAATAATAATCTTATTCGTTTTTTCTTTAGGTTGACTAGATATTAGTTCTTGCGCGTTTTTCACTTTTGACATAAAAGAATCATAAAATTTAAAAATAGAGAAAAACAATGGAAATAGAAACCTTACGCGCTATTTACATCATAATAGGGCTAGGCTCTATTGTGTGTCTAACAGCAATCCTAAACTAAGAAGAATACCATGAGCGATTTATTGACCATCGTCCTCGTTATCGCAGGAACAGTAATCACATACGCTATCGTCTCGGGAATTATCGCACTCATCGCCTTCAACAAAATCACTCGCAATTTCAAATAAGAGGAACTATGGACGTCATAGCATTTTTATTGGCTCTAATAGCTACCATAATCTGCATAGCTGAATGTTAAAACTTCCTCAGGAGAATATCATGCCTCAAGACACTTACATCTTGACATTAGCCGGGAAAAATTCTCCTGAAATATCCCAAAACATCTCCGACTGCTTCACTAAATGGGCATTACCCGGCGACCATTTGTATACCTGGAAAGATGAAAATGAAGTCATCATCAACATTCGCACACACAAAGAGGTCGAAATCGCAGAGATTTCAAATCTTGGCCTTCGGTTTGCTAGACTCGTCAAAGTTCAGCTTACTCCAGAACTCATCTGGTCAATACACTTCTTTACAACCAAAGAACATGAAGAACATAAAGTAAGATGTCTCATAGCTGATATGCTCTCAGAATCACGAAGTTAATATGTGGCACGATTTTATGTTTTTCATCATGACAATATGGATTGTGGCGCCAATTACTTGGGTCATGACTCATTGTGACAAAAAATAATTATTGAAATTAAAAATAAGAGGTATACCATGTTTTACATTGTTACGCCAAGTTCAAATTGCTGGCAACATGGCAATACCGTCCTCACTGGTATCTACTGGGTCGAAGGCATGAACTTCGACGAACAAAATCAATGGCTCCTACAAGCGACCGCAGGTATGTACCATCTCAACATCGAAGAAAAGGTACACGAACTACCGGGTCACTTAACTCACGTCGGAGAAGCTTTCACAGAGATTCTCCATCTCACCGAAGCTCATCCCGATTGCCCAAGCTGCAACGGAACCGGCAAAGTCCAGGGTTTCACCTGTGGCACCTGCCGCGAATACATCATCCTGTGACATAAATCATTTTTGAAAATAAAAAAAGACTCAGTAGCTCAGTTGGTAGAGCACCTGACTTTTAATCAGGTGGCCATGGGTTCAAGTCCCATCTGAGTCATAATCGACCTAGGAGAAAGTTATGTGCATCATCGTCACACGCAAAGGAACAGAGCACACAGATTGCAAGTGCAACAAAATCGTGTGCGTGAAATATAGTGCCAAAGGACTAGCGAAAGGAGCACTCGACGGTTTTAACGAGTGTATTCACTCAACCGCCGGTGCAAAACCAACGCTGGATGAGACAGAAAACATTGTTTACAGCGCCAAATATCGTAAATCTCACAGGATATGAGGTGTTCTATGTGTAACGAAAACTGCAAAGACACTTGTAATTGCAATAACGAAGAAATGCGAGAACTCACTCCTGAAGAACTCCAAGACATGGAAGACGAGTTCTTCTACGAGCCCGACATGGAAGCTCTTGAAGTTGCAAAGAAATGCGGAGAATTCGATTGCAGCGAATCGCTCCGTGACATCTATATCGGCGAAACTGGCATCACCAACCAGACAGAACTCAACGCAGAACTCGCGCAAAAAATCTGCTTCTGGTTGCTCCAACGTCACATTCCGAAAGAACATGCAGAGCGGCCCGATACTCGTGAAGGGTACTACATGGGCATCTTCAACACCTGTAGTAAATTCTGGCACGAGAATTACAAAGAGGTAAAACAATGAAAACTACAGTAGTCAACTTGCGGAACAGTGCATACGATGTTTACATCGGAAGAGCTGGTCATGGCAAAAGTGGCTACTTCGGTAATCCAATCATTCGCGGAAAAAAATGCCAAGAATGTGGAGAAATTCACTGGAATGATGGCGACACTCTTCAATGTTATAGACAATACTTTGAATCGCGCCTTCATTTTGACAAGGCATTCAAAGACTTAATACTAGGATTACGCGGTAAGATCTTGGGTTGCTTCTGTAAACCAAAACCTTGCCACGGCGACATTATCGCAGAATATCTTAACCAAGAGGTAAAATCATGAACGACAACATGAACGACGTCAACATGCACAAGGCAGCAGGCGAGATCATCCTTATCTTAGGCAAAAACTTCCCTGAGATGGATCTCATCAACTACTTTCCTACGCTCATGACTTCTCTCGCGGCATGTTTCATCACCGAATTCCCCATTCTCGGATGGGAAGACCTCAAGAAGATAATTAATCTTCCAGAAGCCGACCTTGCTATGGAAGCCACCTTCAAGAGAATGAAAGAATTCGCCAAGAAAATTCCGTCTCTCAATACGATCAACGACCTTCCGATGTAACAGAAAATAACCACGATTTCTCACTGGAGAATACCATGGACATCGCCCAAGCACAAAACATCCTCTCGCTCATTCAAGAGATCACCAACACGCTCAAGGAGCATGGATTCTGGCCCAATGAAGAACTCATTTCCAACAAAGTTCCCGAACAAAACAAAACTTTACTCGATAAAATTGACAGCCAACAAGATGTCATCGAATCACTCAAATACTCGCTAATACAAGAAGAAAAAAAAGGTGACCAATACTACCAGACAATCACAAACCTCAAAAAAAGAATAAGCAACGCTATTACAGACAACCAATACCCGTTACTCATCAGCTTGATCATGACACTCGCCCCCTCAACCGCAACCGACAAACTGATCGCAAAAACACTCTACGACTACTTCTACGGTGAGGCACGCAACAAAAAGATCATCTGGATCAAAAACTACAAGCAACTCACCAACACACATTTGAAAGACGCCAAAGATATCGTCGAAACGATCACTGGTCCATACGTTCCTGAACCAACCAAAATCGACCTCGAAAAGGACGAAGAATGGCCACAATAATTAGTGTTGCAACAACAATTGTACTTGGCTTAGCAATCTGCTGGTTAGGACAACAAGGGAAAAAATGATCGTTGATCTTTGCTTCGTACCACTGGAAGAAATTCCAGACACCATACAAGGAGAAAATATGAGCTACATCTCCAAGATCATCGACAATATGATCGGAGAAAAAATCGAGCCACGTACCGCAATGAAATTACTCAACTGTGGCCTAGGATATCAAGGAACACTATCGCATCTCATGGATCTCATCAAGGAGAAAGAGCTTGCGGCGCGAAAACACCCAAGTCTCTACCTCAAAGAACTAAACCTTGCGCGCTCTTACAAGGAGGAACTCAAACAACTTCAACAATACTACGACAACTACGAAGACGAACAATGTCAATGCGGCACTTGCAAATGTCAAGATTGACATAAAATAAACTTGAAACCTAACAGGAGAAAATCATGAGCACTAAAGTAGTAGTAGCATGGATCCTATATATGCTCACCATGATCTTCGCTGGACCCTACATCATCTGGTGGTTAGCAACATTCTCATACTGGGCACTGGTTGCTATCAGCATCGGTATGGCGTGCCTCGGAGGCATCACAGGCGCTATCTACGCTATCATTCACAATAGAAACGCAGTTATCAAGAGCATGTACAAAAGTCTCGAACAAGAAAGACAAAACAAACTTCACGTCGTTGAGTGACAAAAAATTTCTGGCATTTAAACAAAACGAGGTGTCCGATGCAGTTCATCCTAGACTCAATCATCTGGTTGGTGATAACAGCGCTTGGAACTTTCCTAGGACTTCTAGGATTCAAGGCAGTAGGCGGTCCACTGGCCGTCAAAGCATCGCAAGTAGGCAAACCACTCAGGGATAAGCTCAACGAAAAATTCCCTGAAAAACAAGGCGACTCAACGCCACCAACTCTGTAAAAAAAAGCGGGCAAAAGCTCGCAAGGCAAGGCTTACACCTTAGAACTGATCACTCAAAAGGTCGTTCAGGCAGGAAAGCCACGATAACGAGCGGGAGGGGGCTCTTATCACTTTTTGTCCTGGGTATGACATAAAAGGCCCTGGGGTGGAGAATTGAAACCTCGTGTAGAAATGTCTAGAACGCCAGGGGAGGAACCCTTATGACACTACCCGACGGCTAAGTAAGCTCAGCAAGGAGCATAAATAGTTATAATACTAAGAGTTCTCAATGATATAAAAACAAGTGAAGGTAGTTTAAAGCTAAAACACATCAAAGTATGAGATCTCGGTAAAAAGTAAATCCGAGCCTTCACTTGCCTTTTTTCCAAGGAGTAAACCATGAAAGCTTACGCAGGAATTGGCTCGCGCGAAACTCCAAAAGAAATCTGTGACTTCATGACCCAAATTGCCAAAGTATTTGAGGCGAAGGGTTATACACTCTACAGCGGAGCAGCACAAGGAGCCGATGCTGCATTTGAAGCAGGCGTAAGTAATCCAGAAAACAAAAACATCTTCCTTCCTTGGCCAAAATTTAATGATCACACTTCGAGCGACTTCCATATAACCGAAGAAGCTCTCAAGATGGCCAAATCATTTCACCCAAATTGGGATGCACTACGACTTGGAGGCAAAAAACTCCAAGCACGAACCTGTAACCAAATTCTAGGACCAAACCTAGACCAACCTGTAAAATTCGTAATCTGCTGGACCAAAAATGCAAAAGAAGTCGGAGGGACAGAACAAGCTCTCAGAATGGCCAAACACTATAACATCAAAATCTACAACTTGGCAGACCCAGAAACCCTGGCAAAAGCCAAGAAATACGTAGAGGAAAACAAATGAAAGATGACCACTTCATCATCATCATGGTCATTCTCACTACTATTCTCCTTACACTTATTTTGACTACAGCAAAAAACATAATAGAATTAAGAAAACCAACACAACAATGTCAATGTCTTGACGATCAGGGGACCAAATGAACCCACAAAAATACTTCCTCGCTGTAGCATCAATCATTCTTGGTACATTTCTCATATTCACCACGATACTCGTGTCAACAATACCGAAACAACAATACCAACATTCGGAATCAAATGAAAACAAATAAAATTCTCATCTTCCTATTTCTCTTCAGTATCACAATGGGATTGTTCTTCGTAAGTATCTATCCAAAACCAGTATGTCAAGAAACTCAAGCAAACTTACAAGGAATAGATGAAACGAACCCCGGCGAGACTCTGAAATAAAAAAATTTCACGAGCCGAGTTAACTATATACATATAATTCTTAAAGTATTACTCAATAAATAAGGACACCATATAATGGCTGCACATCTTTTAGCATTTATTACTATAGGTGTAATTTTTTACCTTATTCACTCATTTTATAAAAAGGTAAATAAAATGGTCGTTTTTAACGAATTACCTAAAATAGAAGGAATAAAGAAAAGCTTACCATATCTATTAAAACAAACCATAGTAACTATAGTTCCAATAACTATAGGATTGGCAATTATAGAAATACATTTCGCGTTGGCGTTTTTAACAGTTTTTGCGGTTTTATTTATTAGTATTATAGCTATAACGTGCATCTGCTATTGTGATAGTGAATACGATAATTTTAATTAATATAAAATACTTATATTCTTCAAAAAAAATAAAAAACTCTTTATTTTACGAGGAAAATCATGACTTGTAAAATACTTGAAAAACTACAGGAACTATGTCAAGAATGCGAACACAATCAACCGGTTAAAGAAACAACTTGGCAAAAAGATCCTAAAACAGGACTGAAATGGGGACCAATTGCTGAAAAACCAATGGCTTGGCAAGAAGCCATGGATTGGGCAAAAGAACAAGGAGGGAGACTTCCCGAAAGAGGTGAACTCATTCAACTCTTTGATTCTAATTTGAAAAATATTATTATATCAATGTATCCAAAGATATTCTGGTCGTCGTCGTTCCTCGTCGGCTACACCGACTACGCATGGGACGTGAATTTCAACTACGGCTACGTCCGCTACGACAATAAGACTATCGACTTCTACGCGCGTTGTGTGTGGCCGTGATTTTTTTGAAAATTTGAAACTAAAAAATAGTGGTTATCCGGGAAGTGGGCTTAGAAGCAGCCATCTTTTAAAGAGTGGCCCCTTAACATTGCAAAGGCGTTTAAGAGTTCGGCAGCTTGCTGGCGCGTCAGTGAATAAAAACAAGACCTGAGCTTGTATGCGTACTGCTCGTCTGTTCGACGGAACAGATGACTCAAGCCATGAAAATGGGATTGTCAGGATGTTTAAGTAGGTAGTTAAACTGACAATTTGGGGTGTTAACCTACTAATGGTAGACTGGCCTTTGGCGTAATAGCACACCTGATAACTACTTTTATAGATGGTGACCGTAGTTCAACGGCTAGAATTTTGGGTTGTGGTCCCAAAGATGTGGGTTCGATTCCCACCGGTCACATTAATTAAACAAAACATCTTCGATTGGGAGAATGATATGCGCCAACAATTCAAAATCGGAGATGAAGTATTCTTAACCGATGGTAACGTCTATCTCATGAATACAGATGAAGTCAAAGGGACACTAATTATAAAAGATTATCTAAAAAATCAGCAAAAATATACAATAACACAAACCGGTGAAAATTTAGACTTTCTACATTGGTATCGATTGAACAGAAACACATATTGGATTCACGTTAGTCAATTCATTCCTATCACAGAAATAGAAGTTATAATTCTATGAGGTTATATGCCGCAATTTAAAATTGGAGACCAAGTATTTCTTACAAATAGAAATATTTATCGTGTGACTCTTACAAAGCGAGGAAGATCCTACGGAGAAGGAGCCTTAAAACCTTATCAAATATATACTGTAATGAGTTGTTACGAAAAATACCCTGATTGGGTTATGTTAAATGGTAGTCCAGCTTATTATCATAGAAGTCAATTTAAACTTCTTAATGAAATGGAAACTATAACCTTATAAAGTAGCCCGAATGGGGGAATGGTATACCCGGAAGACTTAAAATCTTCTGACCAATAGGTCGTGTCGGTTCAAGTCCGACTTCGGGCATTACATAAAAATTAGGGCATCATAGTTTAAAAGGGAGAACGTCCGGCCCTTATGCTGTTGAAAATCTAGGTTCGAATCCTAGTGATGCCGTCTTTTTCTTAAAAAAAAAGTAGCCCGAATGGGAGGAATGGTATCTCCAGGGTTAAAATATCCTGGCTAATGAGCCTATCGGTTCAAACCCGACTTCGGGCATAAAAAATGGCATCATAGCTCAAAGGAGAGAGCCTCTGGTGTCTACCAGAAGATCTAAGTATGAATCTTAGTGATGCCGTCTTCAAAAAAAAGGAAATACTGCCTTCGCTAATATATTTATAAAATACTGAAGGCAAGATTCCATAACGGGTTGGGTGGGCTTCGATTAATACTGCATACTGAAGCTCCATCTGACCCATTTTCTTGGAGTAACTATGCTTATTCAAAAACAAAAAAATCTATACCATCAAGTCTTAAAAGAAGAAACTAAAAGAAAAAATTATCCTCAATATAAAGTACTGGCCGAATTTCCTCTTAAAAAAGGAATATTCGATGCTCCGCATATTTATATTTGCTTTTCTAAAAATTCTCAACCCTTTGTTGTAAAGGGTAACCATATAGAATGTAAGAGATTTCTTACTCATTATAAAGAACGATTACTCGTTCATGAAATTCATACAATGAGTAATAATCTGATTACAATTTCATTAATGGGGCAAGGGAGATCATTTAATCTTAATAGAAGCGCTAGTTGCGCATTTCTTGACGATCGAGATTCATACTTAAAATGTATGCTTAAAAGAAATCCATTAATTGTTTCCAATATAGATACTGCAACAAAATTCAAAATGAATTCTAAGGGTTCTTTTTCACGCCCTTATCTTAAAGGGCATCGTTGTTATCATACAGTAAGTAAAGACATCGTCATTCATTTACATTGCAGAACAACTCCCCGAGGATGGAGACCAGAGTTTGATCAACTATGGGATCATCCTCTCAAATAAATCATTTCTTCCTTTCTTCTCTCCTCAATAAAATCAACAATAATAACATTTTGTGCGCATTTTTATCCTTTAGAGGGATGAGAGTGGTCAGGAGAGAGAAGGGAGACTTTATCGTTTTAAGGAGAGATATGTCTCAAGAAACTAAATTTGAAATAGGAGATAAAGTTCTTTTACTAGATCCTTATATATACGTATTAAAAGATGAAAATCGTGGAAATAGAATACCTGAACACACTCTTTTCCAACCGCGTTGTGAAAAACTAGAGCCAAGAATAAGCTATATAAGAGAGTCCCATCACATACCGAATTGGTATCGAATTAGTGAATGGGGATATTGGTATCATAATAGTCAACTTATACATTTTGAACAACTAGAAATTGAAACCTTATAAAGGTGAAAAACATGTGTATCTTTTCATACATCATAATATGTGTTGTTTTAGTTTTTCTTATTATATTTCTTACTGCTTAAGATAATTTTTAATAAAAAAATAAATTCAACTTTTAGGAGAAATTATGAAGATAGAATTTTTACTAAAAGACCTTGAATATAAAATCCCTACTGATAATGTATATAAAAAAATTGCAAAGATTTTAAGACAAGAAGTATCTAAATACGTTGTAGATAACAACATTAAAGAAGAAATCAAATATGAAATTATTTTTGATAAAACAATAGTTACTTATTTATCTATACTCTTTAATTGTAAAAATGATTTTTCAGTGAAGTTAATAAAACAAGTATTTGCGCTTTAAAAAATTAAACTTATAGATATCTCTAATAAAATAAAAGAGAGTTAAAACGATATGCAAACTGAAAATGTCTATGGCATTTGGTTTCCCGAAGTTAATTTATGGTATAACGACCATGCACGTAATCCTTCAGATTACATGACCTATATTCCTTCAACAAAACTTGCTGTAGTTGAAAGACGGGCTAAACATTGTTTGAATAATGAATATACTCAACGATGTTTGCGCCTAACTAAGCCTTTATTTATTCTTGAAGTTATAGAATTTAAACTTGTACAAGTAAATCATCGTATTGTTTTAGATAACTAGGAATATTTCCTTACTTAAAAGGAGAAATATGGAAAGTGAAGATAAACTTCGTATGTGGATTGCTATAACGGGAATGATTTGTGGCACAATAATTTATACAATAAACACCCTTTGGGGATAAATTCTAGGAGAAACTATGTGTTTTTGGTGTTCCATAATTCCTATTTTACTTGTCCTTATAATTATATATTTAGGAGAACGAAAAGCTTTTAAAGAAGAATTTCAAAATTCAGGTATAAAAGAGAAAATTATGGGATGTAGCGAAGCACTAGCATTTTTAACTATATTTATTATGCTGCTTATAGCGTTTTCGTCTTTTACATCAAAGTGAAGATAAACTTCGCATGTGGATTGCTATAACTGGAATAATTTGCGGCACAATAATTTATGCAATAAATACCATTTGGAGATGCTAAGAAAAAGGAAATAAAAATAAACTTAACTTTTAGGAGAAATTATGTTTTCATGTTTTTTAACAATCATGTTTATTGGTGTCTCAATCTTTTTTATTTATATATGTTTACTTTATACTCTCCCAAAATCTTTTTATAAAGGGTATCGGATAAATCCACCGCCATCTTTTCCAAAGCCACCTCCTCCACCTCCACCACCTCCACGTAAAAAAAGTGAGGCGGATACAATTGTAGAACTTCTTAATGAAATTAAAGAGAAAAATAGAGGCTAATATGTGCAATGAATGTGGCTATGAACAAGCTATTTTGGACTTATTTGATGAATTCGAAGAAGAAGCAAAGGCAATCAGCAAGGATCAGTTTGGCCTGCTTGAAACTAAATTTGACATTATTCTTAGACTTCTTAAACAATGTAGTTCTGATGGCAGATATTATTTGGCTTACAATAAAAGGTATCAATATATAAAGCAGACCTTTTCAGACAAGGGATATATAGGCTTTATCAACTCTCTTGTTTCTATGGAGGAAATATGACAGAGCAACAAAAACAACGGATTGAAATGCTTCGTATGAAGAATTATTATATAAATGGAGATTTGCACCAGCCGGTGATCCTTGGTTTCAAGGTGAAACTGGCAAGTATTACAGTAAAGTAATAGTAGAAAAAAAACGGACATGTGATCATGTCCAAGCCAGTAAAAATGTAGGCTGGGAAAAATAAAAGTTTATGACAAAAGAAACAACCTTTTATAATAGAAGTAAATTATGAGATTAAGTATTCAGTTCATACAAGACTTATCTTCAGATGTTGCTCCTCCACGACAAGAACCTAAATATTATGTAGATCAACAACAATTAGTTTTTGAATTCGGTTATTGGAATCAAGGGTCTTACTTTCAAGTAACACTTAAAGAACAAAGATTTCCAGAAAACGAAGGCCCATATTGGAAGGAAAAAACTTCTGTAACTTTTTATGATAAACATTATATGGCCTATAAAGAAATAATGGACATGCTGACTTCAGGAGAAATACGCGGTCCGTCTGCTATTTCAAGTGTTTATAAACTTTTATGGAATATTGTTCTCCCAAGTGAATTTATACAGCAAGTTCTTCCTCTCTATTATCAATATTATAAGACACATGAAAAAAATTAAGTTTAACCTTGAGGAAAAACCATGAATACTTATACTGATAGTGAATTGATTAATTGGTTAGAAGATCAAGAAGGCTATGCTCTTATCTCTGACGACAGAGGACATTGGGCTATTTCTTCTTCTGGTTTCCAAGAATGTCCCATGGAAGTTCCAAGTGACCTTGTTACGACTTTCATTATTGAAAAAGAACAATGGAAAAAGACTATTCGAGAAGCAATTCTCTATGCGATACAAGAAAGAGAAGAAAATGAAGAAGAAGATAAACAAGACAAGGAGGCGAAATGAGCTTTACTGAAAATATTATCGATGACTTCAAGGAAAACCAAAGGCCCACAACCACATCCATCGACATGGAGCGGCTGATATGGGCGGCGGCGTTCATTGAAACACTGCGGTACAACGGGGGAGACATCTCCTGGGAAACCGCCGACAACGCGGTAACAGTGTACCGCAAGATCAAACAAGCCAAGGAGGCACAAGTCGCCGACGATGCCGTGAAACTGTACCAAGAAACAAGTAATCCAAGGAGATAGCATGTACGTGATCGACGCCGCACGGCAACACCGCGACGCGAACGGATACCACGGGCTCTACAGGATGGCGAGAGAAACACAGGAAGTAGTGTGTTCCTGCACGGCGATGGAGAGATGTGCTTTCATGTTAGGTTGCGAATACGGTTATCTCCAGCCCGACGGCAAGATCGGCCCGGACAATCCAGAGGGAGCCAACATGAACGTCAAAGGAATAACACTCCAACATCTGACCACCAACAACTTCGGTGGGTTGTACAATGAAGACGAGTGTGACAACGGGTGTACATTAGGTGACCTCATGCCCTGCTCATCTTGTTTGGTTGAAAATTGCAAACCAGGCTACCTCCAGCCAGACGGAAGCATCGGCCCGGACAAGCTCGCCGCCACCGACATCAGGAGGACTGCGCCATAATTAAGCACAAGCGAAGCAATGCGGAAAAGAACGAGCGATGGAGAAGAAGAATCATGAAGATTTGGATATTCCCAAGAACTTTCGTAAAAGAGATACTTGAAAAACAAGAATTTCGTCCTAATATTAATATCATTTCTATCAATGATACATTAGAAGAAGCCGAAGTAATAAAAACTCTCGCACAAAATATAAGAATACTTTCTCTAGTGTTCTTCGATATTGATGAAACTGTTCCGGAACATCCTGAGTATATTCTTTTTCAAGAAGAACATGCCAAACAAATCTTAGATTTTGTTAAAGGACATGAGACAGAAAATTTTGTCATACATTGTGCTGCTGGAATTTCTCGTTCTGGAGCAGTCGGAACATTTCTTAATGATCTTCACGGAGAGGAATACTCAGTTTTCAAAGAACGGAATCCTAATATCATACCTAACCAACACATAGTCAAAACAATGAGGAAAACTTATGACAATCTGGCAGAAAGATCCTAAAACCGGATTAGAATGGGGACCTGAATCTAAAGAAAGGATGACCTGGGATGAGGCAGAAGCCTGGTGTAAGGAACTGGGTGGAAAGCAGGCTAAACCTTGGGAGTTGTGTTACCTCTTTCATGAAGGCCTAGAAGAGATTAAAGTAACAATGAAGGGGAAAATATTCTGGTCCTCATACGACGGTGGCCACACCGGCTGCGCGTGGTTCATGAATTTCAACTACGGCCTCGTCGACTACGTCAGTAAGGATAGCTACAACTACGCGCGTTGTGTGCGGCCGTGATCGGTCTTGATACCTGGGAGGAGCCATGAGTGGCGATTTCGTCAACATTCGTATCATAATTTGGCACATCATCATTGGCCCTGACGAGTGGCCAAGAATCCTAAAAAAGAATAGCTATTGGATCGGAAGGTGGCATAAAAATCCAATAGAAATAAACAAGTTTGACATCTTTGGATGTATAGGCTTTCTTCTGAAAAAGCTAAATCAGGCCAGGAGGACTGCTCCATGAGCGAGAGACTCAACGAATACATGAGGTGCAGGAAAAGTGGAGGACACAATTGGCGTTACAATTACGACGTAAAAACATCGTCAAACCAGGCGTACCTGTTGGGACACTATCAGGGTTTGTTGGATGAGCTTATTGATTCGATTGGAATCAATATTGCCTTGGACCTTGTTTGTTCTATCAACGACATTGCTCACAAGATCAACAAACTGCGCGACGAAATCGATATAACCAAGAGGACCGCGCCATGAGCAAGTGGATCAAAGATATGGAAACCGGAAAAGAATGGGGACCAATCTCTGAGAAAAGAATGACATGGAACGAGGCTCAGGAGTGGGCAAAAAAGCAAGGAGGACGTGTAGCCAAACGGTGGGAACTGGTACAACTCTGTGACGAGTGGCCGGAGGAAATAGTTGGCCCATGCGCGATAAGAATTTCTGGTCGTCGTCGTCCCACGTCAACGACACCGACTACGCGTGGTACGTGGGTTTCGGCTACGGCTTCGTCAACTACGACTTTAAGGTTAACTACCTCTACGCGCGTTGTGTGCGGTAGTGATCAGTTTGAAAATTTGAAACTTGGAGAGAATCATGATTACATGCACTCTTTATAATAAAGATAAATATGTATTAGATTGTTATAATCTTAATCTCGATATAAATCTTGACAAAAAATCTTTGTGCAAAAATTTACTAAAAAATAAAAATTTCATTGATTCTTGGCAACCAGGAACTTTTGCTAGGTTACAAGACAATCTAAAAACAAAATGGGTTTGTGCGTCAAGACTTTTTCTAGCTATGAAAGATAATGTTGCACAAAAAATGGACAAAAATTATATTGAATATTTACAAAGTAGACCTGGATGGGTCTTCGTTCCTGATGATTTAAAAACTAAACTAAACAATCTTAACTTCAATGATGCAGATCTTCAACATGCCTTAGATTATGTATTGCAATATGAAGCAGGCTTAGGCCAATAATCCGAGGAGGATTATATGTATACTTTAGTTGAAGAAAGCCTCTCTCAAACAATTAGTGCTGCGTTTTCTACTTGGACATCTCAACATCCGTTATGGATGACAGTACCTTTCCCATTTCTTATCCGTGGTCTTATCAAAGGATTTATCAAAGCCGTTATACTCGCAAACATTGACAATGTAGACTTCGAGAAAGAAGTTCGTGATTTGTTGACAGAAGAATATATTGTTGAACTTTGCAAATATGGAAAAGACTATCAAAAACGCTTTCATCAATAAGGAGCAAATATGCTTATTTTTAAAAATAACGAAGAAGTACAAAAAATGATTCTTGATGCAAAACACATGGCTGCTTCTCTCGCACTAGATAATAGAAATGATCCTAATTCAATTGAACAAAGACTACTTACGCTAATAAATACTTATGCCTTTCTATGTTGTTTGGCGTACAAAAATATGACATGGAAAGAAATTAAAGAAAAATTACAAAATCCTGATTTTGACGAAGCATTTGAAATTACAGTTAAAAGCTTCAATCTAGAAATAGAGCAAATGGTAAAAGAAGAATTGACAAAAAATACCATAAATAATATTCCTGTGTAAGGATTAATATGAAAACTACAGGTTCAGATTTTTATTATGTTTTTCTTGATGATCCTGATAACCCTGGAATGTTTACAATAAATATTTGTCCGGTTAAATTCTGGAATAAATATCGTTATTGTAAAAGCGAGGAAACATTTCAAGAATTTAAATATTTTGAAAGTATTGGACTTGTTAAAGAAATGGAATTTTGTTATAGCTTTGATAAAGTATTTTGGGATCCTTTTGATATTAACCAGGTAAGAATAGCGTTAGACCAAGAAGGTTTCCAAACTAATTCAGATTATACAGCTTTCATTTCAGGAGGTTATATCTAATATGAAAGACTATACCAACAAAATTAGTAAACAATTTCAATGCACTTGGCAAGAGGCAATAAACCTTCCAACCAAGCTCAACGCAGAGAAGCACCTTGGCTTTGACGACTGGTATCTTCCGGGAGTCAATGAATTAATGAATGCCATTGATAGGGAAACCGGGAAGACAGCTCCGGGGCTGGAGGGATTGAGAGGTCTATTCTGGTCGTCGTCGTCCTACGTCTACAACTCCGTCTTCGCGTGGTACGTGAATTTCGACTACGGCTACGTCGGCCTCGACAATAAGGATAACGACTACGACGCGCGTTGTGTGCGGCCGTGATCTTTTTGAAAATTCAAGTATTGACACAAAGATTTAATGCTTTGTGTTGTTTAAAAAGCTACCTGAGGAGGTAAGCCATGCGTTTTTACACTGGTTCAGCAGATCGGGAAGTGAGTCAAGAAAATTTGGACCGTTTTACGGCGTTTGCCAAACGTCTCTCTAAGTTGGGATTTATTGCTCGACTTGGTGGAGAAACGAATGTCTCGAAAGCCTTTGAAGAAGGAGCGGGCTTTAGGTGTAGCGTATATTTGCCTTGGACAAACTTCAATAACCATCCCAGTCAACACAATAGGATTAGCCGTCAAGCCTACTGTATTGCAGAGCAAAATTGGTATCGACTTGGTGTCAATGAAGAAGGCAACAATGTCGAAATCAACTGGTCTCATCTCAAAACGCCGACTCGCAAGATCATGGCACGCACTAGCTACATGATTCTTGGAGACAACTTGAACGATCCTAGTTCTTTTATGATCACTTGTTTCGAGAAAGATCCTACTGGTGACACTGCGCAACTTTGCCGTCTGGCTAAGAAAGCAGGGGTAAAAATTTACAATCTTGCCAATGCCAAGGACGGAAAAGACTTGGACAAGTATCTCCAAAGCCTTGAGTATCCAAACGAAACCAGTCTTGGTTTAGCGACTAATGATGCTCGCCTTCCTCTGCTAGAGGGTTAAATCAAGGAGTACATATGCAATGGGCCGTAGATACTCTAATCTGGATCGGAGTTACTGCCTTGGGGACTATTGTCGGCATTTTAGGCTTAGATGCCGCTAGTCGAACATGCGGACATATCAAAGAACATCTCCACAAAGAATAAACTTTCTTACATAGGTAAATACCCTTGGCTTTTGACTCAAAAAGCTAGAGGATATATAGTATGAGCGCGGAAGGGGCTACATACTAATTTTATGGGGCACTCTGGGAGACGTTTTTGGCTACGGTCATGAACGGAGGTTGGTTCGATTCCAACGGCTCCACTCTTCAAAAGACCATCAGCTCAAGAGAGAGCCCTACATGGTACGTAGGAAGGGATGGGGCAGTTCCACCGATGGTCATCCTTTTTAAAATCTAAAATGAGTTAAAAATAAATCAAACTAAAATTGTAAAAGTAGCAGGTATCATTGCTATAATTTTTGTAATTTTACTTGTTGGTTTTGAAATTAAAATGAAATCTAATTTTTATCATGAAACAAATTCTTATATTACGGAAGAATTCTTGATAAAAAATCATTGCAAATATATATCTAAGGAAAAATTTCATCCTATAATTCCTTCATATCAATTAGGTTATTTGTGTCAAAATGGCATTATCCATTATAAAAAAGAAATTCAATTCTAATATTATTAATAATTTTAAACAGGGTCCCATAGTAGTAATTGGTTAGCTATTCTGCCTTATAAGCAGAGAGTCTAGGTTCAAATCCTAGTGGGACCATCAAGAGAAAAAAAATGAAGAAAGTTCGCATTGTCGAAAGAACGAGCATATACGGCAGCGTTACATATGTCATCCAACGCAGATTAATCTGTTTGCGTGGTCGTGGTGGGATGACGCGTCGTCCTATGATTCCTTCATATCATTAGATCCCCGATCCAAAAATACTTTCTCTTCCCTAGAAGAAGCAAAAAGAAATCTGTGTTATTTTGACGGTACAAAAGTACAAGAAAAGATTGTATTTGAAAACAACTAAATAATTAATTAATCAAGAGGAAAACCATGACTTACAAAATACTTGAAAAACTACAAGAATTATGTCAAGAATGTGAATCTAATCAACCTGTTAAAGAAGTCATCTGGCAAAAAGATCCTAAAACAGGACTGGAATGGGGACCAATTGCTGAAAAACCAATGGCTTGGGAAGAAGCCATGGACTGGGCTGAAAAACAAGGCGGAAGACTTCCAACAAGAGCAGAACTTCTCCAACTATTTGATTTTGGACCAAAAAATATTGTTAAACCAATGAAATCAAATAAATTCTGGTCCTTGTTATCTTGCTTCTATTACGTCTATAATGCATGGTATGTAAACTTTAACTATAGTGATACTAACAACAACGATAAAATACGTGACTACGCGGTGCGTTGTGTACGGCCTTAGTCTTTTTGAAAATTTAAAGTTGGAGTTTAACGCCATGAAAACTGTAAATATTTTCATTGGTATATCTGGTTCGGGTAAAAGTACTTACGCTAAAAATTTTCCCAATGCAGTAATATGTTCTGCAGATCACTTCTTTGAAAAAGATGGGACATATAATTGGGATCCAACAAAACTTGAACAAGCTCATAAAGCTTGTCAAAATAAATTTCATTTAGCATTATTTGCTAAAGCAGAAACTATTATCATAGATAATACAAATCTAACTAAATGGGCAATTGAACCTTATTATAATGCCGCAATAAAAGCAAATTATCAAGTTAATTTCTGTTACTTTGGTATAAGTGTAGAAGCTGCTCTTGCCCGAAATGTTCATACTGTTCCTCGTCATACTCTTGTTCGACAATCTAATAATTTAGATGAACTACTCATGAATTGGCCATTATCTTGGCCTATACCCACATCCATAGGAGAAGCAATATGAATACACCATATAAAGTATTTTATTATAAAAACTACTTAACTTGTGTCATTTTAAATAATGGAATTATTGGATGGGCCGCATCTCATTCGGGTAATAAAAACACAAAACCAGATCAATTTTCAAAGAAATTAGGAACAAAAATAGCGCTTGGAAGAGCGCAAAAAGCTCAAGAATTAGTTGAGAAAGGGATGACACTAACAAAAACTTATCAACATCTTTATAATAAATATCCTAGTTTACTTTATGCTATTAATTCTTACTTTGATGATAATGCAAAAGACCCTTGTAAAGACTTTAATAGCTATTATAAAAAAGTCTTAAATTGGGAAACTATTCCTTTAGAATATGATTTCCATAAAACAATTTAATAAAAAACAATGAAAATACATATAGGTTTATTAGGGTTAATAGTCCTTTCAATAATAATATTAATAATCATATATACAATTCCTTACCTATTATTAATTATTCCAACTATAATTTTAATTCGTGCTTTCATGGAACTATTCAAGTATATATGATAGGAACTATTTACTTATGTTTTTATATATCAATAATTATTTTTATTACTTCTTATTACATTATTAACTATTTCCAATAAAGGGAACTTTATGACTTGCAAAATACTTGAAACACTACAAGGATTATGTCAAGAATGTGAATATAAACAACCTGTTAAAGAAGTAAACCAAATCAAGATACCCATTTCTACGTTAAAATGGGGACCAATTTCTAAGAAAGAAATGACTTGGGATGAAGCTGTAAAATGGTGTGAAAAACAAAAAGGAAGACTTCCAACAAGGGTAGAACTCCTTGAACTAATCAATAACCAAACTGAAGAGACTCAAAAACGAATGGGAGATAATCGTTATTGGTCATCATCTCATGTAGGTGATAGCGATAGTGTTTGGGCTGCAAATTTTTATCTTAATCATTTATACTATGATAACAAAGATAACCTTTATCGTGTACGTTGCATATGTGGAGATTAAAATGATTCAAGAAAATGATTATCGGGGATGGGATGAAGATTATAAAACTGGAATAAAATGGGGACCAATCGCAGACAAATTAATGAAATGGAAAGAGGCCATGGATTGGGCTGAAAAGCAAGGAGGACGACTCCCTAAACAGATAGAACTCTTTAACTTATTTCAATTTGGACCGAAAGAAATTCAACTCCGTATGAAAGGTAAATATTTTTGGTCACTTCCTAATGAACCTGAAATATTAGGAACTAATCAAATAGGATTATTATACGAAAACGTTAATAATATTATTAAAAGTGGAATTGGTAATGTAATCTGCGTAAAATACTAATCCTGGGAGGGAAAAAGTATGTGTTTCCGTTGTGAAAAATGTAATCATGTTATTCATGATACACCCGAAAAACTTATTACAGAAATTCGTCTTGTAGAGTATACAGTAAAAGATAAAGAGACATACGAAACTCTTAAGGTTACTAAAGGACACGAAGTAAATAAAGAGGGCTTGTTTTGTAAACAATGTGCCGCAAATATTACAACAAAATCCGTAGGAAACCCACTCCGTAAAACTCAATATGTAGAGACTCCAAAAGAAATTAACCTAGATGAGGTTATCTACTAATGGCAATTTTCAGAGACGAACACAATGAAACTATAGAAAAAGTTAAACTTGTGTTAGAAAGAGTTCTTGAGTTACTAATTGAGAAAAATAAGAAATATGGAAACGCTGCCTTTGATCCTGTTCGTATATTTTCAAAAGCCGACAAAATAGAACAATTAAAGGTCAGAATCGATGATAAACTAAGTCGAATATTAAATCAAACCGAAGACAATGAAGATACTCTATTAGATTTAATTGGGTATCTAATTTTATTAAGAATAGCCGAATGAATATTCTATATAAATTAATCAATGTTATTTGGTTTGTGGGCATGGCATTTATATTAATGTTTAATGCTCCAGAAATTCCATTGTATTTATGGTTGTTAACAATCTTTATAGGAATTGTTATATATAGATTTGGCCATTTATATTTTTTATACGAACTAAAAGGAACAGAACCATATGAAGAACTTTCGTGTGTTTTGTTACTATTATCTTTATTGTGGCCTATGTGCTTTCCTTTCATTGTGCATAAGTGGATTAAATTTCTTGTCAAAAATCTTCGTAAACATTAAAGTTTCTCAAGAACATATTTTATATCTATTGAAAAATGAAAAAAATAAATTAAACAATAACGAAAATCAATCTCTTAAGAGAGGAACTATGAAATATTCAGATTTCTATTATTGCTTAGACAATTTTGAGGCAGAGAATAGACAAGGGTATACAGTCACCATTGTTAGAAAAGATACATTCGATCTATCTTTTGATTTACTTGATGATCTTGATGAAGATGAAATCTTCTTACTCGAAAATATTTTCGATGAAACCATCCTTACTGGTAATACCTATTGGATGGATGGGTCAGCAGATCAAATCCGTAAAACTCTTAATGATTTAGGATTTAAAGAGAATAATAGTATTAAAGAAGAATTACCTCTATAACAACAGGAAAAAATCATGACTTGCAAAATACTTGAAAAATTACAAGAACTGTGTCAAGAATGTGAACATAATCAACCTGTTGAAGAAACAGTCTGGATCAAAGATCCTGCGACTGGACTAAAGTGGGGACCAATTGCAAAAGAACGAATGACTTGGCAAAAATCTATGGCTTGGGCTAAAAAACAAGGAGGACGACTCCCAACTCAAATAGAACTTTTTGATTTATTTAAAAACGGATCAGAAGAAATCAAAAAACCAATGAAAGATAAAACATTCTGGTCGTCTGTGACTTCATGTGTTCTCAGACCGAACGACGCGTTTTACGTGAGTTTTTACGACGGTCTCGTTCTCTACGACTATCAACTTTACCACCTCTACGCGCGTTGTGTGCGGCCTTAGTCTTTTTGAAAATTTGAAACTTATTCATATATTTTAAAGGAGCTAGTTGAATGATAAAAGAAAAAATTTCAGGATATAGTTTTTATTATTCTATTTTAGAAGGAAATGAACTCTTCTTTGACGAAGATCATTCCTTAACCGTTTTCTTTGTTGACAAAAATCGATGGGATGAAGAATTTTCGAATGAACTCACATCAGCTCAACAAGTCTGGTTATCAAAAAGACTAGGAGCAGATAACTGTGTATGTCCTGGAAAATATGTCATTGATATGTCCTATGATACATTAGTAGAATATCTTGAAGGAATAGGATGTCTTGAAAATGAAGAAATACAAGAACAATCTGAAGACCTTTCTTAACCTTAAACCTCATATTTCTAATCAACATTATAATTTAGTTTGTATTCTTACGGATAAAACCGGAAAAATTCTTTCAATTGGTTATAATTCTATGACCAAGACTCATCCTTTCCATTCTCAATATGCTATTCAAGCAGGACATCCATTAAGATCTACTTTACATGCTGAAACTCATGCCCTATCTAGGTGTTCAGAAATACCTTATATGGCTACTGTATATAGATTACGAAGTTCTGGTTTGCTAGGACTTGCTAGGCCTTGTGAAATTTGCATGCTAGCTCTAAGAAAAAACGGAGTTCAAAAATTACAGTATTCAACGAATGAACAAACTTTCATAATAGAGGACCTATGATAGGCAAAATACTTCAAGAATTCCAAGAACTATGCGAAAAACTATGCAAAAGATATGACCAGGAAGTTGATCTAGAAATACCAATTATTGTAATGAAAGAATGGTATAAAGATCCTCGAACTGGATTAGAATGGGGACTAATTTTAAAAAAAAGAACGACTTGGAAAAAAGCCAAAGATTGGGTTGAGGAACAAGGAGGAAGACTCCCAACAAGAGTAGAACTCATTGATTTGTTTGAAAATGGTCCAGAAGAAATTAAGAGTGGAATGAAAAATAAATATCTTTGGACATCATTGCCTCATCCTAATACAAAAGGTCTTTCAGAGTATGTATTTTTTAGTAAAGGTAAAATTTATTGGGATTATACAAATAGAAGTTTTGCGCGTTGTGTGCGACTTTAATAGGAGAAATCATGACTTGTAAAATACTTGAAAAACTACAGGAACTATGTCAAGAATGCGAACATAATCAACCTGTTAAAGAAACAACTTGGATTAAAGATCCTGCGACCGGATTAGAGTGGGGACCAATTGCAGAAAAATCAATGACTTGGGACGAAGCCATGGATTGGGCAAAAAAACAAGGGGGAAAACTTCCTACAAGATCAGAACTTACTAGTCTATTTGATGATGGACCTAAAGAAATCATCGAATCAATGAGAAATAAAAAGTTTTGGACAACAACATCTTGTAATGTTCTTCCCAGTGGTGTTTACCTTATTGATTTTAATAGAGGTTTCTCCAACTTCGATCTTAAAGATTTTTATCACTATGCGCGTTGTGTACGTTAAATAATCTTGGAAAATAAAATGAAAAGACCAATACATTTTGGAACTTTTATACGAGTTCTTCGCAAAGAACAACATTTGACACAAAGTTTTATTGCAAAAAATTTAGATATTTCTCCTGCATATTATCAACAAATAGAATCGGGGAAAGTAAGCCCTTTCCCTTTTGAACAAGGATATTATGAGCCTCTTAGTCAATTGCTTTCTGTAAAAAAGAAAGTATTAGTACGTTTAGCAGAAAAATACAGAAAAAATAAATTTTAGAGATCTAATATGTTTAAAGAAATCAATGGTTTTACAATTGACTTCAATAACAGATGGGTTTGGGGACCAACCCAAGGACTAATGACTTGGAATCAAGCCAAAGACTCAGAAGAAAATGGCTGGAGGTTACCAACAATTTTTGAGTTAAGACAAGCATTTATAGATAAAGTTCCTGGATTTACAGAATGTTATTATTGGTCCTCATCGCGTGATCTTTTTCGTGAAGATTATATGTATCGTATATGTTCTAGTGAATATTCAATACAAAGTCGTGTAAAAAGTTTTGTTTATCCAGTACGGTATATAAAAGCTTTTGACTTATCTATGTTAAAAGAGTTGGGTATTACACTGGAGATGCTATGAACAGTCCAACAATTGATCATCGGAAATTATTCCAAAAAGGAGATAAGGTATTACTAACAGATAGTACTGTTTATTCATGTTCTTCTAACCGTGAAAAACATTATGGCAAAAGTGATTTAAAAGCCAATGAAATATATACAGTAAATGCCGTATATGAGTGGGGGGTATATTTACTAAGTGGTAAAAATATTTCTAGATGGCAATACTTTTATTATCAACTTCAAAAACTACAAAAAGAAATACTGTAAAGGAGAAAATTATGTATTCGGCAATAGTTGTAGCCTTAAGAAATGTAAGACCTCACCCAAACGCTGATAAATTACAATTAGCTACAGTTTGTGGCGAAACTATTATTTTTGCTAATGCAAAAGAAGGAGATTTAGGTGTTTACTTTGGTCCTGATGGACAACTTTCGCATGAAATGTGTCTTATTAATAAATTATACCGCAAAGATCCTACCACAGGTGAACCGATGGGAGGATTTTTCGAGGACAATAGAAGAGTCAGAGCCCTAACCCTACGAGGCGAAAAAAGTAATGGCTATTGGACTAAAATAGAATCTTTATTTTGGACAGGAAAAACAGATTTTGATGAAGGAGATTTAATTGATACTGTCAACGGTAAATTGATTTGTCAAAAGTATTATACTCCTGCCACTCTGCAAAGAATGAGTGGCCCAACCAACAAAAAGAAAAACAAGAAAAAGTTTTCTTACGAAATGTTAAAAGAACATTTCGAAACAACTCACCTTCAAAAGAATTTACATTCTTTGAAAGAAGGACAAGTCATTGTAATTAGCGAGAAATTGCACGGAACCAGCGCAAGGACCGGATATATCAAGATTAATAAACCCTCTTGGGGGACAAAAATTCTTGAGAAATTTGACTTATCTTATTCCAAATGGGAATATATTTCTGGAACACGTAGAACCATATTAAATCCAGAAGGAACAGGATATTATGGATCTAATCAATTTCGCCAAGATTGGCATAACAAAATTAAAACAGCAGGGCTAAGAAAAGGAGAGATCCTTTATTACGAAATCGTAGGCTATTTGCCTAACGGAAAGGCCATTCAAGGACCTATTACAATAAAACCAAAAGATAAATCTTTATTCCCTGATTATGTCCATTTACAAGCAATGCCATTTCATTATGGTTGTCCTAATCAAACATGCGAAGCATATATCTATCGTATTGTTCAGGTAACTCCAGATGATAAAGAAATAGAATTAAATTGGCCTCAAGTCAAACAGCGTTGCCAAGAACTTGGTCTTAAACCAGTACCAGAACTCGAAACTTTTGTTTTGACACAAAATTCTATTGATTCTTTGGTAAAACGTTGTGAAACCCATTGCCAAACACCTTCGATATTAACTCCTCTTCATATTAAAGAGGGAGTATGCTTAAGAGTCGAAGAAAGAAATATCCTTAAGTATAAGTCATTTGAGTTTAATGTATTAGAAGGAAGAGCTAAAGAATCAGCTGACTATGTAGATACAGAAGAGGTATCTTAAATGGAACAAAATAAACATATAATGTTTTATAAAGAACCAAAATTGTTATATCTAGAAAAAGAATACAAAAGAGCAACTTGGCAAAAAGATCCTCAAACTGGATTAATATGGAGTCCTGTCTCTAAAGAAAAAATGACTTGGTATGAAGCTCAAAATTGGGTTGAAGCGCAAGGAGGAAGATTACCTACCCGATTGGAATTATTTACTTTATTCGAAACTGGACCTAAAAGAATTACTAATATAATGAAAAAAGAGAGTTTTTGGTCTTCAATTCCATACTATTATAATGATGATTTGGTGTGGACCGTAACTATTATTCGTAATTATCCTATGCATCCTGAAGATAAAAATCGTCTTAATCTTGTACGCTGTATAAAAGATATGTCTTAAAATCAAAATTCTATAAGAAGAATATTTTCAGATATAAATTTTAAGAGATAATATCCTTGTTTTCTTTGACAAAAATTTTTTGGATATAACAAAACGTTTTTGTGGGTTTGAAATTGATACGGAGTTGCCATGCTTGAATCTTTAGTTAACTATCATCCTTCTAGTAAAGACCATGTAACTCTATTAACATATTTAGAAGAGAGTGAAGGAACAGCAGAAAAAACTGAAGCTTTAATTCTATGGGCATTATTTAACGCATCAATTCCTGAAATTAGAATTCTCAATATGACTCTTCAACGAAATTTTTTTTATATTGAAGGAATGGATTCTCCTAAGTCAATTCTTCCTTCTTGTTCGCTTAATTGGTTACAACTAGCTTGTAATTTATATCAAGTGACAAAAACTTCTCTATCATATACTGTTGCTTACAATGAATTTGATTGTATTTATCCTATAGAATTTGGAGAATGTGATGTTGCAGACTTAACTGACATCTTTTTAGAAGTTTGGGAACATGAAGCATTTAACAAAACCGAAAATAATTTTTTTATTGATCCTATTGAATTAGGGATCTCTTCTCAAGATCCAGGTCTTTATATTGTTGTGTGCGAATATGATCCGGAAATTAACAAAATGCGTTTGGTAAAAAAGGGATCATTAACAGCCGATACAGTGACAGAAATTCAAATCGACTAAGCTATCAGTACATTATGTACTATAGATAAACACAAAACAAGGAGACACACAATGGACAAGCACATCGCAACACTCAAGAACTTTACGTTGGATCCTACTTGGAATGCTCCAGTTGATTTTGCTAAACCTCGTCATAACATCTGTCACTTTGACATTCAACTTCATGTAGATGAATCGCTTATCACTTTAAATGATGCGCGACTCGTATCTTATGTCAAAAAGGATGAAAACGACGTAGTTCAAACTAGTTATTTTATTAATTCTACACCACGTTTTACTCAAGATCAGAACGGGAGGTCTCAAACCAGTCGTACTTTAGGCGACGGATCAACTGTCACGACCAAAGGAAATTGGGAACCCACTTGGGTTATCAATGACCCATATTTGCTTAATGCAATTCTATCGGTCGCTACGGCTAAGTATCGCACACTCGCAAGCTTTGCTGCAGATTGTCCAATTGACTCACTCCCATTACTCAAAGAGATTAAGGTTCTTGCTCCGGAAAGACCGCAACACAATGCGGGCAAAATGGAGCTGAATCTGATTGAAGGGGCTACGACCCCAGAAGAACTGTTCACATGATAGGAGGACTATGACGAAGAAGAAGGAAAGCAATTCATTGTTTCAAAGTCGTGGGCGTATGATTACTTCTCGTTTGAAAAATAACGAAGCGCGAGGTCATACTACAGCTCTCCGTGAGGGTCCTTGTTGTGGATGGCCCATTTATTTATGCTCTGACCAATTACTGAAAAATAGCTACCTGAAGAACCCTACTTATAAAAAGGGGGTTATGAAGGAGCTATCTATTCGTGCTCGACTGGTGAGCAGAACACTAGGTAAAGAGATCTCGACAGTAAAATATATCCAGGGGATCAAGTGAAAATCTACAACTTTGTTTGTCAAAATTCAGATTGCCCTACCAAGGGACAACAATTTGAAATTTTAACAAATGAGACATTACAATTTGGGGATCTCACCACATGCCCCCATTGTAATCAAAAAACTGCTATGAAAGATGTTAACGGCTACGCAAAACATGGTAGCTGGACAACAAATCCTATTTAAGGAGAAGGGAGGGGATGGTGAGTCCCCTCCCCACTTACCTATGAAAAATCCCGAACAACCAATATTTTTAGGACTTTATCATAAGTCTATTCCACTTTTTGAGGAATTACTTCCACAAAATGAAGGATTAATTACAAATATTATTCAATCGTATAAAAAAAGAGTTGAAGATTTAGTAATCTTCGTTGATAATATAGAAATATCGTTCGATGTTTTGAATATAAAACACCTTTTATGTGAGAAAAAAAATGAAAGTTGGGAACAAAGCCAGACTAAAGACTCTTCCTCCTGGTAATGACGAAGTAGAAATTACAGCTAAAACTGGAGATATTTATGTGGTCAGCCATAGTTACTATGGGCTAATTACTGTTGATGGAAATAAGTTAGAAGAACTTTCTCCGCAAAAAGTTCAGAAATCTTCAACAGTTGATCAACTCGACGACGAAACTAAACAATTACTAAAAGATTTTCTAGGTGAGGATGACGAGGAAGAAACTTTACCAGAAGAAAAAGAAGAATACGATGAAGATAATGAAGAGGATGATGAAATTGATTTAGATTTTTAATTTTTTTAGGAGAGACATGATTAACACACATGCTAAACAAGTTAATTATAAAAAGAGCATAATTAAAGAACTAAAAAAAACCGGAGAAAAAGGTATTGTACCTGATGACATACGTGTCCATATTACTATCAATGACAAAACCATTAAAGTCTATGGTGAAATTTGCCAAGAATTAGCGGAACAAATTGAAGAAGATTTATCTATGTTAACTCCTCAGGAACCTCCATTATTATTAATAGATAGTCCAGGAGGAGATGTAGATGCTATGTATCGAATAATAGATTCCATCCTTCTTTCCTCTCAAAATGCAACAGCAGTAATACAGGGAGAAGCCGCTAGTGCAGCAGGTATTATTGCTCTATCAATGCCCCATCGACTAATTTACCCTTCAGCTCATATCATGTTACATGATATCTTCTTATATGCCGCAGAAACATATTCAAATTTACAAAATCATTTACATTTAGTAAATTATCAGCGTCAAAAATTTCTTACACTTATTTCCGAAAGAGTAAACCATCCTGTTTTTGATGTTGAAGAATGGTTAAGAACAGATCAATGGTTCACGGCAGAAGATGCATTAAGCCAAGGCTTAGCTGAAGCTATAGTAGAAGAAGTAACATATACTAATAAGCCTAAGGTAAAAAAACGTCAGATCAATCTTTATGCAGAAGAAAGCTACGAAGAAGATAATTGCGAGTGCGACAAAGGAGGCTCACATGAATCTTGTAAAACTTCTGGATTACTATGCTCAAATTTATCCCCATATATTTCGATATCTCATTAATGATAAAAAAGTAGAATTATTATTCACTTCCCCGAACGGAGTTTATTCTCTTACTCTCCCCATGAATATTGACGGACAATTTGTCTGTAATCGAGTCATGCCTATGATTATGTTTACAGACAATACTAAAGCCTGGTATAGTGCCCAGGATATATTCTGTCAAATCTTAGATCAAAGACTCGAACAAATTTTACAACAAAAAGTACCTTTTATTAATTTATTAAAAGACGATATTCAACGTTTTGTTGAAATAGGCGCTTCGAGTATCCCTATTTCTGACAACAGTAAATTAAAATTTGAGAACAGAGTTAAGTTCATTCACCCTAGCAATCCTACGACAGGTGAAAAATGGCAATGTTTAGGTGATGCCTTTCGCACAGAATGGCAATCACTTAATGTTGTCCTCATGAAACAAATCCTAACTGAACTACCAGTACTATGTGGTAGTGAAAGTGGACCCACTCGTGGTCTTTTTACTCTTTATTTAAATAAGAAAAATTATAAAGCTATTGGTTATGACTTTGAGGGAAGTCAAGTAAAGACTATTTTTAATACTGATAAAAACGCTTCTCAACTCCTGTCAAGGCATAAATCGTGTGTAGCTAATGACCACATAGAGTTCATCAAACAGTCAAAACCGGTTTTATCATGGGAAGATAATCCTGATGAAACTACACACACTAAAAATTGTTTAATAGTATTTGACGAAATCAATACTACTACTTACGATTTATTAGGCGGAGAAATTGAAGCTGCTCGTTCATTTACTCAAAACATAGTCAAACCAATTCGTTCTCAAGACTTAGAATTATCCGATGGGATAGAATTACCATTAATTGTAGGTCAAAAAGTACATAGCTCTACTGTTATCGCTCAAGATAAAGATGGTAAAGATATTCATATCCCTCAAGGATTGTTATCTGCAACAGTATTAGAGGTACATCCTAATTTAACCTATCGTAATAGTTACCATGTTATATGGGAAAGTCGTGCCCGTTTAAATTCTACGCGCATAGTTTCAGATACAGGTATCAAGGGCATGACTAAACCTGTTATAGATTTAGGTTATATCATTTATCAAAACAAAACATATCCTATTGATCTAAGAATGGGACATAATAGTATCAAAGCCAAATATAATACCATTGCCTTGGCAAAATTAGGGCTAGACGCAATGGTTAAAGGCAGTTCGTATAACATTAACAATATGTCCGAAGAACAAATTAACGATATTCAATCTAAGATTGAAAAAGTTACTTGGGTTAGAAAAATTAATAATAAATGGGTAACTAAAACAGTATGGGCTGGAGTATTACCCATCCAAATTACAGAATTAGCTTCGGAATATTGTCGTGTAAAAGATGATCATAAGGTTCTACCAGAAGTTATTAAATATTTACATCATTATGGATACGATGAATTAGCTCTTCATCTCATGGAGAAAGAAGATAATAAAATTAAGAAAGATTGCGTTGTTGAATCTATTAAAATTCTTCAACAATATAATAAAGACATTCCTGTTTTCAATCATGAAGATTTACTCCAATGGATGGAAGGAATTAAATTCCCGATTATTACTTTTGGAGATAAAGTTCCGAATGAAGGACTTTTAAATTTTGATAACAACGGTTTTATTTATAAACACAATGGATTGACAATCAGATTTCCCAGCGCATATATGCTCAGGCTATTATCTGATGAAATTTATAGCGGAGAAGTTCGCTACACAACTATTTTTAGTAGAGCAAATAGATTACTCTTATCCCTAAGAGGGAAAAAGACTAACAATCAATTTATAACCAATAAAAAACAAATAGAAAATGCTCATGAAGCATATTTAGATGCTATCAAATCCGAATTGATAGGGAAGAATAAACTTATAAGTGCTAACTGTACAACTAGAATATTCGGACTATCAGCAAAACAACTTTACGATTGGAGAGTTCCTCGCACACATGTTGTTATTTTTCATCCTACTTTTAATAAACTTGTAATAGAAAATGGGCTAACCTATCATTGTGGAACAAGAAATCCAGTTATATGGCCTGGACAAATATTTATTCAAAAGATTATGACAGCCGATGATTTTGAGTATTACTTAAATGAAATAGGCTGGAATATAAACGATGTTATTGACAAACAAGCTTGCGCATCTATTATATTACGTAATCCATTGGATTGTCTTAATGACCAAAGCGATTGCGACGGAGATATATTCCCAATATTAGCTCCTAGTAGTATTGAGGGACAAAATTTATTAGAAAAGATATACGTTACAGATCCCGATAAAAACCTAAGACCATATGAGATAGACTGGATTAAACAATATACAAAAAAAGAACTAAGTAATTCAGCTCTTGATTTCCAACCTTTTAGATGGTACTATATTGATTATGATAAGTATAAACAAATATTTGCAGACAGCGCCATTGCTAAAACCCTTATGGGATTTGGAACATTACAATTATGGGAATGGTATGGCTTATGCGAATGGACCTATGGCAAAAATTACATCGATAAAGAATTAATGCATGAATTAATTTTCATATATGCAAGATTAGTTCAAGATTGTTTAGTCCGAGGTATCAAACATGTTGAGGGCGGGAGTAAATTCTTTACGCCTTTCATACTGAAAAATATTCTTAAAAAAGAAAATATTGAGTACGTCATTAATACATTACAAAAGTTTAATTTATCAGAAGAAAAAATAAAAACATTTTTAAAGATCACAAAACTCCATGAAACCGAAATTGGAGAGTTAGTAAGCAATATTGTTGGAATGACCAACGGATACAAATTCAATCTTGAAGCGTTACAACATCAGGATGTTCATTTGTTTTTCCAAAATCAAATGCTTTCTTATATTAAAGATGAAATGGATATTATTAACCAGGAGGCTTAATGCAGTTTAATGTAAAGTTTAGATGTAAACATAAAGAAGGGTCTAATTCAGAAGCTAGATGTGGACAAGAAATCTCTGCCACTTTTGATTACATGGCAGATATTCAATGTGAAGCTTGTAAGAATAAGTGGCGACTAATTCATATCATCAAAACCGTTGATAGCACACCTACTCATTATGCTATGGTACGTGATTTAACAGGCAATGTAGCAACATTTGAAATGGTATGTAAAGTGACAGAAGCCCCTGTTCCAGAAACGAAAAAGAAGAGGGATAAATGAAAATCATTTGGAATGCAAAAGAAAAGGATCTTAAGAAAACATATTTTACTCCTGGTGGATTAAAATATCCATATCTCCATAATGAAGTTGGAGAAATTACATCTGTAAGATTACAAATGGTATTTGAACATCAAGATACTATATATTGTTTGGTATTAGATGGAACAACAAATATTCCTTATTTAAATAAATACCCAATGAAGGTCTCTGAAGCTCGTTTTGCTTGGAATATTATAGATTTAATTTATCCAGACAAGCTGGAAGAAGTATCAGAAGAAGAATATATAGAGTTACAAAAAGCCATTGCAGAATTAGGATTAATAATCTAAGAGGTTATATGAAAGAAATAAAAGAACTTAGTATTTATGAACGCTTATATATTACTTCTTTAGTCAGAGGACTAAAAGGTAGTACAGAAGATTTAGAATCTGGATTAAAAATTTTAAAAAAGATTACAATAAGCGAAGAAGAAGCAAAAGAGATAGAACTTGAAAGTTCTAATAATCATTTTCAATGGGATAAAGATAAATCTAAATCTTTAGATGTTAAACTTGAAGACAAAGATTATCAATATCTTCTAACAGTCTTCACAAAAAAAGATCAAGATGCGTCTTGGGAAATGAATGAATTACTTTTAGATATGATCAAGAAGGTACGAGAAGCAAAAACATGCGATTAATACTTATTTCATTATTTCTTTTTTGCAATTTAAGTTTTGCAGAGGAACCAGTTTATTTACAAAAAGGAGAAGATAGTCCTTATAATGGGTATTTATTATCAAGAGAAAAAGTATTACAAATTCTCGAAACAAAAGATTTAAAAGATTTACTTATTCTTGAATATACTCAAACTATTAAACAAAACGAAAATTTGAAATATAATCTTATATTGTTAAAGAAACAATTAATTAGTAGTAAATCTCCGGCAATAAACGAAACCAAATGGTATGTAGTTTCATTTTTGAGTGGAGTTCTTTTTACATATTCAATCTTTTTTTTAGTTTTACAATCAGGTTAAAAAATGTTAAATAACATAAAAAAAAAGATATTAGAACTTTATCCTAGCTTAGAAGATAAAGACTTAACAATTTCAGAAGTTAATGAAACATATATCATTCTTATTAATAACGAAAAACTAAAACAATTATTACCAACACTAAAAGAAAATTTTACTTTAACTACTCCAGAAATAATTAGAACACCAAATTTAAATGTAAGCACAATCACCATCGATAAAAATGAAATAACTTTTACTATAGATCATAGTATATTGAAGTTTGGTTAACCAAAAGGAGGATTTATGGTTAGTGCACGTTACAATGGTCAAACGTATGAACTCGCTTCCACTGCTACCCTTGAAGATGCAAGGGCAATTATTGTTGCGGTAAACGGCCAAGGCGCCCGCAACGTGGAAGTTTCCACTCATACTGAGGATGGAAACACCGTATTTGATTTTAAGCAAAAGCGTGGAGAGTTAGGCTAAAAAAAAATTAGTCGTTTGACCAACCAAAAAGGGCTAGGGGAAGTCTCTCCTAGCCCTTTCCTTTTTCAACCTATCTAAAAAAAAGATACATGTTTAAAAATCTTCAAGAAACAATTGAAAAATACAAAAAAAGTGATCTTCAAGAATATGAGTTCTTACTCCTAAAGTCCATAATAGGAACTACTAAAGGAGTAACAGAAGCTGATAACTTTTTAAAATATTTAAAACTGTATCAACCATTAATTGATAAAGCAAAAGCTTATCTTCTAGAACAAAAAGCTAAAAAAATTAATTGGGCCTTAGTCGCTACTAATTACAAGAAAATTTCTTCTGTTTCTACTAATGGAGACTTCGTATGAATACCATAGAGATAGAAGATGTAATTGGGTTTTACAATATCTTAGAAAATTTTGCTAAATTTTTAACTTCATTAACTCCAGAAGATAAAAAAAGAATTGAAAGAATGCGAATAACGATTCCAGGAATGGAAAATTGCAATAAACGAGGACTTCTCAATTTACTTAAAAAGACTGAAACTATTTTAGAAGCCCTTAAAACGAATCCTACTGTTAATCAAATTCATTTAACGTCTACAAATTTTATGATAAGTTCACATGCCCTATTTGATTGTGCAACTACAGAACAATTATTTAATATTTATGATTATTGTTTAATAAACGAAAATCAAAATATTAATATACTACAAGATTTTAATGTTCTGATGAATATTAAAAATAAATTAACAACAAAAAATCCTAATATAGCTTTAGGTTATAAAATTATAAATAATCAATTGTTGAATTCTCTTTCTATAGACGTAACAGAACAAGTATTTAATTATTTAATATCTTGTAGTAATAATTTGCAACGAAGTACAGCAAAAAAGATCAAAGCAACATTTAAAAATATTGTTTATGAGTTTAACGTATGGCAACCAAATAAACTAACTCATATTTTAGAGATTGATAGAACTTGTTATAACATTAACAAAATTGATACAACTCAACCGCTTTATCTAAAAATTTTATTAGAAGCCATAAATAAAAATTCAGTTCTTTATATAGACGGCAATTTATTTGCCCCTCCAAACGTTCTCGTAACAGACATTAACAACGTAATCACTTATGGGCTTTAAGAGGAAAGAATGAATAACTCAAAATTAATATTAACTTTAGAAGAAAATTCAAGCGAAGTTAATGCAAAATTTATTTCTGCCTCTAATGAAATTATATATAAAACAATTCCAGATCATTTAATTGCTAATTTCTTCGTTGATAAACAAGAAGTTAAATTAGGCCCTTTTCATAGTTTTGGTATTTCTTATTACACCAGAAATCTCAATAAAGAAATTCTTTTATTTACATACCCAGCAAGTTTATTAACTTATAATTACCATAACAAAAGAACAGGTGCAGCTGTTGAGGCAATTGATAATGTTCCTATCCCTATCACCTTATTTGTATTTGTTAAAGCTGGTTCAAGCACATATACTTATTGTATATGTTTAAAACATTATGCCCTGACTCAAAGTACCGAAATCTACCATTGGCCATATGGTAATACATATAATGATGGAAAAATTTGCTGGGGATCAACTGAGCATGTTTTAAATGGAATTGAAAGTGCTATCGGAATTATTAATAATTTTCTATCTTCTACATTTAATGATGATTTATATCAAAAACCAGTGATAGCCGAATACCAAAATTACGGTCAAAAAGAATTAGCTCAAACATTATGTGGAAAAATTTTCCCAAATAATGCTTTAAATAGCATTGGAAATCTTCGTGTATGGTTGCGTAACAATAACATAGATGGAGTTATCTAATGGATAAGAAATTCTACTTTTTATCTGATGAACTACGCGAAAATAATGACAAAGTTAAATCTTTGATTCAGAAAAAAAGAGAAAGTTTAAGTAAGCTTATTTCTCCTGCTACTATTTCCACAAATAAATTAGCGGCAAAATATATTCCTAAAGTATTAGGAGGATCAGCTCAAGATTTTATTGCGCTTAAACATCCAGTGGCTTATTCTATACAAGAGAACGGTATTTATCGCGTTGAATATCAAAAATTTGCTCTCTTTATGAAGAAGGCACATGGGTATGATGAACCGTTACTATATACCGAAAATTCTATTAAAGAGAATGGATTTGTTTACCTACTTCCTAAAATTCCAATTGAGTTATTACTTCAAAGTTTTATCTTAGCGACTGACGTATGTGCCATTGCCGAGCAAAATGTAGAAGTTATGACACGTATTTTGTGGGATACAGAAGCTAAAAAATATTTCCTTGATATTCCTATTCAAGTAATAAGTGGTGCTGCTATTAAATTCTTTGATTTCGACGAAGACGATCAGAAGAAAGATAGCAAAATTACATATTTATCACCTATTCATGAGTCTAAAAACTTACAGGTTATGCAAATTCATTCTCATAATTCTATGGGAGCTTTCCATAGTGAGACAGATGACAAAGATAATGCAGAAACTAGATTTTATGGTGTTATCGGAAACATCTTTACCGATCCTACCTTTACTGGTAGATGGTGTATGATGGGCAAAGAAGAAGGGAAAATTTCCTTAAAAGACTTATTCGACACCGAACAATTAACACTAAAAGAGATTCTAAAAGAAAATGATTTATCATGTATCACATATCCAGAAGATGCATTATCAAGAATAGCAATGGATAAGCCTTATAAAGTGGTTGAAAAGGCCATTATAGAACCCCGAGCAATAGGTCTTCATCCAACACCAGTCAAAGATTTGACAGATGACGAAGAAGAATATTTTGAACGCTTTTGTCCCGGTGCTAAAAAAACCCGTCGAGATTTCTTTAGGACGACCAAACCATGAAGATAGGACTAATTAACATACCTCAAAACTTCATTGGACATATAGAAATTATTGGAGCAGGAGGTACAGGAAGTTGGCTAATTCCTTGGTTAATTAAATTTCTTAAATCTTGCCCAGTTAATATTCATATTATGGACGGAGATGTTGTTAGCGACAAAAATATTCTAAGACAAAACTTCATTGCTTCTGATATTGGTAAAAATAAAGCTGAGGTATTAGCAGAAAGATACTCACGCGCTTATGGAGTAACTATCATAGCTAAACCTCAATTCTTAACAAAAGAAACACCAATAAAGAATGACTATTATGATTGTCTCCCTCTTATAATTTGTTGCTGTGATAATGACGAAGCTCGGCTTTTGTGCGCAAATCGCTATAAGAAAGCCAAATATTTTTATTTGGATTGCGGCAATGATTTAGATACAGGCCAAGTTATCTTAGGAGGTAACTTAGGGCAAATGGCTGTTACTAATCCAATTAATAACGAAACATATAAGCAAAAAGTTATTTTAGATGATGTTGTGAAATTATATCCTGAAATAAATAATGCTAAACCACATGAACGTTCATGTGCAGATGGTCCACCACAAAATATGTTAATTAATCAGATGACGGCTTTACATGCTTTGGCTATATTAAGCGAAATATTTATCACAAAAATGTTAAAAACAACACAAATTACATTTAGTTTAAGTAGCAATAGTCAATTTACATATTTCACATTAGATACTTAGAAATAAGTATCTTAAATGTATTTCACAAACTAAATTTATTTGAATGGTTACATTCAAATAAAGTTAGTTAGAACTGGACTGCAGCTGGACTCGGCCAGTTCTCGATTCAAATAATTTGAATCGAGTGAAATACACCAAGTATCTAGATGAAAATCAAGGATAGCTATAAGTAATCTAAGGCGATACTTAATAACCTCTTTGCTATGGGAGAGTCCCTTTATAGGGACCAATTCCAATATTAAAGATTGTTGTTAACTATATCAATTTAGATTACTTATAGTCTTGGTGTCTCTTTTCCTAAAAAAAAATGTAATAAATATGTATACTAGTATAAAACTTAGAAAAGTTAATAATAAATTTAGAGACATTAATATCCCTGATCCTGAGACAAAAGTGAAATTAAAAAAAATTCATAAAAGAATATATAATTCTATTTCTATAAAAGAAAATATTTTTAGTTTCAGATCTGTTCTTAATACTATTAATTATCATTTTCCATTTGAATATGATTATTGGATAGAATTAGATATTAAAAAGTTTTTCCCCTCTATTATAAAAGAAAATTTTGTTAGGCTATATCCGAATTTATTAACAAATGAAGAGCTTGATATATGTTTTTATCAAAACAGCTTACCGCAAGGTAGTCCTGCAAGTCCAATTTTAGCCGAATGTTTTATACAATATTTAGAAAGATCATTATACGAAACTCATCAAGATTTTGTATGGTCTCGTTATGTAGACAACATCATTATTTCATGCCGCAGAGATAACATTCCAAATGTTATTCGTTTATTCAAAAATATCTATTCAATTGGCAATTTAAAATGCCCAGTTAAGTCTATTATTCCTAAAACTGAAAAATTTGGAGTCTTAGGCATAACAGTTCAAAACAATATCATTTCTTTATCTCGTAGAACTAAAAGAAAATTAAGCCTTAAGCTAGTTAATTCTAATCAAGAATCTTATTCCTTAGGCATTCTTAATTATATTCAGCAAATTAATCAAGAAGACCTTGATCATATCCAAAATAATCTTAATAAATTCAGGAGGAATAATGGCAACCACTGAGGTCAAAGAGAATCTTCTTGCTCAATTAATGGCCAAGCACGACAAACTCAAGGTAGAATTACATACTATCTCTTTATCTGAATATATCGAATTAGTTAAAAATAAGCCTAGTATTGCAGCTAATGCTGCTGGGCGTGTCTATAATTCGATTCATCGACATGGTATTCGATACGAACTAGATCAATATGCCCTGGAAAAGGGAAAGAAAATTGAAATTTATGACTTCTTTGAAAAACAATTCTTTGGAATTCAGGATAATATTGGCATGCTAATGCAGTATCTTAAATCTGCTGCAAATAAAAGTGATGCAAGCCGCCGCCTACTCCTATTCATGGGACCAGTAGGAAGCGGAAAGAGTGATGTTGTTGACAAAATTAAAAGAAATCTAGCTGAATATAGCAATACTGATGATGGTGCTATTTACCGGATCAAGTATCCATTCACAGACGAAGAAAGTCACAAGTATGGTCTCGTGAAGAACCATTGTCCTATCAATGAAGACCCATTACGAGCCTTACCCGATGAACTTAGGGAAGACTTTTTCACAGCAACAGGTATCAAAATCGAAGGCCATTTATGCCCACATTGCGCAAAGGTTCTAACTAAGTTCTTGAATGATGATATTTCGAAATTCTTATCACAACGATTTTTGATTAGTATTAGTCAGCGTCAAGGTATCGGTAACTTTATGCCCGGAGATCCTAAGTCTCAAAAAGCTAGTGACCTCAAAGGAACAAAAAATATTAGTACATTGAGCCAACATGGTCTAAGTGATCCGTTTAGTTATGATTATTCCGGTGAAATTAATTACGCAAATCGTGGGATCATGGAACTTATGGAAATTTTAAAGATTTCCAAAGATATGCGAATGGATTTACTAAGTTTAACTCAAGAGAAACAGTTAAAAATTGAAAATCTCCCCATGATCGACGTAGACGAACTCATTATTTCGCATACAAACGAATCGGAATTCCGTAAGTTCATGGAAGATCTAACAGAAGAAGCAACACAAGATCGCGTATGGACTATTGGTTGGCCTTATTGTTTAAGCTATAAGGACGAAGAAAAGATTTATCAAAAGATTCTTCGTCAAAACCAAAATCGCGATAAAATTCATATTGCTCCACATACTTTAGAAGTGGCAGCATTTTACGCAATGCTTACTCGCCTAAAGCCACCAAAAGGATCTGCTGTTGGACTTAAACAGAAGATCCGTTTCTATGCAGGAGAAGACGTATTCGGCTTAAACAAATCAGATTTGCGCCCTCTACGTCTTGAACATACCAGAGAAGGATTCGAGGGACTAGGACCCAGAAAGATCGTAGATTGTATTAATCGTGCAATGGCTGATCAAATTAATGACAATACAGAATTCCCATGTATTAACCCAGTAACTATTCTTGCAAAGATTAAGAAGTATTTACAAGAGAATCCTGAAGTCAAAGAAGAGTCACGTAAAGAATGGCTAGGTCATATTGGAACTGTTCTAGAAGAATATAACGATATGGCCGAGAAGGCTGTTGCAGGAGCACTACTTGCCGATATCGATAGTCGTGCTCAAGAATTATTCTCTCGTTATATTGATAATATTAATAATTTCTTATCCGAAGAAAAACCCAGAGATGAGATGGGGAATGAAATCCCATTGGATGATGAATTGATGAATTCAATTGAATCTGCTATTGGTGTAAATTCTTCATCTAAACGTGAATTCCGTCATGAAATATTTCGTAAACATTGGGAAGTAACACAAGCAGGAGGGGAATTCAAGTGGAATTCTCATGATCGTTTACGTGAAGCAATTGAGAAATATTTATACTCAAAAGCAAAGCAAACGTTACGTATCCCATTCGACAAACACTTAGATAAAGCTAAGCCTGGTAAAGATGGAGAGAAGGTTTTAAAAGCTATCAGGAAAAGATTGCAAGAACGTGGATATTGTGAATCTTGCGCAGAAGCTTTAATTAAATATGTTAATACTATTTTTGTGAACCGCGCCTCTAAAAAATAACTTTATGTTTAAAGTAATCAATGGCCTTACAATTGACTTCCAAAGAAGATTAATTTGGGGACCAACCCAAAAACCAATGACTTGGTTTCAAGCCATGAACTTAGAAAAAGACGGTTGGAGATTGCCGACAAAAGATGAGTTAAGACAAGCATTTATAGATAAAGTTCCTGGATTTAAAAGTGCTCGCTTCTGGTCTTCATCTCTCTACACCTACTACCTTCAAAGCTATGTGTGGAGCGTGTCCCTCTTCTATGGCGATGCCTATTATGATATAGGTCCTCCATCTTCTACGTGCGGCGTGTGAGACCACTTGACTCTTTGATTTTAAAAGAATTTGGAATTATAATGGAAAAGTTATGAGTATATTCCAACAAATTGAAAATTTCGTAATCGACACCGAAAGAAAACAAATTTGGAAATTAGAGTCTATTAAAATGAGTTGGTGGACAGCCTTAAGACAAGAACAATATGAATGGACATTACCAACAGCTAAACAACTAAAACGAATATGGGAACTTGAAGCTCCAGGATTTATCAAAGATTATTACTGGACAAATTCAGCTTACAGCATAGGTAATCAATTTGGTGACTATGCTTGGTGTATAAGATTAACTGACGGTAATATTTATAACGAAGAAAAAGAGAGACCTCTTTTTGTATGTTATATACGACCATTCGATTCTTACACACTGTTAGAACTTGGGTTTAATCGTGAGGAACTATGAGCGATAGCATCTATGACATCTGGGATTTAAATAACCAGACTGATATGGAAGAGCGAAAACATACCGAACGTGTAAAAGAAGCGATTAAATCCGGCGCGAAAGATATTATTAACTCTGAAGATATTATTACATCTGATAGTGCTGGCAAAAAAGTTAAAGTACGTATCCCGACTATTAAACAAAGGCGTTTTATTTGGGGTACCAACAAAGATACACCACAACCAGATTATTCTGATACGAGTGGAGAAGCTTTAGGAGAAGAAGGAGATGTCCTTAAACCTGGAGACCCCTTTAGTCAAGGACAAGGTCCACAAGCAGGCAATGAACATGGAGATCCAACTTATACTGTAGAGATTGACTTACAAGACATTATCGAAGAAATGATTCGACAGTTAGGGCTTCCTAATTTACGAGAAAAAGAGCAAAGGACAGTAGAGTCTATTGAAACAAAGTACAACACCTATAGGCCAACTGATACAATATCAAACGCTGATATTGAAGAAACTATTTTAAGAAATATCATTCGTAATGCAGCAGAGACAGGAAAGGCATATGTAGGAGATTTTAAACAAGAAGATTTAGTAAAAATTTCTTATGAAGAAATTCCTCAATATACTACTCATGCAGCTGTCTATTTATTAATGGATGTCAGTGGTTCTATGACTGAAGAAATTCGTGTCGTTGCAAAAATGATCTTTTTCTGGATAGTCCAATTCCTCAAATATAATTATAAAAAAGTAGATATATATTTTATTGCGCACGATACTCAAGCTTGGTTTGAGGAAGAAAAGAAATTCTTTGAAGTATCTTGGGGAGGAGGAACTATTTGTTCTAGTGCTTTGAAATTAGCCGACGAACATATAGACAAACATCACCCTCCTTCAAAATGTAATAATTATATAGTACATTTAACTGACGGTGGAAATTGGGGAGACGATGATAACCGCTTATACGTTAAACTTGTGGATAAGTTATTAACTAAATGTTCTATGATTGGTTATGGAGAGATAAACCCACATCTAGGATGGGGAAATTATGGACTTCAATGGGAAGTAAGCTCAAATTCAGGGTCTGAATTATATTCCTTACTTAGAAACAAAATTACTGATGAAAAATTCCAGGCTATTTTAATTAATGGCAAGGAAGATGTAGATAAAACCTTACAGTTCTTCTTTGGGACAACGAAAAAGGAGAAATAAGATGCTCGTTGAAGGACACATCGACGAAGAAGTAAAAGCCATTAGTGAAATAGCACACGAAATGGGATTGTCTTGGGATCCTATTATTTGGGAAACAGTTCCTCCAAAATTAATGGCGATTATCGCAACCTATGGGCTACCCCTACGTATGCGTCATTTCTCCTATGCTCCTACATGGACACAACAAAAAGCCGCTAGCGAATATGGTATGGTAGCGTTAGAAACCATTATTAATAATAACCCCACTTATGCCTTTATGCATGCGAGTAACAATTTAGTTACTAATAAGTTAATTATTGCCCATTGCATGGGTCATGCACATGTTTTTAAAAACAATATTCAATTATCTAAAGTACCTAAAGATATGGTACAAAGAGCTGCTGATTCTTGTTTGCGCGTAGAGCGTTATAAAGAAATGTATGGAGAGAAAGAAGTAGAAGACTTTATCACTATGGCATTTGCTCTTGAGCGTCATTTGGATTGGTTTACATATACCCAAAAAGGCGAGAATAGACCACTATATCCCAAGAAGGAAAGGACAATTAGTTATACGGAACCCGATATCATTGACTTATTAACACAAGAAAGCCCTCAAGTAACAAGTAAAGTCTCTTGGAATTACGAAACATTTCCTCCAAGAAAAGAACCTGATTTATTATGGTTTCTTGCGCATTACGCACCTGATCTAGAAGAATGGCAAAAAGATGTACTCTTAACAGTGAGAGCAGAAAGTTATTATTTCTATCCTCAATTCTTAACTAAAACTATTAATGAAGGATTTGCAAGTCTTGTTCATATCGTAATTATGGAAAAGTACTTAAACGATATGGATATGGTTGATTTTGCCGCATTAAATTCTGCTGTCATCAATCCGGGATGGGATGAAGAACACATGATTGGACGTATGGGGCATAACCCATATTATATAGGATATAAAATTCTTAGAGACATCTGGGAAAGATGGGACGACTATTATACCAATGGCCTTCCTAAAGATATGAAATTATATCCTTATCCACAAGATGACAACCAAAGGTTTCGAGACGAAGATGGAAACATTGTTAAAGCAACTATTAAAGGATGGGATAAAGTTCTAGAAGTAGTTAAATTCGAAGACGATCCATCTTTTTATAGAACTTACTTAACTGACAAACTTATGTACAAGTTACATTTATGTACAATGCAAAGAGATAACGAAACAGGGGAAGTTATTCTCAAGAATAGGAGTATTGAAGATTTCTGCTTTGAACAATCTGCTATGTCCTACGATTATGGTGTTCCCAGAATCACAATACAAGGAGTTGCAGATTCTGGAGCTTTAATTTTAGCTCATGAAAACCATCAAGATTTTCAAGAATTTGGACTTGAATTAAAACTTGATGAATGTGAAGTAGTCATGAGATATATGGAAAAAATCTGGAAAAGATCAGTTATACTAGGTTCTACCATCAATGGTGAGAAAAAAGTATTAGTATGTAAAGATGGTAAAATTATTTAGGAGAAAGATTATGGACGTAAAGACAAAGATTGAAAGTGCTGTTACAAACTTTACACTACGGAATATCAATAGTGGTGTGTTGGCTGGAGCAGGAATGATTACTTTCTGTGATTTAATCACAGTAAAATTCGCAATCTTTAAGAAAGATGATAAGACTTGGGTTTCCTGGCCCGTTGAAAGGGACAAGGAAGGGAATATCATGAAGGATAAATCAGGCAAATTCACCCAAGAAGGAGCTTTCCCTAAGGGTAAAGAAGAACGCGAGGCATTAAATACTTTTATTTTAACTAAGTTTAATACTCAGCAAGAGAATACTACTCCTGCAACTACTACTTCAACTAAACCTAGGTGGTAAAAAATGGCCATGGATATTACTCAATTAGTCGAAGATCTATTTGAGAAAAATCTATGGCCTATCCTAATTTGGGAGGATCAGGGAAAGCTTTGCGGATTCTTTATAGAAGACACAAGAGCTTTTCTTGATCCTACTAAATATCCCCGCTCTGAAATATCCTATTCGCAAGATTGTAGTTTACTAGAATTAGGAAATTGGTTTAGATTATTTCATATGAATAGGTTACAAATCCTTAATTTCCTTAAAACAGTTACCCCCTTATATACAGACGATGGATTTTCCGACCTATTTAATATCCTCAATACTGTCACTTCTTTAGAAGATCTTGGCAAAGAAATATGTAATTTTAGACTACGGTTATTATGACTATAATTGAAACAGCTAATCAAATAATAAATATTCTTAATCAATCAGCATTAAATGACAATGATCAAGCACGAGTATTGGCTCAGGTCATAGCAGCCTTAGGAGACGCAGTATCTCCAATCCAATATGGAGATAAAGTTGATCAACTAATGCTCGATCATCTTTCTCATCCTAACTTAGCTACTCTACTGTTAGTAGAAGCTTTAGACTTAATGAAGTTCATAGATAAACTTCAAACTACAGACTAAATATGTTCAAAGAAATCAATGGCTTTACAATTGACTTCAAGAATAAATTAGTTTGGGGATTAACCCAAGAACCAAGAAGCTGGAGTAGAGCCATGAACTTAGAAAAAGACGGTTGGAGACTTCCAACAAGAGATGAATTAAAACAAGCATTTATAGATAAAGTTCCTGGATTTGCAAAAGATAGGTTCTGGTCATCGTTGTCTCTCATTAAGTATACCAACTACGCATGGTACGTGCATCTCGGCTACGGCTTCGCCGACTATGATAATAAAGCTCTCGACTATTATGTAAGATGTGTGCGGCCGCTTGACTCTTTGATTTTAAAAGAATTAAATTTTACAATGGAAATTTTATAAGGATTATTATGGAAAAAATTATTCGACCTGCAAAATTTGAAAAATATAAGAAGACTTCATGCCTTCAATTAGAGTTATATTCACCGAAAGAAGGACCTGAATGGACAAATTCTGCTGGACAAAAATGTACAGAATTACAGGCTGGTTCTGTAATGTTAACTATTTGCCCAATGGCAAATAATCAAATGCAACTAGAACAAATCCAACGTTTTAAGTTAGGATTTATTGATATTGAAAAAATTCTTTACTGGCTAGAAAAAACATTGCCTTATGCTTTACAAGATAATGATGAAAAAGGAAAATCAATAGCTTTGATCCATGATCCTAATGCACAAACAGAAGCAATGGGATCTGTTATTAATCAACTAAGTGTTTTCTTTAATGGAACATCTTTTGGATTTACTCTTCGCCATAAAGAAAATGGAGAAGAGAATGTTAGAACATTTTTTATGTCGCCTGAAGAAATGTTATCTTGTCAAATAATGCTTCGTACTGCACTTTCTAAGATTCTTGGATGGTAAGTAAAAATTTAATTGTCGTAGGTTTGATTACTTTATTTATTTTGACATTCATAATTGGCGGAATAGCCTTAACGGGTTTAATTTTAGGAGGAATAATATTTTTTGTTTTCTTAATTTTATTTAATAAACTTCCAATAAGACTTCAAAAATTTATGGTCAGACATCATATTATTACTGACGCACTTTTTAGTATATTAACTTTTTTTAGTCTAGGTGGAGGCATTCACGCTGTTGTTGCCGCTGCTTATATTGGCATTTTTATATCTTTAGCTTTATGGTTTTTACAAGACAAGATACATCTAATGCCTTAGGATAAATATGTTTAAAGAAATCAATGGCCTTACAATCGACTTTAAAAATAAATTAATTTGGGGACCAGTCCAAGGACTAATGACTTGGAATCAAGCCAAAGACTTAGAAAAAGACAGTTGGAGACTTCCGGTAAAAGATGAGTTAAAACAAGCGTTTTTTGATAAAGTGCCTGGATTTACAGAGGATAGGTTTTGGTCGTCATCGTCCTTTATCGACAACGCCGACCACGCATGGTACGTGGATTTCGACAACGGTTACGTTGTCGAAGGTCTTAAAACTTACAGGCTTGCAGCACGGTATATACGACCATTTGATTCTTTGATTTTAAAAGAATTAAATTTTACAATGGAAATTTTATGAATCAAAAATTACTATACAAAACAGTTCTCTCAATGAGAAAAAATTTAAAAGACAAACAATGGAATCCTCATGTAGACACTATATATTACTTTAACGACATACTAGAAAGTTTAAGTTTAGTAAAAGAAGTTAATCCTTCAGAAGATATTTATATTACTACTGCTTCTATTATTGAAAACAAACCCAAGAAAATTATAGGCATTATCAATGATAATATCTACACCAATCCTCCTAGACTAATTGAAGATGAAACTTTATTGACTGTTGATAGAACTTTAGCTTCAATTTTAGCAGCTATCCCATTTATGGAGATGAGAGAATTAATGGCCGCCAAAAAAGTATTACATATATTTTTAGGCGAGTCGGAAACCTTATATGATTGTCTATTGGGTAAAACAAAAGACTTCGAAAGCGAGAGTCTAAAAATTATAGCTCATTTACCTAAAGTATATATTTATAATAATAATTACGAAATGAAAGGAGAATTGATTGCTTCCTATTATTCTTTACTCAACTGCTGATGATTTACAGATATTACAGTCTCAATTAGATTCTTTAGAATATAATTATAATACTGTTAGTATCACTAATATTAAAACTAAAGATCTATTAACAACTTTAACAAATTTTAGCAATACATATAATTGCATATTATACGGAGAACGAGCTATTACAATTTGGAAATCCGTTCTTCCGAACCGTGAAATTATTATATGGACTAAAAATGTTACAACTCAAAACTTAGAAAATCTTTTGAGACAAACATGTTCTATACCTGAACCAGTGTTAATGTGTGAAAAACCTAATTTGGAGTTAGAACCCCAAGATATTATTAATTTAACTCATACGGGTTCTTCGGCAAATAAAATGTTTACAACAACACTAAAATCTGGGCATACAATTGCAGTATATCCAGACAATAAAAAAAGAGGTATGTATAGCAATGAATTAACTATGGAAGACTTAGACATTTTATATAAAATGGTTAAAACATTTGGCGGAAAAATTATAATAGAAGAAATAAAATGACAGAAGAACACACTGAACAAGAAGTTATCAATACGGAAAAACCATTAAATGATTTAGACCAAGAAATTAACATCGGTAAATTTATGTTGTCTAAATTTACTGACATTTTCCTTAATAGTTTTACTATTGATGGAAAAACATTAGTTGATTGGGAAAAAGATTTTGCTATTCACTTTGATCCAAACATGTCAATTTCTGAATGTAGAACGGCAGTAGCTACTTTAGTTAAGCTATATCAATTAGCTTCAAACTATAAAAGTCGCTATCAGGCAATGCTTTATGCAAATCGTTCTACAGAAAACAACCAACAAGGGCAATTATATAAAACTTTTATGAGACAAGTAGAAAGAAAAGATGGTTCTCGTAAAGCTTTAACTAATAGAGCGCATTGCGAAAAGTTGGCTAAAAGCGAAGTGGCAGTTTTAACGACAACAACTATGGCAATAGAAATTGCATATGAATTTTGGTCTAATGTACTTAAAAAATTAGAATATGCGCAAAAAGCATTAAATATTGCCGCGATTTTAAATGGAACAGAACGTAAACTAAATCAATACTGAGAGAGAAAAATGGGAAAGACTATCCGTAAAATCACTGAACCTCGTATTCCTACTGCTCCTGGAACTATTGTTCATAAACAGAAAGAAGATAAATATTATACCAATACCGAAAACTTTTGTTTTAAATGCGGAGAGTTAATACATGACTGCGCTTGTAAACCCGTCAGGACCAGTTTACCGTGTTGTGAAGTGGAGATTGTTCTTCCTTGGAATGAAACGACTCATAAAGTAAGATGTGGAGCAGCTTCAATTGCAAAATGGGAATTTCCGGATGGCAAAATTCTTCATGTTTGTGAAGAACATGATAAAGATTTAGCTGACCAAGAAGAAGATTATGAAGGATGAATTACTAGAAGCGTTTAAGACATCTTTAGTAAAAATACAAAAAACATTTGGTGTTTCTAATCTAATATCGTATTATATATCAGTGGCAACAGTAGATCATTTAATTAATAACAAAGTTATTACTTTAGACCAAATTACAAGTACTTTTTCTAAGGGAGAATTAGGAAACAATTTTGAGCTTCCAATACTCATGAATTTATTAAGTACAATTACTCCCTGCCCTATTTGCAAAAAAAGCAAAACACATCGCAAATATTGCGGTTTGGGCCTTACTTTAAAACAATTGAATACACAATGGACGAATTTATCGAAGGCGTGAGAGTCCAAAGACTCTTAATAGAAATCTTAATCTCATTTATACGAGATTACCATAATGAACCCGAGACAGTTTGTTCGTTATCTCCTGATTGCTCTTCTTGCCCATTGAATAATCATATTATTAATACAAATTACAACAGAGAAATAGAGGCCTTTGAATTTGAACATCAAAAGATTCCTTTATTAACCTGTTCGTATCATTTCCAAGTTTCTGAATATTTTTTAATGAAAAACGGAAGTTTCAGTTTTGGGAAATTTGATCTTACATATTCTGAACTCTGTGATTTATTAAGTATTCATTCAACAAAACTCAAAAAGATTATACACCAAAATCCCGAACAAGCTATTAACCTCCTTCGTAGATGGGGTTGAATTAGGAGTTCATATGTCAGACATCCAAGTTGTCTGCATGGCTGATCTTCATGGTCATTATAAAGATCTTGAAGTTCCGAATGGAGACCTTTTAATTATTGCTGGAGATATAACCACATTTGGTTCTTTAAAAGAAATTGAAGAATTTGGTAATTGGTTAAAAATACAACCACATGATTTGAAAATTGTTATAGCCGGAAATCATGATTTAGCTTTTCAATCAAGAAAAGAAAAAGCTAGTTTGGCTATTAATAAACATCAAAATTGTATTTATTTAGAAGATGACAGTTATCAATTTAAAGGTTTACATATTTATGGTTCGCCTTGGCAACCAGTATTTTATAATTGGGCTTTTAATCTACCAGTAGGAGAACCCTTACGTAAAGTTTGGGAAAAAATTCCACATAATACCGATATTCTCATTACCCATACACCTCCTAGAGATTGCTTAGACTTCTCTAAGGGAAATAGAATAGGTTGCCAAGACTTAAAAGATAGACTTTTAAATATATCTCTTAAATTACATGTTTTTGGTCATATTCATGAGAACTATGGAATGGTAGAAACCCATGCAATAAATAATAAAATTTCTATTAACGCAGCCTTATGTGATGACGCTAATAAATTAATTCATAGTCCTATCCAAATAAATATTAAGGTAAAATAAACTTTTGCAAGGAGATTATAGTGAATCACTGTATAGGAGAAGATTTATTTATACTTAATAGACTGTTAGTATTTATTAAATATTATAAAATAGAATACAGAGAAATTGCTTGTGTAGAACATGATGCAGCAATGTGTAAATTAAGCCAACATCCAGATTATCGACTTCCAACATTAACTGAAGTATTTGAACTTAACGATTGTCTAAACCAATACCCTGATAAACGCTTTTATAAATTTGGTGGAAGATTTGTTTGGTGCCAAGAGGGACAAGGTCAAGTTGCTTATCATATTCATTCAGGTTCAACCCGTAATTCTTTCCCTGTTAAAGATGGAAGGGTTCTATTAGTTCGAGATCTTTATAAAGAAATTCTATAAGGATTTAAAATGCAAAACTTAATCTTTTTCTCAGGTAAATATATTGCTACAGAATTTTGGGATCCGCCCATTCAAACCTTTTGGGGAGAAGAAAGGAAAGATAGAATTTGTGCGTCTAATTCAGACTTTAGATTACCTACCTTAAAAGAAATATTTGAATTACAAGAAGCAGAATACAATAATTATATTAGATTCTGTCCTTTCCTTCATGTTGGAACAAGATACCTTTGGTGTCTTGATGTTCCTTATGCTGTAGGTACTCCAGGACAAGATAGAGACAAAATACCCTTTTCCAAATGGCTTCCTCGTGTATATCGTGTTAAGAGCGGAGGAGGTCGAATACTTTTAATTAAAGAAGCTCCAATCTTAGATATATTATAAGGATTATATGGTTAAAAAAGATACAGAAGTTGTTGAAAATTTAGACGATGAAAAGCAAAAAGAAATAGAGTTATCTCTTAAGTTAATTGCTAAACAATTTGGAGAAGGCTTAGCTTGTATTGCTTCCAACGAAGATTTAGATATATGCACTATTAAAGATTGGATACCTATGGGTCTTCCAAACTTAGATTATAATTTGTCTAAAGGAAGGGGATTACCAAGAGGAAGGCATATAGAATTATATGGATGGGAAGCAACAGGCAAAAGTAGTCTTGCATTACATGCTTGTGCGCAAGCACAAAAACAGGGGTTATTAGTTGCATATATAGATTCTGAGCACGCACTAGAACTAGATTATGCACAGAAATTAGAAGTCGATTTGAATCGGCTTACAATTAGTCAACCTGATTACGGTGAGCAAGCGTTAGATATTGCAGAAACTTTATGTAGAACTGGTTCTTATGGCTTAATTATTATAGATTCTGTTGCGACTTTAATTCCTAAAGCTGAATTAGATGGGACAATGGAAGATCAACAAATGGGCCTTCAAGCTCGTATGATGTCTAAGGCTTTGCGCAAGCTTAACCCATTAGCCCAACAAGCTAATTGTACTTTTATTTGGATAAACCAATTTCGTCAGAAAATTGGAATTTCTTATGGTTCTCCAGATGTGGTATCCGGCGGAAACGCATTAAAATTCTATGCAACTATTAGATTAGAATTACGAAAAGGAGATTGGGTGGGTCCAAAAGAAACACCAATAGGTTTTACTTGTAAAATTAAGACAGCAAAGAATAAGGTATTTACTCCATTTAGAACAGCAGAAGTAGATTTACTGTTTGGACAAGGATTTAGTCCTTGGGCTGGTACTGTAGATTTATTACGTTCTAAAGGTATCTTAGAAAATTCTGGTGCTTGGTACTATCTTAATGGGACAAAAGTAGCACAAGGCAGAAATGGAATGGCTGAATATTTAGCAACAATGCCCCCAGAAGAATTAAAACTTTTGCTAGATAGATCCTATGGGTTAACCACAATAGAGACAAAGAATGAACCAGCTTGAAACATATTGCACAGAACTTAAAGAAAAAAATTGCACCCTTTGTTCTCTAAATACTAATAATTCTAAGATAGTTGTTAATCGGGGATCTTATCTGGCCGATATTATGGTCATAGGTATGGGACCCGGAGAACAAGAACAAAAACAAGGTCTGCCATTCGTAGGACCAAGTGGTCAATTTGCAAATGAAATGTTCGAATCTATTGGGATAGATCCTCACAAAGATATATTTTGGACAAATATAGTCCTACATAGAACAATGGTCAATGGTCAATTTAAAGATCGAGATCCACGGCCAGAAGAATATGATGTGTGTAAAACACATTTAAACAATATGATAAATTTATTAAAACCGCGTTTTATTATTACTTTTGGTAAGCCAACATATCAAGCATTAACTGATACTGTTATCCAAAATTGGGTAAAAGAATATTGTGGTAAGGTTAAAAAATATTTATTAGAAGGTAAAACTTATAAGGTAATGCCGTTAATGCATCCAGCATACATTTTACGTAACCCATCTATGATGGACTTAGCAAAAGAACATGCACAGATTTTTTATAATTTTTACACAGAAAATTTAAAATGAATGAATGGATCAAAGATCCTAGGACCGGATTAAAGTGGGGACCAATCTCTGAAAAGTCAATGTCATGGAGGAAAACTCAAATCTAGTGTGAAGAACAAAAAGGAAGATGCCCTTCTAAAGAAGAACTTATTGATTTATTTGAGAATGGACCAGAAGAAATTAAAAAGTATATAAAAAATAAATCTTTATGGTCATCTTCTAGATGTCGAATGTCAAAACAATATTATTATGTAAGGCACAATTTTATTGGAAGTGACATCAAATATAATAGTCGTTATATCTGTTGTGTGCGACCATAATAAAAATAAGGAATTAAAATGAGTCTAAAACGCCAACTACTCTATTTTGCTAATATGTACCCTTTGGTTGCAAAAAATCACATAGAATTATTGTCTGAGTTTTACCTAGATAACTCTGGGGTGCATTATTGGTATCAAGGAGAAATGGTACAAGCAGAAGGAGATTTAGGCGTACAAGACATTTCTTTTAGTAACTTTAAAAGATTACTGCGTCGCCATGTGAAAGTCGCGCGCAGAGACTTTTTCTCATACCAGCAGCCAGACCATCTCCTTGAACCCTACGAAAGGGCGCTCCATAAGAAATGGCGCAAAGACTATTATATAGACAATGCCCTGAAGTGTCTACATAAAAAACCTTTAGTTACAAAAACCTTTCCACCGGCTCATGTGTATCTGAGATACGCAGAACGCCTCAAACTTCCTGCGGACGTCAAGCCGGATTGGCAAGCTGGGTACGAAGAACTAAAAGCTTATATCAAGTGCCAGGCATCTTTAAGTTTTGAACTCTTCTCTGCTATGGCTAAGAAAGACGACGGCTGGGAATATTTTGCATTGTATCACGGAGAAGAAGAAGAAACCATAGAAACCGCACTAAAGAAAATCCTGAAAGAAACCCAAAAGTTAGCAGCAGTACTACTTTAAGTAAAAGGTATTAAAATGAAAATCGATAAATTTAAAGGAAAAATTACATCAAAGGAAAATCTTGAAGAATTCACTAACCTTATTGTAGATACATTGCGTCAAATGTATATAGATAAAGGCGGAACGATTAAAGATTCTGAATAAGTGTGTATAACCATCGAATGTTATTCAGGAACAGTATATATATACCCGGTAAATCAAATTAGTAAAGAATTACTATTAGAGTTAAGCGAAAAAGAAAAACTCGAAGTAAAAAAGGATATATGGGAAGTTTAATATCTAAATTACAATCTAAACAACTTATTAATTGCCCATATGGTATAGATAAGTCTGTTCAATATGAAGTTATTATGGGCTCAACTGCATATGGAGCAAGCAGCAATACTTCGGATATTGATATATATGGCTTTGCTCTGCCTTCTCGTACTATGATATTCCCTCATGAAGCTGGAGAAATACAAGGGTTCGGAACACAATCTCTGCGATTTCAAAATTTTCAACAGCATCATATCAAGGATCAAGATAAGGAGTATGATATTGATATCTATAATATCGTTCGTTATTTTGATTTATGTATGAATTGTAACCCTAATATGATAGATTCATTATTTGTTCCTGAAAGATGTATTATTCATATAACACCAGTAGGACAAAGAGTGCGAGAGAATAGAAAACTATTCTTATCTAAAAAAGCATGGCATACCTTTAAGGGTTATGCCTATTCTCGGCTACATAAAATCAAAACAAAAAATCCTGAAGGAAATAGAGCTGAACTTATCAGTCAATATGGTTGGGATATAAAGTTTGGTTATCATGTAGTAAGACTATTAAATGAAGTTGAACAAATTTTATCAGAGCATGACATAGATTTAGAAAGAAATAGAGAACAACTTAAGGCTATACGAAGAGGAGAATGGACTTTAGAATATCTAGAAAATTGGTTCGCAGATAAAGAAAAATCTCTTGAAAAAATATACTTAGAAAGTACTCTCCAATATAGTCCTAATGAATCTAAAATAAAAGATTTACTATTAGAATGTTTAGAAATGTATTTTGGAAATTTATCTATAAAGAGAGAGGAAACTTCTATCAAAGAAGAACTCTCGAAAATATATTTAACAATAGGGAACCTGTTAAATGTTTAAAAAAATCAATGGTTATACAATTGACTTTAATAGAAGATTAATTTGGGGACCAGTTCAAGGATCAATGAATTGGGATAAAGCCAAGGTCTTAGAAAAAGACGGTTGGAGACTTCCGACAAGTGAAGAATTAAAACAAGCATTTATTGACGAAGTTCTTGGATTTACAAAGAGTTGGTTCTGGTCTTCGACACCTTATGAGAATTTCACTGACTATGTATGGACTGTAAATTTCGGTTTTGGCATACCTTATTACACCTATAAAGATGACTATTGTCTTACACGTTATGTGCAACCATTAAACTCCTCAATTTTAGAAGTGCTTGGAGTTATAAAAAACTTAGAGGTATTATGACAGAATATATATTTGAATTAAAAGTAGCAGAAGATAGATTATATCCTACAGAAAAAATGCCCCATTATGCGACAACAGGTTCTGCAGCTTTTGATATTATTCTTGCCCCAATAGAATGGGAAGAATGTCTTTCTCAATTGTTAATCAAACCTAAAGAAATAGTCATGCTGCAAACCGGATTGTTTATCAAAAAAATGTCATCTAATATGTTTTTAGATGTTCGTTTGCGTAGTTCAATAGCTAAACAAGGGTTAGTCTTTGTTGGAAGTGGTGTTATAGATAGTGATTATAGAGATGAAATCTTAATCCCAGTTTATAACCCAACAGAAGAAACAATTTTTTTGAATATATTTGATCGTATTGCGCAAGGTATTTTGATCCCAATCGTAAGAACAGGTTTGGAGATTAAACAAGAAATACGTAAAGGTGGGTTTGGTTCAACAGGAAAATAAATATGTTTAAAGTAATCAATGGTCTTACAATCGATTTCAAGAATAAATTAGTTTGGGGATTAACCCAAGAACCAAGAAGCTGGAATAAAGCCAAAGACTTAGAAAAAGACAGTTGGAGACTTCCAACAATTGATGAATTAAAACAAGCATGTATAGATAAAGTTCCTGGATTTATATCACATTACTTTTGGTCGTCATCTCCCTACTTTAATTATACTGGTTATTCACGGGTTATACTTTTCTATAGTGGCTATACCGACTACGAGGATGAATGTTTTACCTACTATGTACGATATGTAAAACCACTTGATTCTTTGATTTTAAAAGAATTAAATTTTACAATAGAAATTTTATAAGAGTAATTATGAATAAAATTTTAAATCAAATCATTAAAAGAAACGGGACAACAGTCTCTTTCGATGAAGAAAAATTAGAAAAAGCAATAAAAAATGCCTTAGCTATTGAAGAACAAGGATTATATAACGATGTTCTAAATAAAATTTCACATTTTTTTGAACTAAAATTAAGTGAAAACCTAGAATACATTCCTCATGTAGAAGAGTTACAAGATGTTGTAGAATATGTATTCTTAACTCTACAAATGCACAAGACTGCTAAGAACTTTATTCTTTATAGAGAGGAAAGAAAAAAGAATAAAAAGTATGCTCCTTCTCAAGAATATAGAGATTTAGTAATTCGAAATAAACAATATTTTGATCACGACTTACGTCGAGAATTTGTTTATGCAAGAACATATGCTCGTTGGCTTCCACAACATAATAGAAGAGAAGTATACGAAGAGACTGTAGATCGTAGCGTTAATTATATGAGACGTCAGTTAGGAGGTCTTTTAGACGAGCCTACTTACAACACAATTAGAGAATCAGTACTAGAACAAAAAGCAATGTTCTCTATGAGGCATTTTCAGCTAGCCGGACTCCCAATAGATAGAACTAATATCTGTGCATATAACTGTTCCTATCTCACTCCCAATGAGCTACAACGCTTCGGAGAGGCCATGAACTTACTCATGCTTGGAGTAGGAGTAGGGTTCTCCGTTGAGAATAGTATTATTCATGATCTTCCAAAAATTAAATATCAAAAGCGAGTAGATCCAGAAGTAATTATAGTTGAAGATTCAAGAGAAGGTTGGGTCAAAAGTTTTAATTATATATTAGAGTTATTATATAATGGACAAAATTTTGTTTTAGACACATCTCAAATTCGTCCAGTAGGAACTCCCTTAAAGACAATGGGTGGTCGTGCTTCTGGAGATCGTCCTTTTATAGACTTAGTAAATTTTGCGCGCAATAGAATTTTGGCCAATCAAGGATCAAGATTAAAGAGTATAGACATACATGATATTCTCTGTAAAATTGGACAATGTACCGAAGCGGGTTCAACACGAAGAAGTGCTTTAATTTCCATTTCTGAACTAGACGATATACATATGCGGCTAGCTAAAGCAGGCGATTGGCTGTCTACAAACAAACAGAGAATGTGGGCAAATAATTCTGTAGCTTACCCGGTATTTGATAAGCCAAGCGAAGCTGTCTTTATGGAAGAATGGTTAAACTTAGTTAAAAGTGGGTCGGGAGAGAGGGGAATTATCAACCGCTATTCCTTTAGAAAAACTTTACCTCCTAGAAGAATTAAATTATTGGGTAAAAGAATTAATAGTCTAGGGGTAAACCCTTGTGGGGAAATAGTATTGCAATCTAATAGTTTATGTAATTTAAGCGAGATTGTAGTTCGTTTTGATGATACTCTAGAAAACTTATTGCATAAAATAGATGTTGCTACTTTAATTGGGACATATCAATCTACATTGACTTATTTTCCAGATATGTCACCCGAATGGGAACAAAATTGTAAAGAAGAAAGACTTCTAGGAGTTTCTATCACTGGGCAATGGGATTGTCCTATGGTAAGAAACCCAGAAGTTCTAAGGATTTTGCGCGACAGAACTATAGAAGTTAATACTTACTACGCGAAACAATTTAACATTAATCCTGCTTCTGCTATTACAGCCATTAAACCGTCGGGCACTTTATCTAAAGTAGTAGGTGCTTCCGAAGGGATGCACACACATTATGCACCTTACTATATTAATAGAATTCAAATTTCTAATACCGATCCAATGCTCAAACTATTAAAAGATCAAAACGTTCCATGTTATCAATATGACGAAACGATATGGTCAGTAGAATTCCCGGTTAGGGCTCCTGAAGGAGCCGAAGTATTTTCTAATACTTTGTCAGCTATTGAGCAATTAGAATATTGGAAGATGGTTAAAATTAATTACTGTGAGCATAATCCAAGTTGCACCATATATGTAGGAGAAGGTGAATGGTTGTTGGTTGCTGCTTGGGTTTATGAAAATTGGGATATAGTTGGCGGATTATCTTTCTTTCCTAAAGAAGATGGCGACAATATATATCGCTTAGCTCCAAAAGAAAGGATTAGTAAAGAGGAATACGAAAAGCGTGTTTCAGTCCTTAAAAATATAGATTTTTCAAAACTAACTTACTATGAGGTCATAGATTCGACGGATCAATTAGCCACAGCAGCTTGCTCGGGAGGCACCTGTAGTTTAAAAAGGAACTAATGTTATATATAAAGAAAGATCCAGTTCTCTTAACAACATTTCCTTCAGATCGTGGAGATTTATATGAATTTCGATTTTTACCAGATATAACAAATATTAAACCTCAAGCTAATATGGTTCTTTTCTGTAAAAATACAGAGCGTACTTATTATTTAATAAAAATTATAGAGACGACAGATATATCTGTAAGGTATATGTATCAACTTTTGGAAACAAATAGAAACCAAATTTCTCTCCAGTCTATAATAGACACAAAATTTGGAGTTAATATTTGTGGTAGTTATGATCCTAAAAATAGTTTAGGGCTTCTTTTTTCTTCCTCCTGTTATTTATATCCATTTTTATCAAATATAGAAAAGCTATGATATATTTCAGAAGAAATCCGTTACGAATATACAAAAGAAAGATAAATGCAGACTGTATACCTATAACGACTCTTCCTGTTGTTAATAATCTAAAACTTATGACAGGTATGTTGCTTTTAATTGATTATATTGACCCATCTGTAAGAAGGGTAACATATATCACTAAAATTCATACAATATATACCTGTGGAATGGAAACATGGGAAACTTGTCTACGACATGAAAGACATACTGATGTAAGTAAAATGTGTCTTGGCCATATGTTTTATCAATATAATTCAAATATGACAATGACAGAAATATTTTCTTGTGGAATAGCAAGTTTAAGAAATGTGAATGTCTATCTACTTAATGAATCACAGGAAGAATTATGATTTATTTTAAAAGAAATCCATTAAGGATATCAAGGAAAAAAGATAAAGACTGTATATCTATAACAGACCTTCCAATGGTTAATAATCTAGAACCACAAAAAGGGATGATTCTCCTTTATCTTATACAACACCTAAAGTTTGTAGAACAATATTTTATAAAAATTACAGATATATTAAATACTAAAAACTATATAGGGACTCTAGAGTCATTCGAAATAGGTCATACTGAAAAAAAAGAGATAGACGAAATGTGTATTCTTGAAAATTCTTATTATTTTTCTCCAAATATGACATTATTAGATATTTTTTTAGAGGAAGAAGACTACCCTGCAGAGCAGATGACTCTTTATTTATTAAATGGTATAAACTCTAACGGACAACAACTATGAAAATTTTAGTTTATGATGATAACGATGAAATGGTTAACAACTACAAAAAAGTATTACCTTTTGATTGGATAAAATCTTATAAAACCGTTGAAGGGATATTAGATGAAATATATCTAAACGGGGATACTTATAAATATATATTCCTTAGTTTTATAAAACATGAAAAACTAAAAGGTTTAATACAAGTTGCACAAGCTATTAAAGATATAAAGTTTAAAGGTAAAGTATATTATTATAATGCTTCTTCTTCTTATATAAGTAAATTAGAAAAAATTATTAGTGGATTAAGATATGTCCCCGTCTCTGGCATTTTACAAGAAATGACAGGTCTTATCGATAAGAGAAGAAGACATCATAATCAGGACAAATAAATATGTTTAAAGTAATCAATGGCCTTACAATTGACTTCCAAAGAAGATTAATTTGGGGACCAACCCAAAAACCAATGACTTGGTTTCAAGCCAAAGACTTAGAAAAAGACAACTGGAGACTTCCAACAAGTGAAGAGCTACAACAAGCGTTTTTTGATAAAGTTTGGGGATTTACAGAGAGTTGGTTCTGGTCTTCGACACCTCATCCCAATCACAATATCGATTACATTGAACTTGTAAGCCTTGAATGTGGAGATCTTGGTTGCGATTCTAAAGATATATACACCTATTATGTACGGTATGTACAACCTTTTGATTTCGAAACATTAAAAAATCTTTTTAATATAAACACGGAGATACTATGAAATGGTTTTTCAAGAAACAAAAACCTTGTGAATGCAAAGAATCAACAGAGGAAAAGTCTAAAAAGAATCAAATAGAGGATGTCCCCAAACCCAAAATCTATGATTTAGTTTTAAAAATAAACTTTAAAGAAGGTTGGCCAAGATCTTCTGCTATATGGAATATTCGACCTTGGGATCCTTCAAAGAAACCTACTGAAAACAATGAAATGAGAAATTTTATAAAATGGTTCTTTAGTGAAAGACAATATTATTTATTTGTTTATGGAGAGAATTACAATCAATCATATTTGCTAAATCGAAATTACATTATAAATTTTGAGTATAACATAGTTGAGGTAAAAAATGGTTAGAATTGAAAATTGGTTTGTCATACAACGAGGAAATGCTTACCAAGCTCCTGAATTAATCTCTTCCCATTTAGTAGGTGAAATATATAATTACCCCAATAAAGAAGATGGCAAATTAATTACGACCAGTAAAATTATAGGAGCAAAACCAGAAGACAATATCATTATTTGTGAATCTAGAGAATATCTTCTAGGAGAAATTGACCCAGAATACGAAAAACAATTTCCCAATGCTAAAGAAAAATTATTCAAAGTATTGACGAATGGATAAAGAAAAACTTTTTAGCGTTACAGCCAAAGATATAAAATGGGAATATTATAGGGCTTCAGGAAATGGAGGCCAGAATAGAAACAAAAGAGATACAGCAGTTCGATGTACTCATGAACCTTCAGGAGCGATAGGAAACGCAGCCGACGAAAGATCTCAAAATCAGAATAAAAAGTTAGCGTTTCGTAGAATGGTCAATAGTAAAAAATTTCAAGATTGGCTTATATTTGAGGCTGCTCGTATAACTGGCACATTGAAAAATATTGAAGAGAAAATAGAACAAAATATAGAGCGCGAAATAAAAGTAGAAGGGAAAGATGAAGAAGGGAAGTGGGTCAAAATAGAATGAAAGTTAAGATAAACAATCATATACAAATTCCTAGACTAGAAGTTGAACTTTGTGCTGAATTAAAAAAATTCTTAACTGTAGAAAACAAGGCTTATGACAAAGTAATTAAAAGCGGATATGCCACAGATATTTCTCAATATATAAATGCATATCATGAAGATGATGATTACTTATATGTCCCTCGTATGCTTAATACTTCTGAAAGACGCGCTGAATTAGGGTGGGAAACCCAAGACGAGACAGAAACTGGTAGGTATATAAATATAATAGACCATATTTTATTGCGCGATCAAACTCAAATTGAAGCTTATGATGCCGCACTTAAAAATCGTAATGGAATTTTACATTTACATACGGGCGCTGGAAAAACTGCTTTAGCAATTAAATATTTAGCAACACTAAAAAGACAATTTATTATCTTTGTTCATGTAGAACCATTAATAACACAATGGATTGATAAAATCGTAGAATTTACCAATTTAAAAACAGAAGACATTGGTGTGATAGGTTTAGGAAAAAGAGAATGGGAAGATAGAATGGGCTACATTTGTTTAGTTCAAACTGGATATAAGCTAGATTTTCCCAAAGAAGTAATAAATAAAATCGGCGTATGTATATACGATGAAGCACATACTATGTGCTCGCCAGAAAGACAAAGAGTTTTGTCTTTGTTTCCTGCTAAAAGTAGGATTGGTCTTACTGCTACAGTTGATAGGGATGATGGTTTACAGCGCTTACTATATTTACATATTGGTCCAGTTATTTATTCTAAGCCTATTAGGGAAACAGGAAAAGCAAAAATTATATTTTACCCAACTTTTATTAGAATAAAAGAACAATACAGATACACCAAACAAGGATCGAAACTAAACGATTCGAGAATGATGAACAACATATGCGAAAACGAAAGACGCAATAACTTAATTTTAAGTTTAGTTGACGACTTACGAGAACAAGAAAAAAAAACTTTAATTCTTTCTTGTCGCAAGAAGCAAATATATTATTTAGCTGAAAAAATAGAAGATCGTGGAGTTATAACAGGAGACAATAGAAAAAAAGATCATAGAGAACAGCAATACGATAAACCTATTATTATTGCAACAATGTCTATTCTGTCTACGGGTCTAGATATTCCTGGACTCAATGCTCTTATTCTAGCCTCTCCCTTTGCTGGATATATACCAGCCTTCCAAAGTATAGGAAGAACCGAAAGACTAAAAGATTCTGTCGTTTACTATTTAGTAGATAGTAATAATATATATAAGGGTTATGCTAGAAAACTAGCAAGAACTTATGCACAAAATGGTTACTCTGTAGATTTAACACGAATTGAGGAATTATGATAAATGACTTTTTAAGAGAATCAATACTCGAATTTGCACAAATTTTAAAAGATGAACAAGAATTAGACATCAAAATTGAAGACTGCATGGAAAGATCACGCTATAGTATTACTTTTAATTCAGAACAAATTTCGTTAATTTTTAGTATTCTATGGCAAGATGCATCAACGGTTCATATTTCTATTCCGGTCGAATTAAATATTCCAATTAAATATGACCCACCTGCTGTCATTACTTCTCTTCTCCCCTTCATGTATGAGAATGGGACTAAAATTTATAATGTTTGGTTAGAAGAAAAAGTAGAAGACGATCATCCTGCCTACAATTTACAAATGGAGGTAGGATTTGGAATTGTTACTGCTCTGTGCAGCGTTGCTGTCATTGAGGAAACTTTTTTGCGATTGATTAATATAGTAAAAGAGATACAACCACACTTTGATGAGATGGTAGAAGATGCCGAATATCTTGAAAGAAATATGCCAGAACCCGAAGTTGCAGAAAATATCAGTTGAAGATATTGAATTAATATTTACTTCTATCTTCCAGGAGATTGAGAAAGCAATTAATTTAGAGTTGCCTTTTAAAATAGATGATTTTTTAGATATTAAATATAAATATATGAATTTTAAAGCGACCTCAAAAAAGGAAGCTTTTACTAACGTCATTCCTGTTTCAGAAGTTTTAGTTTCAGAAACAGAAACTTTAGTTGGGCATGACACTTATATTAAACATAAAAAAGAAAATATTGTGGATGTCTATGAGACAGAACAAACTTTTATAGAATTCAAACCACATAAAAATCTAATTAAGAGGAAAGATGCAATACTTCTATGAAGAGAGACATAGCCGATATATTTTAATAAAGATTAATGATCCAGCTTTTAAAACACGAAGAGAACGTTTCTATTCTCCTATTGATTTCGAACAGAAAACATTGCGTTATGATGGTTTCCAATATCCATTTGAGTTTGTAACTTTAGACGAGATAAAAACTATGTCTAAATTTACAAAAATGTATTATATACGTATTTCTGTTCAAGCTTCATTACCACTACAAGTTTCTTGTTACTTCTACAAACTTACACCTTGCAGTCTTTCTCGAATATTAACAAACCATGACTATATAAACTTTATTTCAAGCGTAGAAAATAAACATCAGTATCTCTCACGAGTAGATGGATCTGTATTACAAGATTTAGTTTATCATGATGAAATATACCGAATATTAAAAAATATGTCATTAGATTTACCTCTAATTACATATTTCTCTTCTACCCTTCTCATGGGACCAATTCCTCTTTTTATTAAAGAGTCAAAAATTGATTTATTGGATCATAAGTATTATAGAGAAGAGTACTTTCAGACAATGCGTGATTCGCCATACCAAGGTGAGTGGTTGGAATATTTTTCCAAACAAGAACATTATGATTATTTTCGAATAACAACTGAAATAGATAAGTATAAATATTTACTAAGGCAAAACGTTGTTGATCCAGAAATTCTTCAACAAGAATATGGTTATATTTTTGCTGCTGCACTATTTTTAATAGACAAAAATCCAGAAATTGCTATTCAGCTATTTAACAAGATTAAAAGTTATTATAGGACCCCTCATGAGCTAGAGCAACAAGCCATTATTATGGCAGTTTCAGACGCAGAAACATTATAAGGATTATATGTATGTGCCCCTTCATCTCCATACTCAGTATAGTATCTTAGATGGACTTGTCTCTATCGAAGGACTCAAGAAAAAAGCAGAAAAGTTAGGGCTTCCCGCCGTTGCTATTACTGAACATGGAAATTTATTTTCCGCTTACAAATTTTATCAAGAATTTAAAAGCAGCACAGTAAAACCCATCTTAGGGATGGAAGCTTATATCTCTAGAGATCTAGAAAGTAAAGATATATCACATATAACTTTACTGTGTGAAAATCAACAGGGGTGGCTTAACTTAGTTAAGCTTTCAAGTCTTGCATATAGTGAAAAATATTTCTATAAAAAGCCTCGTATTACATTAGAACTTTTGGAGAAACACAAAAATGGACTTATTATACTTAGCGGTTGTCTGGCTACTCTACTCCATACAGGAGATGGCAATGTGGATAGACCTTTATTGGATTGGTTTGCGAGCACGTTTGGCAAGGACTATTTCTACATTGAACTTCAAAGATTGGGATTGGAGATTCAGGATCTTTTAACAGGAAATTTAATACAAGCAGCACAAGAGACAGGTCTTTCTTGTGTTATTACCAATGATGTTCATTGGCTTAATAAAGAAGATAAAAAGGCGCACGAAATTCTATTGTGTCTTAAAACTAAATCTACCTTACTTGATGAAGATAGATTTAATATGGATACAGAGAAATGTCATCTCCAGGCTCCAGAAGAAATAGAAGAAACGTGGAAAGATCATCCAGAATTTGTAGCTAATACTGTCAAAATAGCAGAACGTTGTAACTGTAAGTTAGACTATAAAGGTTATTTATTTCCTAAACATTTAGATTGCTATGGCAATTCAATTGATTCACTTAAATGGCTAAAAGAAACAGCGCTAAAAAGTTTAGAAGAACAAGTACCAGAAAATAAAAAAGATATATACATAAAGCGTTTAGAATATGAAATGTCCGTTATAGAGAAGATGGAATTTGCTTCCTATTTCGCGGCTGTTTCAGACTATGTACAATGGGCAAAAAAGAATAAGATAAGAGTTGGTCCAGGACGTGGAAGTGGAGCAGGTAGTTTAATATTTTATCTATTAGGAGTTACTGATGTAGATCCAGTTAAATATAATTTAATATTTGAGCGTTTTTTAAACCCATCACGAGTAAGTTTACCCGACCTAGACTGTGACTTTGAAGATAGAGACAGCGTTATAGAATACTGTATCAAGAAGCACAGTCCAGAAAAAGTTTTACATATTAATGTCTTTAAACCTTTTGCGGCAAAAGGAGCAATCAGAGGAGTTGCGCGCGTTTTAAATATACCTCTTAATGAAGCAGATATGATTGCTAAGGCAATCCCCGATTCAAACCGTGGGATTAATTTTGATTTAGATAGGCTTGAACTCTTACCAAAAGATCACGATATTTTTATTTATTATAATGATTCTAAATATAAAGATTTATTTAAATATGCCAAAACATTTGATGGCGTCATCACAAGTTTAAGTGTTCACCCTTCAGGAATAATTGTTTCACCTATACCAATTACAGATATAGTTCCTACATATACCTTAAATGTAGGATTAGAAAATCAAGAAGGTATTAAATATGAAAAACGCGTAACCTCATGTCAATGGGACATGGGAGACTTAGAAGCCGCAGGTTTAGTTAAATTTGATATTCTAGGACTAGATTCTTTACGGGTTATTTCGAAGACAGAGGAGTTTATTAAGAAAAATGATTCCACCTTTATTATTGAATCCATATGTGAAAATGATGGGGAGACTTATGATAATTTGGGGACTGGAGACATGCTTGGAATATTTCAGCTCGAAGGGTCCCAACTATTTTCAGAAATTTGTGCTCGGACAAAACCCAGATGCATTGAAAATATATCAGAAATTGTCAGTATTGTCCGACCAGGCCCAATTGATAGTGGACTCCACCACGAATACATTAGAGCCAAAGAAACCAACGACATAAATATCTTATTCCATATCCCAGAAAATCCACAAGTACAAGAACAGGTGATAAGAATCCTTGAGAAGACGCAGGGATTACTTATCTATCAAGAGCAGTTAATGGAAATTAGTAAAGCCGTTGCTTGTTATACAATGGCCGAATCGGACACCCTTCGAAAGCATGTTGGGAAGAAGAAAATCAACGAGTTGCGTCTTGAACGTAAAAAATTTGTCGATCAAGCAAAATTAAATAGAATAACAGAAAAAACATCAAATGAAATATTTGATGCCATAGAAAAATTTGGCCTCTATGGTTTCAATAAATCACATGCCATGAGTTACTCTCTAATAACTTATATAATGGCCTATCTTAAAACACATTATCCTGCTGAGTTTATGGCCGCTCTATTTTATGTAAAAGGAAAAGACAACTCAGAGAAATCTCGTTCTTATATTCCTAAGTATTTAACTTGGTGTAAAAAAAATGGAATTGATGTCTTAGCTCCGAATGTCAATGTTTCAGATTCGGATTTCAGAATTAAAGACAAAAAAATATTTTATGGTTTATCTTGTATTAAAGGAGCTTCTAAAGTAGCATGCGACTCTATTATTAACGAAAGAGAAAAACAAGGAAAATACACTGACATCTATGAGTTGTCAGGCCGACTCTATTCCTGTAAAGAATTGACGGCACGAACTTTAAATGTTCTTGCTCAAGCAGGAGCATTAAATGAATTTCCTCACACTAGAAAAGAGCATATAGAGTATGCAATAGATGATGCACTCTTTAATAGAGATGTAGAAAACCCTTGGTGGTATAGGGTTAAACTTGGCGAATATTCTAACTTAGATTTATTGTCTTTGGAAAAGAGTTTAGTGGGAACTTATTTTAGCGGTCATCCATTAGATGAATTTTCAGAGATAGATAAAGCCGGATATTCATCTATTGAAAGAGTGTTAGAAGAAGGATTAGAGAGTTTTAACTCCGAATTTTTATTTCTTATAACAGCTGTGAAAGAAATTACTATTAAAAACGGCAGAAATGCTGGTCAATTAATGGCTATCTTAACAGTAGAAGATTTAACTGGGACAGCGGATGTAGTCTTGTTTTCAGATAAATGGACACGCATAAAAGATACTATTGAAGCAGGCGCTGTCTACTATATAGAAGGTCAATGTAGGTTTAAAGAATTTGCCGAAGAACGCACTCTATCTATTTATCCTCGAAAAATAGAAAAGAGAATTCCAACTAAACCTATTCGTCGTGGATCTTTTAAAGTAGAAACTCTGTCAGATTTGGATTTCTTAAATGAAACCGGAGAGGACAAAGTAAATATTTATTACTTAATAGATAAATATAAATACCTGTTAAATAAAGAATTGAAAATTAATTTAAATAAATTAAAATCTATATTTGGAAAAAGAGTATGTTGAGAATTGGAGACATATATACCATTACCAAAAAAGGTGACCCGAAGATATGGATGTTTACTGAACCTCAAGACGTAAAATTAAAAACAGCTCCCCAGGAAGGATTTACTCTTGCTAGTATACAAGACTTATTAGAAGTAGAGGAAGAGCTTCGTCATAGTCCTTTAACTGAAGTCGGTATAGAGTTTTATGTTAAAAATCGATCTGATTCTTCTGATAAATTTTTTACACATACAGCTTGGATTCTTAATAGCCAAATTATTTTCAGTTATTGCTCGTTTAACAGTACTCATACCCGCCATCCTTTTATAATGTGGAAACCTATAGAAGTAGAGGTTCTATAATGCAAGAAGTTTTTGTTTCGTCGAAAGATATATTGAAATTTTTAAATTCATTACCTCTCGAAGGTAAACAAGGAATGATATCTATTCGCGAAGAGTGTTCACCTATCGCTATCTTGAATTTATTTTTACAGTTAGCTAAAACAAATGGTTATGACGATAATTGTGAATGTTCATATTGTGAAAGAGAAAGAGAAAATCCTTGTGCGTACATGATTTCCGTAGAAGACAATAAATTTGTTTTACGTGATAAACGTATGACCGGAAATGTGATAAACTTTGAAGAGAAGAAACAAGAAAAAAATCAAAACAAAGATCAGTAAAAAGTTTTATTAAGGATTGTATGGAAGACACATTAATTAGTAGGGCCAAAAAATATTACGATACAATGACTGAAAAAGATAGAGAATTCTGGGACTTTGATCTTCTTGTAGAAGCAATGGCTCTAGATATAAGAAACCAAAAAGACAAATCTCTTACAAGAAAAACAGTTACCGAATTAGCAGAAAAAGAAATTGCTATTGTACACGCTCTTCGCGAAATGCTTCAAACACCAAAGTTAGAGACAAAGCCCAAAAAGAAACCAGACGACCAAGCAGAAGCAGCTGTCTTATTACTCTCAGACTTACACTTTGGTAAAGAAGTCAGAGACGAAGATGGAACAGTAACCTATAATATGGCTATTGCCTCTGAAAGATTACATAAGATATTATCTAATAGTCTAAAGGTTATAAAACGCGTTTCTCATAACACTCCTATAGATGAATTAATCTTAGTCTTAGCCGGAGATCTAGTAGACGGCGATTCTATATATCCTACACAAGCCTATCATATAGAAGATACTCCTCCCTTTCAAATGCGTGCAGTTCTTCATGAACTGATTGCTCTTCTCAAAACAGTCAGCGAAATATTTACTAGTGTAAAAGTATATTGTGTAAAAGGTAATCATGGTTCTGCGGGCAAAGATCATAGTGAAGAATCTAATCATGATTTGGCCTTATATACTCAGCTTGAATTTTTCGTAGATGAACTAAAAAATACTTGCCACGAACTTACTAATGTAAGTGTCTGCTATTCCAGAACAGACTTTATCAATTTTGATGTTAAAGGCTGGAGAATGCAGGCGCGCCATACTGCTCCTAAACATTCAGGAACATATGCCTCTCAATGTAAATTTGAAGGTTGGCATAACCTACATAAATGTCAGATTATGTTATATGGCCATTGGCATCACTTTACTATGTTCGATGTAAATAAAGATTTACGCGTTTTCAGAAATTCATCTTTGATGAATGGAGACGACTTATCTGAACGTATGTCAGTGTCGGCAATCCCAGGTCAATGGTTGTTTGGAGTTTCTAATAAATACAAAACCACTTGGCAATATATGATAGAGGTTAAATAAGATCATGGATCTTTTCTTGATCTCTCTCATTATAATGGGTGGTTGGTATTTAATGCATAAGAGGTTTCCTTGAAAGCAACAATATTTGATCATGGATTCTGCTTCAAATGTCTTCATTGTGGGTTTACCTATGGTGCCACTCATTATGAATGGACTCCTAAAGGACTCGAAAAGAAACCAACAAACATAAACTTAGAGTCTATGGATTGCCCAGAATGTGAAGAGACAGGAGAAAAAAAATATAAGATTGAACATATGAACCTGGATCTCAGTAAACTAATGAAATCCAAAGAAGACTTATGGATCGAGATTAGGAAAGTAACATGAGCTTTTTAATTGTTATGACAATAGTAATAGTTTTAATTTACGCTTATTTCTTGACAGAAAACAGGTAAGAATTATTATTAGACATGTTTAATTCATTGGAGGTAATCATATGCCCTATTGCAGTTACCGTAATCCGTTTGACTATCTACTGACAGAATTGTTCCCTATATCGTCAACTGGTCAATGGCAAATTCCAGTTGCTGGTTATGCCAAAGAAGATTTAACTCTTAAAATTGAAAATGATTGTTTGGTCATTACAGGTAAAGGAGACAAAGAAAAGGATTATAAACCTGGCTTCGAATATCATTGTATGTTAGACGATACAACAGTAAGAATTATAGCTAAATATGATAATGGTTTGCTTATCATAGAAACAGAAAAACCCAAACAAACTCAAAAAATAATTCAAATTGAATAAAGGATTTATGAACGAAGAAAAATTAGAAAGCTTACTGGAAAAATTAACTGATAATCTAGGAGCTTCTACTCGGCTTTTAGAGACTATTTTAGCAGATACTAAAGTTCGAGTAGATACCCTAGAAAAACGATTAGCACAAATTGTTGCTTCTCTTATGGAACTGAAACCTTTCTCAATGGAGATGGGAACAATTATCCAGAGTGTCGAATCGTTACTAATAGACAAACAAATCTTCTCAGAAGAAGAATTAAAAGTAAAAGTCAAAGAGACAATTCGGGCGTATCGAGATTCTCAAGCCGTTGAGGAGAAGAAGCAAGAATTCCAAAAGCAAACCGAACAGACTGAGGAATGACCCTAGTATAATTTCTTTTGCTCAATCCAATTTCTTTAAGATAATTGCAGTAGTCTTCCTTAAGAATAGAACAAGTATTAGGCAGGTTGTTATCCGAATAAGGGATTTCAACTTCGCCTATACTTGTACCTTGGAAAGTAATATCATTAATTCGATAATGTAAATCATCAGCTAAAACTTTAGCAATAATATTAAGATTTTTATTTCTTAATTGAAAAAAAATCCTATTCTCATCTAAGAATTTATCGTCTATAAATTGATTAAGATATTTCATAATATCTCGCTTTGAGGAGATGAGACCTCCTCTTCGTATATATATATCTGCAATACGAGCTAATAATGTCTTATTTATTTTAAACATAAGGGTTTATGGAAGAATTTATTGTTTTTGATAACAAACGACAAGGGTATATAGCCTATATAAATCAATATGATGGCGAGATTGATTATACCACATATAAAGAAGAGGCCCAAATTTACAGATCCATTGGAGGATGGAAAAAATTTTTTGAAGATTGGAATCAATTAAAACCAGGAGAAAACAGATGGCGTTTATGCAATTTATAAAAAAGTATTGGCAAATTATTTGTGGGTTTGGAATGGGTCTTTTAACTTTATTCTTTTTCTGGAGACAGAAAGAACCTTCTAAAACAGATTCAATTCTGGAACTCGAAAAGAAAATCGTAGTAGATTTGCCTCCTCCTCCCTTGTCTTTGGAAGAAATGAAAAAGCAGATAAAAGAATATGACTCTATGACACCAGAAGAATTATTAAATGAACTTAAAAAATTGTGAGGGATATGAGCAAATATTTTTCTAATGATAATTCTAATATCTTTGTTATTCAAGGATTACCTCCTGAAATGACAAGTGCAGCTATGGCACGGTATTCTCGTAGTACAAAAAGTATTCGAGAAACTTTGACTCAAGAATTCTTTAAAGACGGAGAACCTAATGTAGAGGCGGGTTCTATTTTAATCAATAGAGTCGTTAACCAATTTGGTGACGAATCTGTTGCTGAATTAGAATATCTTCATGTTGGTATAGAAAATATTAGCCAAATCCAAGCCAAAGCAATAGAAAATCATAGAGTGGGTTGTTCTTTTATAGAACAGTCATCTCGTTATAATCAATATGATCAAAAGTATATTGACCCACTAACGGGTCAAGAGCAATGGAAATATTTACAGGCTCCAGAAGGGATAGGCCAATATCAAGACTTATATGTAAAAGTAATGGATGAATGTTTCGTCTTATACAACAAGGCAGTTAGTTACCTAATTGGATATTTCCGCGCAAAATTTCCTAAAGAAGATAAGCTATTATACGCTCCTAAGACTAGGAAAATGTACAATAAGACTTATGAAAACATTATCAAATGTGCAGCTTTAGATGTCGCACGTTGCCTACTTCCTGCTTCTACACTTACCAATGTTGGTATAGCAGGAAATGCCCGATTTTTCAGACATCTAGTATATTCATTAATTTATTCTGACGATCTAGAAAACAATTCCTTAGGGACTGAACTACTACAAGAACTAGAAAAAATAATTCCAACTTTTCTAATACACAAAGAGCCTCCTAGGCCAATTAACAGTATAGATATTTCAGATATTTTAGAGATAACCAATAGTATTCCATTGCCTCAAAAAGACAATAGTTTATTTAAAGTGACGTATATCCCTACATCACTATTATCAAGTGATGTTTTTATGACATCTATTCTATATCCTTATTTAGATATACCTTTTAATAGTTTAAATCACAATTATGGTATGTTATTACAAACTGATAGCACTAAATTTCTTGAAAATTTAGTAGCAGCTCGTCTTTCTAGAAGAAGTAAATTAGGACGCGGATTAGAAATAGGCTATCCATTTACATTCGAAATTGAATGCCCATTCTCTGAATATAGAGACTTGCAACGACATCGGGTGGGGACTCAACAACGACAACTATTAACAGTTGATATTGGATTTGTATTACCAAAAGAATTTAACGAAATTCATTTGGATCAAGAAGCTTATGATCTAGTAGACCGAGTTACGGGTTTATTTAACCTAGTAGATGCATCAGAAAGTGGTGCTTCTGAATACTGCACCCTATATGGTCATAAAGTCAGATGGATGATAGGGATGAATCTTGCCGAACTTCAACATTTATGTGAGTTAAGAACACAAGTAAATGGACATCCTACTTATAGGGCAATCTGTGTCGAAATTGCCAAGCAAGCAATTTCACGCGAACCATATATTGCTCCGTTCTTAGGGTTTGTTAATGACAAAGATTTAGATAATCCCTATAGTCGTTACCAAGAACAAATGCGATTGATGGAAAATCAACTAGGAGGAAATTATGCTACTAACATTTGATGATGTTTTATTAAGGCCAAAATTTTCAGACATACTATCCCGGTTTAACAACCAAATTGATTTAACTACAAAAGTAACCAAAAGATATAGTATCAGTCAGCCAATTATATCTTCTAATATGGATACTATTACCGAAGGCGAAATGGCCTGTTTAATGGCAAAAACAGGTGGCTTAGGTATTATCCACCGTTTTTTATCTATCCAAGAACAAGTCAATGAAGTTTCTGATACAAACTGCGAACTTGTTGCTGCAGCCGTTGGAGTCAAAGATGACTTTATAGAAAGGGCTCAAGCTCTAGACGAAGCAGGTGTAGATATCATTTGTATAGATATGGCACATGGTCACCATATCTTAATGAAGGAAGCAATTACAAAAATAAAAAAGGCTGTTAGAGATCATATCGACATAATTGCAGGAAATGTTTGCACTGAACAAGGTTTTATCAGCCTTGCAGATTGGGGTGCTGATGCTATTAAAGTAGGGGTGGGTTGCGGTGCAATGTGTAAAACCCGGTTAGTAACAGGGTTTGGGATACCCCAACTATCGGCCATTATGCAATGCGATTATGGTCGAGATGAAGAAAATTATATTCCCATTATTGCTGACGGAGGGATTCGTAATAGCGGTGATATGGTTAAAGCTTTTGCAGCAGGAGCAGATACTGTCATGATAGGATCTTTACTTTCTGGAACAGATGAAACTCCCGGAAATTTGATTATTATAGACGGCGTCGCATATAAAAAGTATAGAGGCCAAGCTAGCCGAGATTTCCAGGTAGAATACTATGCTAATACCAATAAACATACCGAAGGAGAAAGTACATTAGTAAAGTATAAAGGATCTGCCGAACATATCATTACAGAACTAATCGGTGGAATCCGAAGTGGTTTTTCTTACGGGAATATACATTCGTTTGCAGAAAAAAGAAATTTAACAATGGTAGAAGTCTCCAGTAACACTATAATTGAAAATCAAATTCGCAAAGGGGCTATATGAAATATTTATTTTTAGTATTATTACTTACAGGATGTTTTGCCAAACCCGGACATTTTACTACTTATTTTATAGAGCAAAATGTTGATAGTCAAAAATACGAATGTGTTGCCAAAGACATTCCTCACGCAGACTTAGAACAAGCAATTAGTTGTCCATTTTTTCCAGAAATTGCATTTTGGAAGACTTCTGAAAATAAAGTAAGTGCAATTTTTCCAAGTGAATCAATGTGTCAAAAGACTTTAGATGAAACTTTATTCATGTCATTAGTTAATGGGAAGTTAATGGACCCATCAAAATTACTTTGGGTGCAAATTATGCCTGAGTGCGTTAAGCGCTTGACTCAACTTCCTAAAGAAGATCCTAAAGATATGATGTAATATGGGACAAGTTTGGGAAATTGGGTCTCCACGAAAACGGAATATGCCTAGTGGAACTATTACGGCTAGTTCAATATGTTATCCAGAATGTCAGTTTTATGGGACACCTGATCTAGAACCAGAAAAAGAAACAAAAATAGCTCGGCTCAAGACACTTCCATATAACAATAATATTGTCACAGTTTTAAATACTGATGGAGACAAATGTACTGTTCGTCATCCCTCTTATGGAATAATGGTAACCACTAAGGATAAATTAGAAGATTTTTGTTTTGAAGAAGAAAAAAGAAAATCAGATCAAAAAAACATAACACCTTTAAATAAAAAGACAGAAAAGAAAAAAAGGAGTATTACTATGAAGATGGGAAATGTAGCAAAACATCTATTTTGCCAAACAGATAAAATTGTATGGGATGTAATGAGCGGCAAAACTGGTATTGTTACAAAGGATGGCGTAACACTACTAGTCAAGGAAGGAGAAGAATACGTTACTGAACGTTGTTTAGTTGAGTTCGAAGTAGCGTTACCTGCATTCGCTATGCGCCAACCTATTACTGCCATCTCCTTAGGCGATATTATTCTTGGTGCTGATGGAGAACCTCTTGGTTGGGTTATTAAAAAACTTGAAAGTTCACTTGAGGTTTTAAAACCAGACAGCAGAAAAACCATAGTGCAAGCTGGAAAAGTACAGATGCTTGGTCAATCGGGTTTCATGTGTGTTAAACAGTTGTTTGATATGTCCACCGGAACACAGAATCCTATGTTACCAATGTTGCTCATGATGCAAGGGGATAAAGGTAAAATAGATAAAAACATGATGATGATGATGGCAATGAGCGGAATGATGGGCGGCCAAGCCCAAGGAACCATGAATCCTATGATGATGATGGCGATGATGGGCGGATTCAAAAACGACGACGACGAATATGAAGATGATGAAAATTAAAATCCGGGGACATTTATGACTGAAAATACAACACTCTGGACATACAATAATAAACTATGGTCAAATCATTTTGGTCCTTTGCCAAAAAATGAAATACAAATTCCTGTAGGATGGAGACTACCCTACTTTTGGGAAATTTTAAGTTTGACTGATCTAGAGACCAAAGCAATACTTTCAATAAAGTTTCAATTTATAGAAGATCATCCATTGTGGTGTTATGACCTCACAAGAGCAGGCGCTCGAAGTTATATCTATTATTGTGGGTCAGCTCTTTTAGTTAAAAACTCAGAACCTTACTATGTAGTTTTTGTAAAAGATGTCCCTTGCTATAAAGATGTAATGGTTAGTGTAGACTGGCTTAAAACTAAAACATTATCAGAAATTGCTGATATGCTAAAATCGTAATGAAACATAGAAAAAACTTCCATAAAATATGTGTTAATAATAAACAGTGGCAATATTGTGTTTCTACAGCAACTAGTCAGCTTATCATATATGACGAAAATGATCACAAATATAATATCTCTTACATTGGTCTAGGCCTTGATTTCCCAAAAGAATGGAATCCTACATGGAGAGGAAAAAATGGAGATCATATTTGGGGAACGAGAGAAGTTGCTTTTGTTATCAAAACAGAAATATTAAAAGAAGAATAATATGAATACATTAGTTTTTGGAATGCAGTATGGAGATGAAGGTAAAGGAAAAGTAGTTCACCATCTAGTAACGCATGAAACTTTTGAAGGATGTGTCAGATACTCAGGAGGCTGCAACGCAGGTCATACTGTAGTAAAAGATGGAACTACTTACAAGCTTCATCACTTACCATGTGGGATAGTAGAAGGACTTCCTTGCTATCTAGAACCAGGAATGGTAATAGACTTAGAAAAACTTCAAAAAGAAGCAACCGGGTTTGATCCCGAACTAATACATATCCACAAAAATACACATCTCATTACATCTTCTCATAAAGAAGAAGACGCAAACCATAAACTAGGGACAACTGGAAGTGGTAATGGCCCTTGTTACCGAGATAAAGCGATGAGGATTGGTCACCGTATTAGAGATTTAGATTCTATTACTCCGTTTCAGTCATATGAAAATAAAATTTTCTATAATGGATCTTATCTCTTCGAGGGAAACCAAGGCTTTTTCTTAGATGTAGATTGCGGTCATTACCCATTCGTTACTTCATCAAGCATATTCCCATCTTGTAGATATGGGATTAAACGCATTGTAGGCGTCATGAAGGCCTATACAACAAGAGTAGGTGAGGGACCTCCATATAGGGAAGACCTACCCTTACTACGCGAGATAGGCCATGAATATGGTACTACTACAGGTAGACCTCGTAAATGTTATTTACTAGATCTAGACGAAATCAAGACAGTATTGAATACGGTTCCTATAGACGAAATCGCTATTACTAAATGTGATGTCTTAGTTCATACCACGATGAAAGCTTTTATATACAAAAATGAGCGCCACGATTTTTGCACAATTAGCGAATATTTAGGTGCCATTCGTCGTATAATTCCTAGGGTAAAATATTTAAGTTGGTCACCTGGTCCAGAAATAGAGGTATTACCATGTTAGATTTAATTTCTCCATACATAGGTCCTCAATGTGAAAAAATTTGGTCACTTAAATATATGTTAGAAACTTGGGCAAAAGTCCTTGGAACATTTATTTATTATCGAATGCGATATGAGCATCAATCTGTCACATTAGAAGACCTAAGTTTGGTGGAATTAACCGACGAAAACGTCAAGCTCTGGAGTCATTTAAACGATTATTATAAACATGATATACATGCTTTTCTAGAATTAATGGAATACATTTTCCAAGACTTAGATATTGGTAAATATTATGCAGGGTTAACATCTAGTGATTTAAAAGATACAGCTTATAGTCTTATGATGAGAGACAGTATTAATATCATAAGGGAAAGCCTTAATTTGTGTAGACATGAATTGACAAATTTAGGACTATACTATTCTGAAAAAACAATGTTGATCAGAACTCATGGAAAATTTGCAGAAGAAATTTCTGTGTCTAGTCTATTTGAAAATTGGAATGAAATGTTTTTAACTAGTCAATTGAATTTAGGAAGCCATATTTATTATGGCAAATTCAATGGGTCTGTTGGGGAAAGTAAATACTTCCAAAAACAAGACCTACGTATGATAGAAAAAACACTTTATTCTTTATCTCTCGAAAAAGAAAATATTTCGACGCAAATTATTTCCAGAGATCTATATCAAACATATTTTAATAATATAGCAATTTTAGCAGGATCTATACATAAAATTGTTCAAGACCTAAGACTTATGCAAATAGAAGGTGTAGACGAACTTATCACCTATAAGTCTCCTCATCAAAGAGGATCATCATCTATGCCTCATAAAGTTAATCCGGTTTTAGAAGAACGTATCTGTGGTTTAACTAATTTAATCATCAGCCTATGTAATTCTCTCTATAGTACTATCCCTTTGTGGAACTATAGAGATATATCTCACTCGGCTCATGAAAAGATTACTTGTTCTATTATTTTTGGAACAATGGAATATTGTCTTGATAGTTTACGGGGTCTGTTGAAAAATCTTCAACTAAATATGAAGAAAATTGACCAAGTCAAAATTGAATTTGGAGAAAAGTGCCAGTCTCAGAAACGTGCTATTCGAGCTATTCAAGAAGGACAAAGTCGAGATGAAGCCTTTGCACAGGCAGAAGAAACAACTTATTTATATGATGTAACAAATTTTTAATATGAAAGATTTTTATAAAAAAAACTTATATGCCTTAAAATATAGATATCCAGATCTCTGGAAACATCTAAAAGAGACTCCCGAAGACCCGCGATATAAACTGAAACAACTTAATAAAAATATATATCTGACTTTTGAGGACAAAGGAGTAGCCAGAGTCATAGGTGACTATAAAGCAGCAGAAGAAGATCTAAAAATTTCTTTTGAGAATCAGAAAACAGATGTTCCACCTCCTAGGATTATCCTATATTATGGTCTTGGTCTAGGACATCAAATAGATCAAATTCTCGCCAAAAAGAATCCAATAACTTTTGGCCACATAATTCTTGAACACGATATAGAAGTATTTCGTGCATTTTTACATGCCGTTGATAGAACTAATCTGATTAACCATGCTAACGTATTCTTCTTAATAGGAATGGTTCCTATTAGTATTAAAACGACATTGATAGATATTCTTAGTAGGCACCCTTGGGGGATGAGTTTGAAATGCATTAGAAGGGTTACTTTGCTAGAAACTTCTAATAGATTTTTACAAATCTATAAAGATTATGATGCTGTAACAATGGAAGCCATAAAAACAGTTATTAAAACTTACGGCAATTCAAGTGCAGATTATTTTCTAGGCGTGCAACATATTATACAAAATATAGAAACGATTATTGCTAGTCATAGATCTGTCGAGTATAAAGATATATGCAAAGGATTACCAGGGATAGTTATATGTTCTGGTCCTTCTCTTGATCTCTATAAAGATAGACTTAAGGAATTAAATGGCCGCGCAGTTATTATATGCTGCGATTCTTCATTAAAGATTTCGTTAGATTCACAACTAGAACTTGATGCTGTAGCAACCTTAGAAAGGCATGAAGAAATTAAAAAATTCTTTGAAATGAATAGTATACCCAATGATCTTCCTCTCTTTTGTTTGGCGTTACAACATCCAGAGATCATGAAAACTTATGGCAACAGACCATTAATATTTAGTTCGGGAATTTTACATTTTGTTAATTGGCTATTCCCAAAACTCGAACCTAACTATATAGGCCCTACTGTTTCAAACTTAGCTATTGCTATGTTACACAGAATGGGATGTTCTACTATTGCCGTATTAGGAAATGATTTAGCTTATGATCCGTTTAGTGGCAAAAGTCATACAGAGAACGTATTACTTAACAACGATCCAGACATAGAGATAGAAAAAACAGACGATAAAATCATAGAAAAAATGGGTAATTGTGAATTACCTCGTAAGACAAATCAAATTTGGGCTTACTTCTCAGATACCACTACTTTTATGATTAATAAATTTGGACTTAATTTTTATAATGTTATACCTAAAGAATATGGAATTCAAATAATCGATTCTAAAAGAATAGATTTTGATGACCTGTTAAGAATACTTCCGCAAAAAGTTATTTGTCCTTTAAAACGAGAGGCAAACAAACCGGTTTCAATATACGAAACAACAATAGAAATAAAAAACAAATTAAAAGAGGCGCAAGACTTTTTATCTAATTTACATACAGACTTATCTGAATTTCTCGTCAAGCTAGAGTCAAAGTTCTCTAGCAATATTAAAGACTATGAAAAACATTTAGATAAAATACTAACATTTTACCCGTTATTTAGTAAGGTCTTGATGGATGTTATATTGCCATTCCATACAAGACTATTTATTGAATACTATGCGCTTCCATTAAATAGGTCAAAAGAGTTAGAGAAAGAATTAAAAATTCTAACTACATGGACTAGAGAAATGATTCATTGGGTAAAAGAAATAGATAATGAAATAAAAAAATCACATCTACTTTCATAGGAGAAATATGATACTACTTGAACAAGTACTCAAAGACGGTGACAAAGAAGGAGACCTTCTTTATGTAACTAATAATTTTGACTTTAAATATCAATTTGAAATATTTCCAGAGTTTTGGGTTTCAGATTCTGTTCAAATAATTTTAGCAGATCAAACGCATACTATATCTTTATATTGCGATACAAAAATGTTACTTAAACTATCGGATATATTTAAGTCTTTAGAAGAAACATTTAGAAATCTTGTTCCAAATCAAGAACCAATAAAAGGTTATTGTATATTAAATGATGACACTTCAGATGGTTTAGATATTGTTACATGGTTGTTAAGTGACGACGTAGGATATAGACATTTACAGATAACATTCCAACTGCCAGGTAAATCATTTGATTTTTGGATCGAAGATAATTTTGCTTTAGAAGTAGAAAAAATTGATACTTTCAATTTCTTCACAAAGATGATTGCCCTTATAGACAAGCATTATCAAAGAATATCTGTAACTCCAGAAGTTGTTCCGAGTTAAGCAAGGAAGTTTATGTATAGCTCTATATTAATAGGGATTATTATTGTTGAAACAATTTTATTAGGAGTAACACTCTTTTTCAAAGTTTATTGGAAACATCGCGCCAAGCATCTTGATATATCGTTTAACGTATTCAAAGAAAAAGCAAGTGCCGAAGCTGTAGAAAAGACATTGTTTTATGGAGAAAAGTTAAAAGAACACCAGAAAAACAATTATCTCCAAGGAGAAGAGTTAAGAACACTCAAACTCGAATATGGAAACTTAAAAACAAAACATTTTGACAATTCGGATAGTATGATGGCAATTGCGTGGAGATCAAGCAAAGAATATTATCAAAAAGTTTTAGAATTAGAAAAACAGCTACGAGAGAAACCAAAATTACCAAAAGAGGTTGAAGACTTCATTAACAGTTGTGCTATTTGGGGTCGGTGTGAATGTAAAGGACAAGCAGAAGAGGTAAAAAAATGTTTCCAGACGACATCAGCAAACAAGAAATAATTGATATTTTAGCTATTGCTTTACTTGAAATAGAATTAAGAAAAGTCTCTCTTGATATTATGCAAAAACATATAGCAAGTGCGAATAAAGATTGGGATGAAAATACTACAGAAGGAATTGTTTTCAAGCAGATTCAGGTTCTTTTATCAAAGTCTAAGTTACGAGATATTACAGGCTCAACTGGATGGAAAGCAATCTTAGATAAAGACCAACAATGGGAAGACTGCATAAAAGAAGCCACAGCATTTTTAACTAAAAAGTATGGCCACTAATACAATTCCTAAACCAGGGCACCAAGGTACTTCGACCCTAAATGCGGAAGTTTTATTTGAGGGAGGTATGAATATACCAACTGAGGCGATTACCGCTGTTTTCCCTCCGATCAGCGACTCATATTTTATAGAGGAGCATCCATGCTGTGCGAGAGCAGCATTCGAAGCAACGAAGGACAAAGTGTTTTTCTCAATGATGAGAAATGAAAAATTGAATTTTCAGCAGGATGTTGCAGTGCAATGTGAGTGTGGGAGGAAAATACTCATTCACCCGGCAGGAATTTCGTCTTGAACTCTACACGAGATCGAAACGAGATCGTTTACCAGCGAGGAGTCTGCGGCCAGTGACATGAAGCAAAAGGAAATCGCTCGGGAAAAGTTACTGCTTGCCCTTGCTGAGGGTGAATATCTGAAAAGGAGTGCTGTTGATGAGTTAGACCGAGAAAAGTACGGGAGGAAATCATGAGTCACCAACCAGGATATGCGTGGACAGAAGGATTACCAGAGAGAGATAAATTCGCAGATATTGAACACATACTTTATTGTTGCCAATTTTGCACAAAGGGTCCTTGGGACAACTGTAAGGAAATAGTTGACCTAGATGACTATGCAGTATCAAGAGACACTCTAGGAGTCTTATATTTGACATGTAAGTTTTTTAAAGACAAAACGACAGGTGATGAATGATTATTGAGACCACCGAAGAAAAAGAAGAGGAACAAGAATACGATTCTTACATTTATGCTATTATTTACGACACAGAGGGGAAGCAAGACCAACTTAGGGGCGAAAAACTTCAGTCTCTTGATGCTGATCCTTGTAGTTTAATTGATTATCTCGAAGCAACTATACGTATTATTGCGGCAAATTTAAATACTGCTGAGATAGAAATTGCCAGGTTAAAACGAAACCAGGAATCAATCTCTTATGCTTGTAAAAGTGCTCTTAGGGCGTCGCAAGAAGCAGATATGAAATGGAAGGCTACAGTAGAAGACGAGGAAGAGGAAAGGGAATGCTGTAATGTCTGTGGGTTTGCTCCAGAAATTGGCAACATCGTGTACCAGGACGACGGTAGACGTCCATTATGCTATCGGTGCAACGCTAAAAGACCAACACCGTGAGGTAAAAACGAAATCAGGAGAACCGATAAAAATGAAGAAGCATGAAATACTCTGAATCAATTCTATCTCAAACTTGTATCTAACTCCTCTGCCACTCTTAGAAATTTCCTAAATAGCTTTGTAGGATTGCCATTAACAAAAGAAGTAATGGACACAATACGCCAGGGAATCGATAACATAGTAAACAACTATCTTGAAATTCATGGCGAAGATATACGGAGGAAACAACGGGAAAACCCAGGAGAAGAGACATGTATATGGTATTGGCTTGACGTGGTACATGACACAATATCAATACAGCCATACAACCATCTTACGAAAGAGTTATTAGAAGAAATATTTCATTTAAAAGTTTAATAATAAAAAGACAAAACAAATAGAGAGGACGTATGTGCTCTAAAGCCAAATTCGAAATAGATAGAGTAGAAGACTTTATAATGATCGTCAAACATTTAGGCGGTCAAGTAATTAAAGACGAAGCTTATGATAAAATCTCAGATTTTGGATGTTGTCTTTGTTCTTTGGATATAGATAAAATGCTTGATAGCATACCAGGCATTAAATGGAGAAAAAATGAGATGAGAGAATATTATTTTTTTAGAGTGCTAGAAACTCCTCAAGAATCGCAATCGCAATCTTGACAATCCTTCTTCTTCTTCCCACACTTCTTTTTCTTATCTGCCATAAAAAACTCCTTATTTATTCTTGTTCTTTCCAGCTTTTTATTAGTTCATTAGTTATAACGCCAAAACTAATAAGTTCAATCTCGTCACCATTATCATCCACATTTACGTTCCTATAAAAAGCTCCCCAATGAGGATGCTCATCAGGACCATCAAATAATCCATTCAATAATCCTAGAAGACCCATTGAATAGGTCTCGTCGCTCATCTTTCTACACTGTACTGTTGGATGACCAGCCATGGATTTATTGCATGGTACCCTATAAAAAAAATAATTTCTGTATTGCTTCTTTGTCTAGCGCTAAAAGTTCATTCAAAAATTGTACAAACTGTTCTTTTGTAACTGTTTTCATTATACCTCATAAAATTTTAGAAGCTAAAGTCGCCAAATCTGATCTCTCTCCTTTTGTTAAAGCAAGATGACCAGCAATAGCATATCCCTTAAATTTCTCTGCCACATAAGACAGTCCATTAGAGAACATATCTACATGAGGGTTATCTATTTGTTTAATATCTCCAGTGAGGACTATTTTAGTTCCTTCTCCTACACGAGTGATAATTGTTTTTATTTCGTGTCGTGTTGTATTTTGTGCTTCATCTATAATAAAAAATTGTTGTGGAATAGAACGTCCTCTAATATATGTAATAGGTTCGACCTCTATTAACTCTTCTACTATTCTCTCTTTAGATTGACCTTTGTGATTTTTCTTTGGTTGATTAAACGAGTTAAGTAGTTCAATATTATCATAAATTGGTTGCATCCAAGGGTCTAATTTTTCAGAAGCCGGACCAGGGAGGAAACCGATGTCTTTTCCTAATGGGAATATAGGACGGCTAATTAAAACCTTTCTATATTCATGATCTTCGAGTGTTTGCTGAAGAGCAGCAGCACAGGCAAGAATTGTTTTACCCGTACCACTCTCTCCGGTTAAAGTTACTAATTTAATTGCTGGGTCAAATAAAAGATCTAAAGCAAAACTCTGCTCTAGATTTTTAGATACAAGACCATAGGCTTTTTTATTCTTTGTCGTAACAGGAACTAACCCTCCCCGACTCTCAACAAAACGAGCTAAGGCTTGACTTTTATCATCTTCAGATTTTAATAAAACACACTCATTAGGGAAGAAAACTTTTTCTTTTACCTTTACAATCCTTTTATCATAAAGTCTGTCAATGATTTCTGTTTTAACAGTTACAGTTCTCCAGCCGGAATATAGACCTTCAGTCTTTATAGAAAACTTATCTAGACTTCTAAACTTAACTCCATAAGCTCTGGCTCTAAGTCTTACTGCAATATCTTCAGAGAAGACAACAACTGTGTCTTTTAAATTATTCGTTGCATAATCTGCTGCAATCATGACAATGGCATCGTCGGCAAAAAGTGGATTAAGTCTGCTATTTAATTCGCAAGGATAAAGAGTCTGCGCGTCTTTAAATTCGATTTTTTTGCCTTTGGCATTAAGAACTTCAGGCGCACTTATTAATTTATTTAAAACCCGAGAAGTTTCGCGAGCGGAAATTCCAATATCTGATTGTTCTTTTTTCTTCTTGTCTATTTCCATTATGACAGCAAGAGGAACGACAATGAGATCATCATCTAATTTATTTACAATATAAGGATCGGCAAGAAGGACATTTGTGTCAACAATACAGATATTCATGTTTTTCTCCTACTCAATTTACGGGCAGTGGTTAATCAAATTTACCTTCCGAAACAAGAGCTGCTATGGCTTGCAGATCCTCCTTTTTAAGAAGCAAAAAATCGCCCTGTTTGCCAAGCTCGTGAATGGCAACCAAAGGAATTTTCTTTTCTTTATTAGCTTTTATAAGTGTGTCGCGCCAAAGCGTAAGTAGGGAAAAACTCTTACGACTCTTACACTCTATATAGAGAGTAGGATGTGTGCTATCTGACGATGATCTATCCGGTCTGTTCAATGACCCCGATCCTATATTACGTTCCCCACCAAAAAACCGAGCTATTCTCCTTTCCATTGCTTTCCAAGTTGACCTATGCATTTTAGCAATTAAAGAAGATAGAATTATCGGCCTCTAATATATATTCTAACATATCCTCATCTTCGTCGTAGAGAGTTTCCACGAAAACCTGTGAAGCGTTTGAATTAGTTACTGCATTTTTAAGATCGTCTTCGCTAATATATAAATTATCCATTTTTTCCTCCAAATAAAATTTCATATCGTAACATAACTTCATACCGTAGTAAATCCAGGTCTATAAGATTTCCTGGACATTCTTTCAACACCGTTGGACCCTTCTCAGTTGTCATATCTAAGTATTTTCCAACTTCTCTATGACCCATAACCGATGTGTTTGGACTAAGTTTTGTGCTATCTAAGTTTAGTTTAAATTTAAATAATAATTCAGCAATTAAATCTATTACTCGTAGCATCATAGTGTAAGGAGGCGAATATCTACTATTTGTAGCTCTATATAACATAGCTAATCCTATTGAAGACATATTAATCCCTTTAGCGTGCCATGTTAGTTTTTTCTCATCCAAGAGCCACCATACTTGAGATTCACCTATTGCGTAATGATATGGTATTGATGGTAGTGGTTTTGTACTTATGTGATTATTTGGTCGTCTGTAATTTTTGTTTATATTGGCTATAACATCCCATTCTTTTTGATTGATTCCTGGTTGTACATCAGTACAATGTAAAACAATGTGTTTGATTGGGGCTGTTTTATTTGGCCAAGTCTCTCCTTCGGGTAGGATCCATTTATCAGTTTTAACCTGCCCCATTTACTACCTCATCTAAGATAAAGTCTATAATTTCGTCTTCGGTTTTTAATCGTTCTAAATAACTTATTCTTATAAGTTGCCAACCTGCTTCATGACAATAAAAGTTTTTATAGTCATCTCTTCGTACTTGAGAAACAAATTTATCTTCGGCTTCTCCTTCTGATATACCTCCATATCTTGTAGGTTTAGAATGATGTTCTCCATCTACTTCAATTGCTATTCCCCAAGATAGAATGGCCCAGTCAACTTTTTCTTTCTTAGATTTCCAATCGGGATTAATACTATTTAAAGGATATTCAGCTTTAATTTTATGAAACTTAAAGTAAGCAGATTCTTTAATAGCTTTTCCAACTAGATCATTTAAAACGCTCATTTTACGTATCCAGCTAGTCCTCCACAAGATGAGCAAAGAATCCTGCCTCGATCGTTTCCTACTTCAATATCGGTATCACAGTAGGGACAAACAAGAAAAATAGGATCTCTATTGCTCTTCTTTTTCTTTTCTTCCTTAATAGTTTCTCCTATTTCTTTGTCTTCATATATAATAATTGTTTTATCCATAATTCCTCACAAAAAACAAATATCTTTGTGCAAGCAATCCTTGCATCTTTCTAATACCGGGTAACGTGTTTTATTTCGTATACGATTGATTATTTCAACTAGTAATTCTTCTGTTCTATGTAAAAAAGCATCGTTAGTCTCTAACGTAAAATTACGTACTATATTTCTTGGAGTAACATACCAATTTGTTATATGTGCGTAAACTTTAAATTGTTGATAAATTGCTAACCCTAAAGTACGGTAATATAAATCTTTGTTAAATAAAGCTAATGAATCTAATTTTTGATTAAATGTATGTACAATTAATGTTTTATCAAAAAAAACTAAAGGCGCAATAAAATAATCAGCTAATACAGTATCTAATAAAAATGGAACGTATATATTAAGTAATTCACCTTCATAATTTTTATACCATTTAAACCATTGTAAAACTATAGAATACCATTGATTAGATAATGTCATTGACGTTTCGTTTAATTCCTTGTTACTCCAAAAATATTTATTGAATAATTTTGTGAATTCATTTTGAGTTAGACAAGTTTTTTGTTCTTTTTCTTGTCTAAAAGTCCTTACGGCCATATCTTCTAGAATTGTTACGTCTACTTGACGTTTAACTTTTCCAAAATTTAAAGTATAAGGACAATATAAAAAACTATAAATATCTTCGTAGGTCATTGAACAATCTCTTTAGCCCACTTCTTCTTATGTTCACTTAATAGACCTTCAGTATTCCATAGATATTTAGCTTGCATTGTCTTATCATCGTTAAGGTCTTGTACTATCTCACCTTGATGTTCGGTAATAATCTGTTTATATTCTTCACTTGTAATACCTTCAAGTCGTCCTAAATCAGGGTACATCTTCATATAGAATACTTCATTTTTGACACTGGTAATTTTATTTTTACCAATAATCAATTCTACAATAGGCATTTTCTCTATATTGTTCATTAGAGATCTCATCCAAGGTTTCCCTTCGTGGTATGCATCACATAGATCACCTTCTCCACATTGTATGAATCCATTCAATTTGTTATAGATATGGATAATCATACTAGCTGCATATTCCAATGAGACACTCCATGCGATCTTACGATTATTTGGTCTTTCTTTAGGATCAAGTTTGGTATATTCTACGCTTGCGAAAGCAATAAGCTTTAGCCGTTTGACTAAAGTTCGATATTGTTTGGCTAATTTTTTGACTCGGACGGGTTCATCTTCTGCGTCTCCGTCTAATAAATCATGGAAGTTATCTAACACCCATACTATCTTTTTAGTAGGATTTTTCTTGCGAAGCATAGTTAAGAAAGTAATGGCAGTTTTAAAATCTGGACATTTACCTAATCCAGCTTCATTTCCGGTGGCATCAACCACAAGTAATTTACGACCTCTAATTAACTCCATATATTCATTGTATGCTTTATCTCTGATAGCTAATAGCTGGTCATTTCCTTCTCTCTCTAGTAATTCGGGTTGCGTATAATAACTAGGATTTCTTAACTTATTAATAGAAATGTATGCGGGTGTATCTCTATCTATATGATTTTGGGCTATACAAGCTAATACTTTACTTTCCCATTGAGACTTATTGTCGTCTAGTGTTTGTACAAATACAATTACATCTTCAGTGTGTTTAGCAATATTGTAAGCTAACTGAGAAAGCCATAAAGATTTACCTGCATTAGCTCCGCCTCCAATAAAGAAAGCAACTGAATCGGACCAGTTTCCTTCTATACAACGAGATAGTTCAGTAAAGTTAGGACCAAGATTCAAGGCTTTAACTTGTGCTGGCCTTACTTCTTCTTCTAGTTTATTGTCTTGAACTGTCTTTAAACACACGTCAAAAAGATCTGTGGTTTTAAAATTCTCGGTTAAACTACCAACTCGTTCTATACCTTGAGAAAGAATGAGTTCAATTTGCCCTGGATTTCTTTTTATTTCTGACGAAATCCAAGTTCCGACATTTTTAAATTCATTGATTTTAACTTCTTCACTACTATCTTCCATTCTTGAAACTTCTGCTAAGATAGCTTCTTGGGAATATCCAGTATGAGTAGCTAAGTCACGTATCATGTCTTCTCTTTTAATATGAGAAGACTCTGTAATAATCAAAGGAATCATTTCGACGACAATCTTATTAGGATCTTCGCGGTCTTCATACCTACGAAGTTTCCATTCAAATGGAGTAAATACTGGTAACTTTAAAAATTCTTCTGGCCCAAATTCTCTGATATAATCATCGGGATCTTTCTTATCTGGAATTGTAATAATTCCAATCTCAAAATTTCTATATTGAGAAAATTTTTCTTGAATGATTTTTTCCATACGCTTTTGTCCAGGTTCATCTCCATCAAGCATAAGACAAATTTCGCGTATCTTTAATTGGTTGAGTAGATCTATGTGGTCATCTGTAAAAGCAGTCCCACCACAAGCGGCTACATTATTTATTCCATGAGCAACTAAAGTAATAGCATCACTATATCCTTCTACTATATAGAGAGGTGGTTGCCATTTTTTTGCTCTATGTAACATATAAAGTCGTTTTGACTTTTGATATATATTGCACTTAGGACCAGTTCCGGTTTTAGAATTAATATATTTTTTAGGTGCTTCGCCTCTTCTATTATTTTCAAAGTCTTTGCTTTCTTGTTCATACATAAGATTACGAGCAGCAAACCCAACTGGTTTACCATACTCGTCAGAAACAGTAAAAAGTAAATTATTTTCATTGAAGATATCTTGTCTATCTAAGTCTATATCGTCTAAAAAGCGCGCCTCAAAATCTAAACTTTTAAGATGCTGTCTAAAACTTCTATAGTCTGGGACAGAACCAATATATTCTTCTTTAACTAAATCTAAAGGCCAACCTCTACGTTCAATTTCAGCCATGGCCAAAGGAGTAATATTAGAAGCGATATATTCTGCAGCAGCTTTATATGCCGCATAAGTTTTGATCCGATATTTTTCTTCGTCGGTTGCTTCAGTATATTCAACTGATAAACCAAACTTTGCAGCTAAAGTAGGGACAGTTATTTTAACAAAATCATCCCCTTCTTCTGGCAAATCTTCTAACCAATGTGCAGCACGAAATATATCAAAACTATTTAAACAGGAAAAGCAATGTCCTATCAATGGGTTAGATGGAACTATACTACAAGAAGGAACAGTTTCTTCATGCTCAGGGTTTATACAAAAAAAATGCCGCGACGTATCTATGTCGTGCATTTGTAAATATTCTTTTAAACGCAGTTTTAAATTTTGGATTAATTCATCTAAATTATTTATACGCATAGTACCTTAAAATCAATTCTCCCAGATTAGTTTTGTCTAGCTGCCCAAGGTGTACAAATTTGTTTGAAATCGCAGTAGCAACATTGCCATGATCCTCCACATTTTTCTGTATTAAGCTCATTAGGACTTCGTTGCCATTCTGCATAAGTAGTTTTAGAAATTTCTCCACTTTCTGCAGCAGTAGTAATTTCAGCGTTAGTTAGAAATCTCCTAAATTCACGGTTTGGGATTTCGTTCCTATTTATTTTGCCTTGGATAAAAACATAACGTTCGTATAGTCCTTCTATAGTAAAGTCGTCTCTTAGGACTCTATGATAATTTCCGTCTTCACACAAACAAGATACTTTTGCGTGATGAACTCCATTGGCTCCTTCTACAATTTCTACATCAAATTCTTTGTCATCTTGTGTGTCACGCGAAGAATAAATTAATTTACCTCCGGTTAAAAAGAAACCATTATTTTCTTCTGCTCTAGTTTCATTAAAAGAAGAAATATAAACTAATAATTGTAAAAGATGATTATCCTTTGGTTTACCAGGTTCAAAATAACGTCCATTTCCTCTACCTCTCCAACCTCCCATAATTTCACGTTCTGCGTTATACCCCCAGAAACTTTTTACTTCTACGGCAATATAATCAGTTCCATGTTTTACTAAGCAATCCATTTCTCCAGAAATATTATATTCTTGGTTTCTATACCTCATATTAGATCCGACATATAATCCAGTGTCGCGAATTCTATTCCGAATTGCCTCTTCTACATAGTTGCCCAATTCAGCGCGTTTTAAGGCCTTTAGAGACATAGGATTGGTAACCCCTTCCCCTTTGATGCGGTAGTAAATAGAACGCGCGCAATGGCCCAGAACGTTACCATGGATGTCTATAACTGATGCTTCTGTGGGTCTTAACCAATCTGAACGATATGGTAAAGTCACTTTGCTGGTTACAGCTTGGTTCATTCGACCTAATAAATTAATATCACGTAATTCGCCCATGAAATACTCCAAATAAAACTATATTAAAATTTATTGTAACTTAGAAACTAATTAGACAGAAGGGTTTCGTTAACTAATCACTGTAGTAGTGTTTAAGTAACGATTGAGACGGGTAAGTTGTTCTTCTATATCAAGTAGACGAGTCTCTACTGTAGAACAACGATTGGATACAATGTCAATAGCAGAACTTACAGGAACAACTTTAGCAAATTTATAATTTGCAGCATTAATCAAAGTATTAACCGCGATTTCTAAATCATCTATACGGTCAAGAATTTCATAAGTTTCAGTTGCTCCACCCAATACAACTAACAATCCTTCAAAAGCAGAAGTGAAAGTAATTCTAATCTTAGGAGTAGTATCCGAAGAGCGCCATACTACAATATCTCCTATCCTAGCATCATCGTCTTTAACTTTTAAATAATCAGTTCCATCTTCTTCTAGGATATTAAAATTGCAATAACGACCATCAACTAATATGTCATATGCGACTGTAGAAGCTCCGGCTACAGATAAAACAACTTGTTGGACTATAATGGTCTCTGTAACTTCGCTCATATTTCTGGTCTCTCTATATTAGAACTTTTAAATCCAAATGTAATATTGCGTCGAGTAAAATATAATCCAGCAATAGTGGCTAAAAATGTTGTGTCTGCGCTAGGAATAACTATGGTCATAGATCCTAGTAAAAAGCTGGAACCTCCAAATAAAACACATACTAGTGTAGCCATGAAAGCTACTAATAAGAGTGTTAAACTTACTGAGGGAGTATTATCTTTAGGATCAGTTAACCATTTCATTTTTCTAGCATTCGGTCTAGTTTATTTTCAATTCTATCTAGTCTTTTAATTGTGTCATTTTGTACAGTAATATTATACTTTTCGACTGCTTCAATTTGAAGATCTGTATAACTTCTAGCTTCTGTTAAAGCCCAGCCAGTCAAACCTAAAAGAGCACCTATGACTATAATAATTTGAACAATTAAACTAATATTGTCTATAAAACCTTTAAATTGATTGGCCATTTGTCAACCTCGCAGCAATTAAAGCACCTTTTGCCACACAATCTAGTGGCTCAGAAGCTAAATGGGCCTGATCTATTTCTATAGGAAATTTTTTGCGCGCCATTGCTTCATTTAAATAATCACAGAACCCAGGCATTAAAGCGGTTCCTCCAGCAACTACAAAGGCTAGTTTATCTTCAAAGTTTGGAATATTGTGAGAAGTTGCAAATACCATCTCTAAATTGTCAACGAAATTATCTATAATACTCTTATAGGCAGAGGCAATACCTTTCTCTATTCTTTGCTCTTTGGAATTTCTGCCTGCAGGATTATAAATACCCCGTTTCTCTTTACTCATTCTTTCTTTGGCTAAAGTAATAGAAGTCGTTGAGACTCCAAGCCCTCGTAAAGAATTAGCAACTATCTGATCTATCTTATCTCCAGAGCCCTGTATACTGAAAGTGAAATCAGATAAGGGTTGGCCAAGATTACAAATCGTAGAATTAATTAATCCACCACCAGCAGAAATAGCTAAACCAGTAAATTTTAATTCGGCCAATTCAGATAAAACTACACAAGCAGCCTCATTTATTGGACTTCCTTTAAACCCTAATGTCTGTAAAATGTCTTGTATAATTTCCGAATGAATAACCAATGGACTATCATCTGCTCCCAACTGTTTGGCAGGGATAGAAAATTTCACGATACTTCCTTCTGGTATGTTAGAAGTAACCGCACTTAAAAGCTTTATCATCATACCTTCAGCCTCTAGGTCTATATCAGATATAAGACCATTCTTCATGGGGCGTCTGGCCTGTTGGTTTTGTCCAGCAGCAAACCGTACCGCATCGTCACCTAACAAAAAAATCTTGCCATCTTGTTCTAGATACGAAACACCAGCGGCTTGTAAAGGATTTATTCCTATCCCTTTGTCTAAATTTATTACATAAAAGGCATCTCTAACTTTCTTATAAAGAATTTTTCCGCCTAATTCATAAGCGGAAACTAAGTTAGAAGTACCAACATCAAGACCGAAAAAACTCATAAAACTCCTGCTAATTTTGCAAGGATATTATCTATGTCTGAACTAGTTGTCTGAGATTGGACTTTGACATTATCAAGCCCATCTGGAGCAACTCTCTCAACCTTTATTTTATCAGGTAATATAGGTATTTGTAAATCTAAACCTTTGGGTTTTAAGTTATCAATATTATTTGAAATTTCTTTTAATTGTTGTTGCGGAATTAAGGCTAAAATTTCTTTTAGTATTTCTTTAGCTAATTCGCGCGCAATATCATTTAACTTTTTCTTGTCAAACTGTTCTACAATTTTAACTTCCCGAATAACAGATATCTCTTTTACATGATTAGAATTAATAGGAAATTCTTTACTCATAGTTTTAGGTTTGAACTTTCCTACTCTTCTAGCAATTCTTTCTTCGGGACTAAAGTACATTTAATCTCCTGGTTTTACTATTTGTATTAGTTTTAGATTGTTGTCGTAAAGATATCCATGACTAAAATAACGATAAAAACGATCTCCTATCGTAGAGAATTTAACATATGTAGATCCAAGAAGGAAGAAATTACTTATTACAAACCATCTATGATTGTCTCTCATTTTAAATACGACAACAACATGGCCGCGAACTCCTTCAACCATAGCAAACTGATAAACGTCAGTGACGATAGGACAGAATTCTAAGAGATGAGACCATAGTCTTGCAAGACTATCGCAGTCTCCACCTTTAGCAGCAAGAGTCACCCAAGGTTCAGATATATTATCTAAGGTCCCACCAAAATAATCTGACTTCCATCGCAAGGGAGCGATACTTAACTGTTTACTAATATCATCTAGAGATTCACACTCGGCAAAAGTTTTTTCCCAAGCTTTCAGGTCTTTGAGTGCTTGCTTTTTTTTAAAAACATAACGGATATTATACCAAAATTTCATAACCCAGCTAGAAAACATCCACAACCAGTAAATGAACTTAAGCATAAATACTCCTTAAGGTATATAGTAATATACTGTAAATGTTACTGTATCTGCTGCTAGGAAATCTGCTGTATTTGTAGCTTTAAATGCAGTTCCAGTATAGTAAGCAGTTGTATCATGACTATGTGACGGTAAAACATAATAAGTTGCTGCATCATTGTCGAACCAAATAGCACTGATTCCTACTATTACTTTGCTTCCTCGGGTCCAATTCACAGAAAATTCCGAAGTACTTATATATAATCCACTTACGGTTTCCCATCTTATCTTTCGAAAAGCAGTACTAGTGCCACCAGATTGGACACCACCAGCAAAACTACCATAACATGATCCTGTACCTGCAATATATGTTCCTGATGAAGTGATTGATGCACTGGTATTGACACCCCCGGCTCCATTAAACTGGTTAGTATTAGAGACAGTACTCGCTCCATTTATTTTGAACCCTCCGGCTCCATCAACTACTCCATTAGTATCAACACCGCCAGAGCCAACCCAAGTTTGTGTAGTTCCGCTGATAACCATAGCGCTATCTACATAACAATTACCAGTAAGATATAAATCTTTGAGTGTTGCATCTCCGGTTAATGTCATAGAAGCAGCGGAAATGTCTCCTACAAGATGGAGGTCTCCCCAAGGATTAGTTGTTGCTCCTAGATCATAAGAAGAATTACCTGGGTATAAACAATTATTTCCCCATGTTACTGTCTTAGAGACGCTAGTGACATAATGTTTAAGACTAACTGTAGTTGTTCCTTGTACTCCAGTTTGAACAACAATATTTCCGCCATTAGCAACACCAACTCCACCTTTAAGGTATAAAGTACCTCCATCCCCACTACTAGTAGTCCCGGCAATAAGAGTCATGTTGTTGCCAATAGACCCACCTGGTTGAATAGTACAATCGCCAGTAGTACTCATAGTGAAACTTTGAGCTGCAGCAGTAATATTATAATTACTGCCAGAACCTGCTATTTGAAAAGTACTTATTCCACTTGCGTTCTGAATAGCTAATGGAACATGTGTGTCATTTTGTGTTTTTATATCTAACATATGAGTATATATATTAGACCAACGTTTAGAAGTACTAATACCTAATGAGATAGTGTTTGTTTCGGAAGGATAAAACTCATCTGCGTCTAGAGTTAAGTAATTTGTTGTGTTGGATTGTATACATACATTACCGGTTGCACTAGCTCCAGATCCTCCTTTGAGGTATAGAATTCCGCCAACTCCTGTCCCACCACCACCCGCTTGTATCGTTAAAGAAGTTCCTGTTCCTGAGGCTTTGTCTTCTCCAAAAATTGTACCTGAGTAAGTATTATCAAAACGAATGTTTCCAATAAGGTCTATTGCAACCTCATTACCTTCTAAATCATATTTACAATAAAGAGTTCCCCAACGATTGTCTGTCCGACCTAGATTGGGTGTTGCTGCTGTATACCCCGAAGGCTGACACGGTCCAAAAGCAATACTTTGGGGACAGGTTGTTGAACTATCCTTTCCAAAAAATCCAATTGTATATGGTGTCACATCATTTGGTTTATAAGCAACTAAAATAACTCCTCTTTCAGGAGTAGGCGCACCCCCCCAACCCGGCGCCCCTTGTTGTAAAAAGAGACTTCCACCTTCAATTGCTCCAGTAACAGCGTCACCAGCTTTAAGAATGAAATCTGTTTGAGTTTGTACGGTTGATTTATATCCACTAATACCTTGGAAATATCCTGTCCCTCCATCAAAATAAACTGTACTGCTTGCTAAAAAGGCAGTTGTTGCTCCAGTTTTTCCACTGGTAAAGCTATCACTCCACCAATTTACTTGTGGGCCAAATAATATTTTATTAGAGGTTCCTGGACCTCCAATGTAAAGATATTTGTTTGCCAAGTAATCAAAAGAAAACAAAGAACTTTCCATGTAATTTGTTCCATCATGACCAAAAACTGCAAGAGCTTTTACGCCAGTACAAGGAACAGAAGAGTTTTTATTTACACTTGGATTAACAAAACCAAGGGAACCTGTATATAAACTTCCTTGTCCTTGAGTAATGAAAAAGGCTTCATCTACATCTACCCTATATGGGTTAGATAGTATTAAAGAACCATCAATATCTCCGAAGTATCCATCTCCAAAAGTAAACTTGAAACTACCTCCAACTCCAGCCGCAGAAGCGTCAGGAGAAATAAATTCTATCTCATAACCATTGGTTACTGCTGCTGCAGAAGACGTAAAGTTGAAAGTATCTATATCTATAATTTCAAAGGTCGTAGAAGCGGAAGGAGTAGTGATCGTCCTTTGCAAGAATATTGTATCGCTTGCAGTATCTCCATACATAATTAATGGATAGCCGCCGGTAGAATATGTCCCAAATTGTGCCTCAGCACTATTTACAAAATTTAAATCCCCATAATTTTTCATAAATTACCTTCGTTTTGAAATACTACAGCAATACTCTTATCGGTCGAATTGTTATTAGTAATATAATAATATCTATTATCTAAGGCGTCCATTGTAAAACTAGACCCTATATATGGGACGGCATAAGTATCATTGTCTACGCTTCCTAGAATTATAGAATCTATATAAGCATGGGCAGATCCTGGCATGTCAGGATTACCAGCGGTTTTACCTCTTAGTCGCATCCAGACACTGTTTCCAGTTCCTACAGAAGATCTCATGGAACTTGCTAAATTTGATGCTTGCAAAACTTTATCTACCCACACTTCTTTAATTCCAATTCCTCCGGCAGCCGCAGTTCCATCTAATTTAAAAAATAAATCATGATAGACATCGGCTGTCCAAGGACATATGTATATAAATGGTCCAAGATTTGGGCGGTAGTAAATACTATCTTCATAAATAAAAACAGTAATAAGCGTGGAATCAGTTGGAACTAATTCCAATTTTAAAGTAGTATTTTCATCTACTCCAACTGCCCCATTAGAGAAATTATTTGTTTTTAATTTGAAACGTAATCCAATATTATCTACACTAAGGCTTCCACAATTAGTCTTATAGGCTCCATTATATTCAGCGGCTGAACGACTACTTAAAAGATATAAAACGTCACGGCCAGCATCACTAATCCCGTCATCTACTGTTCCAGTGCCTAAAACTATATTCCAATAAGTAGTTAATAACTCTCCGTCGGCCCATCCTATATAAGCGTCATCTTCTTTAAGATGATAATTGACAGAATCTTTTACAACAGTTTTTGGTTTTTCTAAAATTTGAATATGTTGAAGATTAGCGGTATTTGGTTCATATCCCGCTAGATCAATAAGACCTTGTTCGTCTACTGCTAGAACCATTTCATGGATACTCAAGCCCGTTGTTTCAATATAAGTATCGTCTGAGAAAGTGATTTTTGCGCATTCTAATTCTGTTGTAGTTTTATCTCCAACTGTATTAGAGGCGCTACTAACAATATCTCCCCAATCGTCGGGGATTAAATGAGTTTCTGCGAGATTAACAATTATACCTTCTAACAAATGGCTAGATATAACAATGGAACTATGTTCACTAGTAATATAAGAACATAAACTTTCTATGGAATCTATAACGTTACTATTACTCCCGACTATATTTTCAGCAGTTGAATCCCATAGATTATATGGGTGTGTACCTCGCAAAAAATCGCAAATATCATGTATAGAATCTTGGAGTTCATTTACATGTTCGGCAAAACATATATCGGTCTTGTCGTACTTTGTTCCAAAAGGGTAGAAGGAATAACGTCTATCTAATATACTCATCTTGTTAAAACTCCAACAAGACTTGTAGTAATAGTTCTATTATTTACTATTTCTAAATAACGTCCATCTCTTAATTCTAAAGTATAGTCTTCGGGATTAACCGGAACTGCATAAGTAGTATAGTTGCGTGTCCCTAAAGCCATCTTATCTATATAAATATATTCATTGCCTCCAGTATTAACAGTAGAATAACTGTAGACAGTAACCATTTGAGGAGTACAAGCAGACCCTCTCATTGAATTCAAAAAGCTAGAGCCTTCTAGAGTCCCATCTACCCACAGATTTTTGATTGCGATTCCATCTCCTGCAACTGAACCATCAAAGTTAAAAACAATGTCATGGTAAACATCTTCAGTCCAATCACAAGCCTTAACAAATGTTCCGCCCACTAAATTTAAATAATAAATTCCATCAGAAAATATTTGGATATGAATATATGCTAAAGCACTACATGAGATAGCAATCCATAATGAATTTGAATAACCTGCACCTCCGGGCCAAGCTCCTAAACCAGATGTTCTTAACCCTAATCGGAAGTAATAATCAGAAGCATCAAGAGGGCCACAATTTATTTTGTGTGCTCCATTGGCAAGACCAGCACCATCTCTTGGAGTAACGAGATATAAAACTGTTCTTCCTAGATGACTATATCCGTCTGCTTGACTACCAGTATCTGTTACTCTTGTCCAATCAGTACTTAATAGATCTCCTGTATTCCAATTGATTTGGGCAGTTCCTTCATATAGATCATAGTTTACATCGTCTGGGATAACAGTAGTTGGTTTCTCTAACAACTGAAATAAATATTTGTTATCTGTTATTTCATTTCCAGCACCTAAATCTATGATATATTGTTCATCTGGGTCTAACTCGAATTCATATTTAATTTTGTTGGTGGCGGTTTCAATATACGTATCATCGGAAAAAGTAATTCTAGAACACTCCATTTGAGTTGTAGTTTTATCTCCGACTGTATTAGAGGCATCTGCAACTGCATCTCCAGCGTCAACAGCTTCTAATCCTGTTTCAGTAACATTTACTCTAAGTACTTTTAGTGCATTTCCCGGGAAACTAACACCGCTATAGTAGGTATCTAACCAACCGCAAATTTCTTCTATTGCTGTTTGAACTGAAACATTACGAGAACTTAAATAAGGAGTGACAACTACATCCCAAACTGTATTACTTAGGGCTCCTGGTTGACGCAAAAAGCGCACAATCTCATTAACCGCATCTTGAAGATCGTTAATGTGTTTTGCAATAACCGTAGTTACAAAATCCTTTTTTATAGAAAAAGGGTAAGGAGTATATGAACTATTAAGGATTCCCATTCATTAACTCTTCAATTTTAGGTTTTGATAAATGAAAGGTTAAATTTTTCTCGTCTAGAACATAACAATTTAATTCTTCTAAAGTTGGAATATTCTTGGAATCGGCCAAACCGCTTTTGAAGATCAACAATTTATTATCTAATTCTTGCAAATCTAATTTAAATCTAAGCCTCAAATTCTCAATTTGCAAAATAATATTCTTATACAAAAGAAATTGTTCATTTGTAATTTGAAATTCTGACGGAAGTTTTTTTTCGATTTTTTTAGTCATATCAATATATCGTTAAAGACATTTTAGTAACAGTAAGTAAGACGGTAGCAGTATTAACGGCGGCATAAATTTCTATATAATCATCGGCCACTAATTCTATCAACCCTTGGACTTGCAAAGTTACAGCGTTAGCGCCCGTTACAATATAATTATCTATTTGTGTACTAGTAACAGCTACTCCACTTTTATATATCATAGCACTAAGTAGCCGAGCATCAGTATCGGAAGTGGCACTAACTGTTGCGGTTACCTTAAAAGTTTTAGGGTTTGATCCTTTGTAAGTTAATCTTCCTATGCCATTATGGGTAAAGTTGGCCAAATCTCCAGCAGTAGTTCTACAAACAACTTTCTCGAATGTATCATTAACATCTAGAGTAGTTGTAAGAGCAGTACTGATATAACATTCTGCATGAGAAGTATCTGCTGTCAAAACACAACCAGATAAATCTAGATCTGTTGTTGTTTTAGACTCTAAATGCGGCCTAGTTGTATTACCTAAATATACTTTAGGAGTAAAAGTTGCTTCCTCTGTAATTCCATCGTGTACTATAGTTATACTATTTATAGTGGGTGTAACCTGACACTCAGAAGTTTTTAAGAAACAAACAATGTCTAGTGTTCCTGAAGCAAACCAAGTTGCCCATTGTCCAGCAGTAATAGCCGTAACGCTACTGGAACTATTTCCGTCTGGCACTAGATTCACTAAAGCAATAGTACTCCATCCTGCTATATATCGTTGCCAGGTACTTCCTAAGTCTTTAGAAAAGAGAAAACGTATTTCAGTATTTGTCGGAGCAATAGCAGATACGGTTATACTTGTTATGGCGCCCCAGTCAGTAGTATTAAGGCGAGTCATCCCTGTATAACCCGTTCCTTGCATGCACTCATATCTTAGGTAATTATTCTCACTTTCTTTGTTAAGAACTTGTGTCCATTGATATGTTTGGTTTGCCATCTGAGTAGTTGGGATATTATAATAATTATGATCGAATACTACTAACTCATCCATGTAACCATGAAAATAATATTCGCTACTTTTCCCAACATAAAGAATATCCCCACTATGGCTAATACTTCTTGTTCCTAATGTATTTGTTGTAACCGTATGTCCAATATTACTAGAATCGACATATAATCTTAGAGAACTTGTAACCCCATCATAGCATAATGTCCATAATTTATATGATGTACTATTAGTATAATAACTTGTCCAAATTTTTCTATAAGCAGCACCAGCAGTATCGGCAAACAATCCAAAATTTAGATTACCACCAGTATCGAACCAGATCCTCCAGCCTATATATCTATCGGCAGCAACTACATTTACACGCCCAACTACTGGCCGAATAGTAGACGACGCAGTAGGAACTCTACTAAAAAATTTTACTGTCCAAGAATCTGTTTGTTCATATTGACAATAGTCGCCGATAGAGACGTAACCTGGATCTACTGCATTTACTGTACTTTCCTGATGGGTTCCTCCGGTAGTATGTGAAGTCGCGTCGGCGTCGTGTAAATTATATTTGGCTTTGATATCATTTAGTCTTGTGACACACTCTGCGGGAGTTGTCGGAGCTGCTGTTGAAGCCAATGCATTTAAAGCCGAAGATGTAATATGTATAGTCGGAGGACTATTATCGACATCATCATCGTGAGTTGTATAATCTGTAAGTAGTTCAGTAGTTAAAGCAATGAGAGTAGTAATTGTTGTCGCATTAGCAGAGGAAATAGGAGTACTAGTCGTATTGTGTTCGGCTGCGTCACCTGCATGAGCATTAAAAACTGTCTTTAAGGAATTGGCTAATGTAAAAGAACTCTGTAGTCCGTCAAAACCTAATCCACTTCCAGTTTTACCAGTGACCCAACTGGTATTTGATAAAGTGCCAGTTCTACTATTTCCTGAACAATCTGCAATAGTTCCACCGGCATTTTCATTCATGTGATAATGAACTGCACGAGGAGGGGACTTTAGAGTATAAGTCCCGTTCATAACAGTAAAGTTTTCAAATGTTTCTGTCCACAGTTGTTTATCCGAAGCTTCTAGTCCAACAACTGTTGAGATACTATCATCATGGAACTTAACTCCCTGGCAGCGGACCATGGCTAAATCACTATCGTCCCCCTCTCTGACACAACAAACATTATCAAAAGTTGGATCATATGTTAAAAGTGGATCGGTAGCAGTAGAACCCACTAAAACTTGTGGGGTTTCTATATTCGGTCTACAACGCATATTAGTATATTGTAAGAGTTAAACGATTAACCGTTAGATCTACATCTGGATTTGCATCATTGACAGCAGCATAAATTTCTATGTAATCATTTGTCGCTAATTCTATCATGCCTTGGAGTTGCCAAGCCATTGCATTAGCTCCAGTTGTAACATATAAATCTACTTGTGTGCTATCAACTGCAACTCCTGATTTATATAATTTTCCGCTTAATATAATTGCATCAACCGAAGTAATGGTCGTTAATGTTGCTGTTACAGAAAACGTTTTTGTTAGTGTGCCTGTATAAGTTAAACGTCCAGGACTAGTATGAGTAAAGTTTTGAAGATCACCAGCAGCGGTTGTTCCGGCTATTATCTCATAAGTTGCATCGGCATCTAATGTCACTGCAGCAGGAGTATCCATATAGAGTTCTCCATGTGGACCTTCAGCGGTTAACACACAACCGGATTTTAGATTTACGAGAGTTGTTGTTTCGGCTTCTAAATAAGGCATTGTAGAATCGCCGCCAATATATATTTTTGGACTTAAATAAACTTCACTTGAAGTATGATCGTGATCAAAGACGATAGATGTTACTGTTGGTGTCGCATCAAGATCTGTTGTTTTTAATCCTACTGCAATATCCAAAGTCCCTGGTGTAAACCAACTGGCCCAATCTGAGGAATCTAGAGCTTCATATAATGCCTTGGTTCCATGTGTGGTTTCTGCAGCCAAACTCCCTATTGCTATTGTATCCCAAGCCCCTGTATTTTTATAATAATACCAAGTTACTCCTCCATCATCTGAGAAAGCATAACGGACAGTAGTCCCAGCAGGAGTAGATTCAGTAAAAGTCGCACTATTAATATTCTCCCAAAGCGAGGTATCGATTTGATTTACATTGGTTGTGACATAAAACCCTGCTGTGTTCATAGGATAATTCACCTCTGAATTACTCACTGCTGTTTGTCGAGCACCTAAAGTAATCTGTGACATTGCTTCTGGGTAAACTACTAACTCATCAAATGTTGCTAGGGAGTAATATGCAGCGCCAGTTAAGGGAGCTAGTAGATGTACTGCTCCAACTAATAAATCAGCATCGGAATCCATGGTTGCGTTACCCAGACCTCCTCCTGTTGAACCTATTACAGGAGTCTCCCAAGTACCACCATTATATAATTGAACCGCAACATTTTGACTATTAGCATTTCCTGTGTGCATAAGAGCTATATATTTCCATGCTCCAGTTGAGAGAGCAACACTGTGACTAAAAGAATTATAAACAGCAGTAGCTCCAGAATCGTTTCTAGCTTGAAAGAGTAGGAAATCACTTCCACTTTTGTATAGTTTCCATCCGATAAGACCGTTACTTCCATTATTCTTTTGCTTACTGATCAAAGGAGTTACAACTCCAGCAGCTCCAGCAGCTAGATATACCCACATTTCTATAACGAAATTATCAGTATAATCGTAGTTAAGGATGTCGCCAAAATTTACATATTCATCAGTTCCACCTAATTGTAAGGCGTATGTACCAACTTTTTGAGAACCTCCTGTAACCCAATCTCCATCTTCCATGTTAGTACAGGTTCCGTCTCTTCCATTCCCTGAACTATCTGTAACAGTTGCTCCTGCTCCGTCTTCAAAATGCAAATGTAAATCGCGCGGCAAATCTGTCAGAGCAAGAATATCTCCACTCATTGTCGTGTCTATAGAACTCTGTTCTGTAAAATCAGATTCGTCTGCTTCAAGAAAAGTTTGAGTTTCTGTCCCGTTTGCAGAAAGGGCTAATCCTAGACAACGTAAATAACCATAATCAGAGTCATCTCCTTCCCTTACGACAAGGGTATTATTGGTTAAACTGTCATATTTTAAAAGAGGTCTTGTCGCTACAGTCCCAAATCGTATTTGACTTGTTTCTGTTATATTCCTAATAATGGCCATTTAAACCTCTTAGGCTAAAATTCCAATGACACTTATGACATAATCTTCGTCAACATCTGTATATACTGTTATATTATTTGTATCATCAATATCAACGGTTAATAATTCTATAACTCCTGGAGGTGTTGCGTAATTCCTGGCAGAAACAAAAACATTATACGTTCCTAAGCCATGGGTAATTGTCTTACTTAGATTTGGAATAACACCATCCCAAGACGTTACATCTGCGGTATAGCTTACAATTTTAGTTGTTACTCTTTCTGGGGTTCCACCTCTTACTCCTATATACCAAAGATCATCCGTTTCATTCCAATAAAGTAAAGCAGAAATATCTTTTGCGGCAGTCCCGATCCCAAGAGTAGGCTGATCTGTAGTTAAGGCTCTAAAGTTTTCATCTAATACTAGTGCTCGTGTATTAGCAGCAGTTACCAGATAATATCCGTCGTTGAGAGGATCGGTTGCTCCAACAATTTGTATATAGTCTAGTGCGGTTACGCCATGTCCAGCCAATAAGTAACATCTATGTGCTGCTGTGTCTGCGTTTTCCTCGTCTTCTTGATGTAAAGAACCCGTAGTATGTGGGGTTACGTCTGCATCATGAGCATTAAATACCGATTTTAATTCGTTAAGAAGAGCTATGGCTTCAGATAAATTTATTGGAGCAACAGCCGAAACTAAAGAATGATCCCCTGTTTCTTGGGCATCATGAAAAGCCCAACCTACCGGTAATGCTGCATCTGCATCATGAGCATCATAAGCTGTCAATAGACTTCCTACTAGAGTCAATAAACTAGCCAAGTCTGAAGCATCAGCAGTTAGAATAGGATAGTTAACGTTATCAATAGCAGTTGTATGTTCGGCGGCATCTGCAGCATGTGCATTTGTAATTATTTTTAAATGGTTAGCTAACGCACAGGCAGAACCTAAACCCGTAACATTTAAATATTGAATAACTTGTGTTGAGTCTAGACGTTTAGCGGCAATGGTTCCATTTTCTCCGCCTGCTGTTAGGTCATAGTTCAGTAAGAGTTCATTATCAGAAACATGACTCTGATCATAAACAGTACTGATAGTATCAAAAACACGCGCAATAACTCTGTTACATTCTATATTTGCTAGACCACTAGCATTATTAATTCTTAGTGTGTCAGAGGAATAAGATTCTAACTCAAGGGCGTTACCACCAGTATCTACTGTAAAAGTAGAACTAGTAGTTCCAGTATCAGTATTTTGAGTATGTTTCTTTGTAACAGCATCATCAACATCAGCCGACGTAGCTGTAAGAGTGGTAAAAACACTAAGGTCATCAGTATTTTCCACTGCATTGCCTATGTCCGTGAAACCATGGGCTGTAGGTGTAAGTATAGGATCGTTATGAGTCGCTAATCCACCGACAGTACCAGCTATTTGCCAGCCACTTACTACAAGATCATAATACTCTAAATTACCCGTATCATTAACGTAACAAATCATACCGCCTGTTAGATCACCTAAAGCTCCTTTCTGTGCAGCAGAGATACTTGGCAACTCCCAAATTGCAAAAGCAGAAGTACCACCTTTAATTTTATATGCTTCTAATATATGACGTGCTTTCATAAACTCCTCTTATAGACCGGGTAAGGCTAACATGACAACACGCATAGCTTCTGCGGTGTCGCTAATAATTCTGACATTGTCTGCATCATATCTATAGATTTCTACGGTACGAGTAAGATAATCTGAAGATCCATAGGCAAAAATAAAGACATCCCGAGTATTAAAGTTATGATTATAATCATAATAATAATCACCGGGTCCAACTAGTGTCCAAGCACCGGCAGTAATATCTATTGCTTTTTTAGTATCCGCACTTGCAGATTCGAGAGCCAGAATTCTTCCTTCTAACGAAGAAGCGGCAGATACAGATCCTGAGAAAAAGATAGATGCGCCAATTCTGTTTTTCTGTGCAGTAGTTAAAACTGAACCACCTAACAAAATATCATTAATTTCTATCCGTAGACTTGAAGTCTCTTCGTTTATTTTCGTATATAGTTCTTGGATAGATTCTTTTATACTTAACGGTCTTCTATATGTAGGAGAATAAAAATATCCTCCAGAAGTTTCTGTCGCGTTAGAATCTAAATAAAGGTTGGATCCATCAAGACCATTATTAAAGGCGTTAGGAGTAACAGAAATATGTTCTTTGGTTTCACCTCCGCCTGGTAGACTATTAATCAAAGGTTTAAGAACATTATTCCAGTCCGAAGAAATATTACTGATATCCGAAACTAATGTTTCTATAACATCATTGAAGTGTTCCGAGCTTGAGGGGCCACAATATGGAGCCCTTTTAGGGAACGAAGAAACTCGCGCGTTTGATAATCCCATATTTTACCTTGAGAGTTTTAATTTAATACTTTCAACCATAGGAGAAAAATCTGCGTCTCCCCTTTCCATTTTTATTTTAACAATTGCCCCAACTGCAGAAGAACCTGCTACTAGTTTACGATTTAATATATATCGTTCGTTTGCAAAGATTTCTTCTTCATTCCCCACATTATATTTTATCAGTATTTTATCTTCTCCGCTAGCATCTGTTATAAAAGCATGTTTTTTATTAATATTTATATTGTGATTAAGTAATTCATATCTGCTCAATGGGTTAGAAAGATGTGCGGAATAAAATGTCGCACCAACATAAGGGTTAGTCATATTCCCTAAAATATATTTTTTATGGAACAAGCAACCATATAAAAATATATAATCTCCTATTGTTTGTAACCCTTCTAAAAGATATTTAGGATTTGTGCCTCTAGAAATGTCTATGCCTGTGACACTATCTCCAGGATCTGCTGTGTCCCAAGTTGTGTCTATGGTAAAGGGTGACCAATACCCTTTGTGTATTTTTACTTGTATAATTCCACTTGGTAACGTTACGATATCTTTTCCGACATCAAATTTTGTCCCACCTTCTACCTTGTATTCAATTTCATTGCTTCCAAGGCTAAGACTTAAACCCTCAAGATTATGAACATAAATATTGGTTTCAAAATATTCTGCAGTTTCGATCCATCCTATTTCCATCTGGTTAATAGTTTTGGGTTCTCCTAAAATATCATATTGAGTATTATTTCCTACTCCTCTGAACATCTGAGTATCTTGAATATAGGTATTGTCGCTAAAAACCGTATCTATATATGCTAGATCATTGGCGTCCCAATCTCTAAAAGAAGTATCTTTGCTAGGATCAGTAAGATCTATTGGATCACTTAAAGCAATTCTATTCAAATGTAAAACTTGACCAATAGCAGGAGTATCTAACGTTGTATCTCCATATTCATCAACCACTCTATAGGTTGCTCTTTTTGAACTAGAGTTAATATTGTATAACATGAACTCTCTATTATTAGTATCTCTAATAATAGAATATTCGGCCATATTTATATCATCTGTAGAAGCAAATGAAACCAAAGTACCATCTACAGAAATTATATTATAGGTAATATAATAATCTCTTCCTGAACTTTCTGTTGAGATAACTCTTCCGTCTAGTTGCGCTCTATTAGATGGATTGATTGCTTTAAAATCTAAATTATGAATTGAAGTTTTACCAGTTTCTTCAGTACTGAGTTCACTAATAGTTGCTAATTCTTCTTCTAGAACTAAGTGAACAGAATAATCTATAGAGGTATCTTCAGGAAGAATTTCACAGGAAGTTAACGACAACGAACTAAAGGTAGATAAATCTTGATAATAATCTTTAGCGAGCATTACCTTAGAATAATATACACCCGAATTTTCATTGGTTGTTTTATATAAACTAACTTCATCTAACATCAACTTAAAAGTATATAAAGAATCAACCAAAGTATATTCGCTTAAAGTAAAAGTGAGTTTAAGGTACTTGGTTTGTATTGAATTGAAGCTAATAGCAAGTTTATTGGTACCAGCGTGATTATATATATTAGTACCTGGAATTCGTTTAAAAGTAACTCCATCATCTGAATAACTCAAAGTAAGGAGGTAACGACTATTTCCCTGCAGAGTAATATTATTTATATATTCTAGGCTATCGAGAGAAACGAATAGATTGACTCCTACAGGAGCAAAAGTTTCAGAACTGATAGTTACTGTCCAACTTTTGTTATTCTTTTCAAACGAATCTTTAGGGTTATTGATTGTCTGTTGACTCTTGATATTACCAAAAAGACTAGAACTGAAGTTCCTTTGTTTCAATGGAATTCGTTCTTGTTTTAAATTAGATAAACGTAGAAGTCCATGTTCTGTATCTATGGCTAAGGTTGTTCCACAATCATCTGTTCCATCATTGAAATAATAAACATTGTTTTCATTATCAAAACTTTCTTCTAGATGATTGAAGTATCCAGTTGTTTCTTCTTTGGATAATAAGATACTGCTTAATTTGTCTTTTAATTCAGCGGCTCTATTATTCAGGGTTTTTAGTTCTATTTTTGCCTTATCTAAGTCATCTAATGATTCTTGGACTTGCTCTTTTATATTCTTATATAGAGCAGTTAGATCGCATTTTATCTTCAGTAGCATATCATTATACTTGGCAACTGAAGAATCTTCACCTTCAGAAACAAGACTAGTTAAATTAATTAAAGGTCTTGAAATATCTTTGCCGCCTGTCATTTCTAAATAAGCAGCATTAAGATCACTTTGCGCAGGATATTTTCCTTCCTCTATGAATTGTCGCGCAACATCTCCAAACAGGAGATCATAATATACTTGTCTTAACATCTTTATCCTCTATAACCATGAGAGTATAGTCTTTTAATTTTGGTGTATATTTTTGAGCTAATTGATTGAGGTCTACATCATATTCAGCCGGGACTCTATATGCAGCAATTAGTTCAGTGGCAGTAGGATGATTAGATACATCAAAAGATATTCTTTTATCTTCTAAAGATATCTGTGGTGTTATTTCTTTTGCTTTATTATATCCTACATAAACATTTGAATAAGTATAGTCAACATATAACGCTTGATCATATATTTCTTTAAATGTGAGAACTCCATTCTTGATAGTAGGAGTCTGGGAATATGTGTTTCCGCCTGTTGTTTTAATTGTAACGTCTGTATTACAAGTGCCAGGGTCTAGAGTAATTATATTATTCATCATCGTGACACTTTCTCCGGTCATTCTTCTTTTGCGAATAAGCCCGGATGTTACCAAAATTGTTTTTAAAGAGGTTTGGATATCTATATCTTCTTTAAACCAAATATCTTTGGCTTCAATTGTTTTCACATCATAAAATTGATAGTCAATATCTATCGAAACACTGGCATCACTATATTGTATATAAATAATACCGGCCATATAATCTATGTAATATTTAGTACTCGTAACTAAATCTCTAGAGAAAACTTCTTCGACAAAGTATGTTTTATTTAACCCAGTTATACTATTAACTTTAATGAATTGCTTGTCTAATGCGATTTCACCATCTATGTTTATTGTCTGTGAATGATTAGCTGGAAATCCTATATCCAAGATATATAGAGAACTCAAATCTCCGTCTGAAGGATAGTTAAGGCTTATTACATCATATGAGGTTCCATTTATATCTTCTTGGTTAACACTTACTTTTTCTCCGGCAAGTAGTTGTCCAGTAGGAGCTAATCCTCCTTTCACATTCCCTAATTTTTGGAATCTAGAAACAAGGTCAGAAGAATTACTTGTATTGAACTGTCTAACAAAAATATCTTCTTGAGAGGTTTCACTGTCTAAATATAATTTTAGTATATTTGGTTTCGTTACTCTGTATCTATTGCACATTGGAGTAAAGGTTGCGCTAAAAGCAGTCACACTTTGATCAAATAATATATATTGAGGAGTAGTCTTGCTAAGACTCCAAGTAGTATTTGAAGGAGTTGTTGATGTCACGGAAACGTTATTTTTACTGAAACTGTGTTGGTTAACATATTTATAATAATATGTTGGAATTGTACTGACAAAATCTGTCGTGAATGTATTTGTCCAATAGGTATTAGCCAGTCTACGAATAGCATTAATCCAGTCTGATCCTGAAGTAGTAAGCGTAATCACATTTAAAACAGCTATAGCTGTTATTTCTGGTATCGCCGATTGAATTTCTGCAGCTAAAAGTGTTGCCGAAGCATTTACATCTGCTCCTTTAGTCCAGTCGACTCCTTCTGTCAAGGTAGTTGATTCTCTATTCACATAGATATTACATTGCATTCCGTCTATGTTATTGTTTGTTAATGTAATAGTTGCGCTCTGTAAACCAAATAGGGCATATCTACTTCTATTTGAATCAATAACATGTAAAAACTTATATTTATTTGTACCCATATATAAATCTATTTGAGGTATTTTGTTAACTATTCTTTCTAGGTCTATAGTTGATAAAATTTTAAAAGTTGAATATACTTGGTAAAACCCCTCTAAAGACCCAGAAGTTTGGAAGTTGCTCATCCAAAAAGATCCAGGTTCTGTAGAAGAAATTTCTGTTCCTTCTATTAAATGAAAAGTTTCTCCCGCTCCACTATAACTCAATGTTTCATTAACGGGTTGAGGGAAATGTGGCAAACTTACACATTCAACTAGATTCCCATTATGGTAATAACCGACAAATAAATCCCATAAATAATTACGCTTTGCATCTAACTTTATTTCATTTGGAAGTGTTAATTGAAGCTTTGGACTAGTTTGATCTTCGTCTGCCCAAGCTTTAACATTTTTAAAAGGGTCTGAAGGTAACGGCGCATTAAAAGATTCGAGAAGATTATCCTTTTTAAATAGAGAAGCGGGAATACCAATTCTACCGGTCGTTAAGAAAGAAGAAATCTTTCCTTGTAGAGGAGTATATGATAAGTCCAGGACTGCTTGTTTCTCGCTTAATTTTATTCGGTCTATTTGCAACATGGAGGTTAGGTATAGTGCGAAATATCCGTTTTCTCTGAAGCTTTCTAAAGACTTCTTCATAATTGCTTTATAGCGAATACTGAAAATATCTTTGTCTAATTTAATTTCGTTACTATCTCCGGTATTAATGCTTATGATTTCTTGGACTTTAACATCTTCTCTGTCTAATGGATTTAGGTCTAACCATGTTTGTCCATTGTCTAAAGACACTTGATGTTGAATAAGATTACCTTGATCTCCTTCGGTTGTACACAATAAACCGACTTTTCTAATAGGATATTTTGTATCCCAAGATTTTGAGACTAAAATTCCTTTATCATCAAATGTCCAAGATTTAACATAAATCTCTCTCAATCCTATTGCCTTGCGTAACTTAGACGAACCACTTCCGACTCCAATAAAATAAGTATTATTTTCTTTGAGTCTAATATGTACAAACTTACTAAGTCTTGGACTGAACAAATACGAGAAAGTTCCATCTCCTTTTGAAGCTCCTGGTTCTAACCGCATTAAAGAATTTGCGGCCAATAAAGATTCATTCTTGTCAAAATATTCTTTAAAAATATGATAATATGTTTTCCCGTCTAATGAAGTTTCTATCGTTTCTATTTCCGGTCTATTTGCGTCTGTAAAATAAACCGGATCAATCACGATATTGTTAATAACAGTTGGTTCTGTTAATACTAAAACTAAGTCTAAAACTAAGACCGATGAGTTATCAAAACTTTCATATTCAAAAATAGTATCTGGATTTGAATCTGCAATACTTAATTCATTTCTGTTATAGGGTGTCTTTACTCCATTCTTTATTTCTTGGTTGTTGCCTTTGCTTCCATTACTATCTTTAGTAACTATGATTTGGCTAACATTGACTTTACTATCTTCAGTCTCTACTATAGGTAACGTGACAATACCTTCTTGAGGAAATAAATGTAATGCTTTATTCCCGCTTAACATTTCCGAAGAGTTGTCTATATAAGTATTGTTTACAAAACTATCAGAAAAATATAATGCTGCACTTCTGTCATAACTATAAATCTTGAGATCTCCCAATAAAGAATAAAGTTCTTTCATTAGGTTTTTGGTCGCGTTTACATTACCTACCATTGTATTAAAATTATTTTCTAATACTTCTTGAGTAACTGTTAGCCCATTTCTTAACCCAGAAAAATCCGCATATAAATCATTAAAAAGATTATTATATTCTTCTATAGAAGGATCGTCACATTCTTTTAGCTCTATGAAATCTGTAAACGGCTCAAATCTTTTAATCCTTTCCAATTGAGAATTAAAGACATAATTCATTTGAGTTTCATTACCCTGTTCTGCATATTCGGTAATACGCTCTTGTATAGAGGCAGTTACCTTATCTAAAATGTCATTATAGATTTCTGTCATGGAATCTCCAAGAATTTGGAACTGTTAGGTTCTGCAAATGGAACAATTAAATCAGTAATAAGAGGACTTTTAAGATTATCGGCACTATGAGAATGTATATCTATCTTAACACAAAAATTTTCTACTGCCTGTTTCTCTTCAGTTAAAAATTCTAGACTGCAATCTGGCAATACTATTATACTATGATCCGAAGCGCCTTCTTCTTCTTCTTCAAAGTATCCTCCATTGGTATAGTAGAAGTTATTGGACTCTTCTACAATAAAGACAGGAATATAATCGGCACTATATATATTCGAATTATTATAACTTAAAAGACTAATTGTAGTTTTACCACTTGTCGCATCATTGCTAGTTGTTGAGATATGTAAAGGATGTGCCTCAGAATATTCGTAATAAAATTCCCAATCTCTTCCTCTTAATAGTTCTATGTTGTTTTGGTAGATTTTAACATCAGCTTCTTCTAACGAATAACATTCAGTTGCAGTAATGGTCCAATTCGTAGTACTAGAAGTGTCTATATCGGTAATATAATGATCTGAAGACGCAGACACTGTAACTATATCAGTGCTAGGGGAAGCGGTTAAACTAGGGTAAGCCGTGTTTAAATAGGCAGCTAGATTTGTTGCTGTATCGTCTGTAGTGGCGCCAGCCGCAAACTCGGTCCCGACAGTAAGCGTATCTGTTATCCCATCTAAACCGAAAGATAATGTTGTTCCGGTTATCGCTGTATTATCGGCAACCGTAATAGTCCCATCTAGAATATACCTGATAGAACTATGGACTCTGTGATTTAGAATGGCCGTACTACTAGTGTCGTTTGAACTAATAGTTAGTTTTTCTCTCTCTATTACGGTTGTATTAATTGGTAACACTTTTATATCTTCTGATCCATTTTTTCTTTTTAAAGAGAGTGAATAAACAAAGGAACTGCTTTTTTCATTAATAGGATCTAATAGATCTAGTCTTGGCTCATAGATATGAGTCTCAGTAGATTGAAACGCAATTTTTCCAACTCCATTCTCAGTAGTTTTAGAACTACCAACAAACTTATTATCTGTTTTTTTATAAACAAGATACTTAGGTTCAATCTTGGTTGTTGTAAAGTTATAAATATTATTTGTAAGACTTTGTTGAACTAATGTAACTCTAATTTGCTTTGTATTAATTGCGTCAAAATATACATATTTGTTATCTATAATATTAGTATCGAGTTCTGTAAAGACGTTTTCATTATATGTCTCAACTTTAGAAATGATTGCGTTAGTTTCGATTAACAAATAGTTAATATCAACAGAAGAATTATATTTAAGGACCAGGACTAAAGTTGCTCCATTGATTAAAGCAGTATTGTTATTCACATTTGCTTGTCCCCAAGTTGACTCTCTGTTCAGTAAACTCGAAAGACTAGTATCTATGATATATATAGGAGGTCGATTAGGTCCAGAAAAGTTTCTATTCAATAATAATCCTTTAACGGTGTCACGGTATGAAATATCACTTTCTGAAGCAAAACTATTACCATCAAAAGTATAATGTAGAGCATCTCCATATCCATCTGTGTTTTGGGAGATATATGATAATCGGTCAATCTCTTCTTGAATAGATATAAGTTGGCTTTTTACCTTTTGTACTTCTTGGGCATAAACATCTTTTTCAACAAATAATAATTTATCTAAAGTTGCCGACCAAACAAATAAACCTTCTAATTCTTTAATAATAGCTCTCATCATTAGGTTGAATGATTCCGAATCAATGACTTCCCCCTCTACCGCCGGTATAATTTTAAGTAAAGGAGAGTAGCTTGTGGTATCTTCAGATAGTCGTTTCCGTAAGGCAGTCACCATTTCGAGTCGACTTGTAATACCCTGCGCTTCTAGTTCTTTTTGAATCTCTGAAGCAAGTTGACCTTTGATGGTTTTTAATTCTGTGGGATTTAATTCTAAATAGTTCATGTTAAATCTCCGGCCAACTCATTATAGGTTACATTTAAAACAAAGTATTGCATAAAAGTATTAGAAAGAAATTTTTGAGCATGAGACGGAAGTTTAATACTTAACTGTAAGGTTACTGTATCTTCAGATAATATTGTTCCGCCTCCGTGTAAAAGACTAATGGGTTGCCAAATAGAACTCCCATTAGACAAAGTAAAATAATCGGTTTGACTTATTTCAATTTGATACTCGTCATATGTCCCTGCTCCACTTCCAAAGTGGTAAGGGAATTCATATAAATAACTGGGTGCTCTAAAGGTAAAAGTTTTTGTTTGCCAATCATATGATTCTATTATCTTTTTTTGACCTTCATTAGGTGTTTCGCTAACGATTTCTAATATTTGGTTCGCGAATATATCCAAGGGTTCATAACGGTTTAGATCACTTTGAGTTTGAGACGTTTTATCTTGTGCTTCTGAAAAATAACCAGTAGCAGTATAAGTTTGATATAGAGTTAAACCATGATTAGGATAATTAGAACCCAACTCTAATAATTGACGTAAATCAAGCCCGGCCTCTGTATCGCCTATATATGAAGCATTATCTACCGGAGATAAAAACAACTTAACATTATTTATTCCATAAGGATAGTTATGGCTTAAAACAATAGTTGCCAGATCTGATTCCGAGCCAAATTCAACGTGCTTATCGATAAGAACTGCAATATCAGTGTTGAGTACGTCATTGCTATTCACGTTTATGTCTAAACTATAAGAAGCCATTATTCTATCCTTGAACTTATTTTATAAATGCGCGAAGGTGTTCTTTGTGTTACTTCATTATTATATATGATAAATGGAACTAGTCTTAAATAATAAATATCATCCACTGTTAAGTTTTCAAGATATACAGAATTGATAGGCTGCGAATCGGCATACCCTCCAAGTTGTTCTACTAAATAGTCAGAGTCAAGATTTTCGAGAACAGTTGAATCAGTAGATAAATAAACATCAATTCTATGGAGTGGTTTACAAATCCACTTTATGAGCATTTTGCGATTAGTAAAATTCATTTGTCTAACGATAGGAGTATATTCGTCATAATATTTTACGACAGGATATCCACCTAAAGGCATATAAGTTTGTACTTTTGCTTCTATTTCATCACTTGTATAATCGTCTAAAAGATCTATAGGCAACTCTATGTAGCAAGCTCCACCTGCTGGGAAGTTGATTCCATCCCATGGTTTATAGTCCCAAAAATCATAAACATCTTGTTGACGTTCTGAGAACTTTTTGAAAGTAGAAGCGTTAATCCCTCCTCCTCTCCGTCTTGAATCTTTAACAGAAATATCTGTAGAAACATACGGAGATGCAACAACGACACTACCCAACTCAGCATAGGGCATTTGATTTAGAGTAAGATGACAACCATCACAAGCATCATAATGACTAGTAGTATATATTCGAGCTGAGGTTCCGCTTGTCCCGAGATCGAAAACACAAGACGTAGGAAAATCTTTATAGCGCACTTCGATACTATTGATAGTGTTTAATGTTCCTGTATAAGAAAAGGCTATTGTAAGAGTATGAACTGGCGCTACTATACTCCAAACACTACAGGTAGCAATATAATCTTTATCAGTAGTAACCCCATCTTCTGTTGTTTCTATATTTAATTTTAATTCTATTTTGTCTAGAATGGCAGAAGGATCTGAAATTGGACACGTATAACCCGTGAAGTCTATTTCTAAAGTAGTATAAGGAGGTATACATGTCGCCGAATCAGGAGGCAATATAATAGGATATCTATTGATAAATAGTTCATCTCCACCTCTGAGTCTACTAGGGTCTGGAATAACAAGATTAGTCTCTATACTATCTAATAACCAGCTACTTCCTATTCTATGGTTCTTAATGGTATATAATTCTTTCCAGTCGTCATAGGTTATATATATACGATACTTGGTTTTAGATATAGAATAACTAGTTTCGGAATATTCTGGAAGTGTAGTAATGTTTTCTTCTAGAGTTAAGATGTTGCTCGATACTGCATAGTTGTCAATTTTATAAATTTCTCCGGCGCCAGGACTATCATAAAATTCCAGATAGCGGCCACCAGCAAAATCAAAACCAAAATCTAAGGTTGGATCATAAATTTGATTTAGTCCTAACCCCGCAGCAGAATAGCACTCTCCTTCTATCATTTCATATTTAGTACGACCTGCATTAGCTGAGGGGATCATAATTCTTAATAAGTCGCCATCGATGGGGGTTACCCCACCACTAAAGATAACAATTTTATTGGAAATATCAGAAAAAGACATCCAATCAAATGCTCCACTGATTGTTTCTATCCTTACAAAACCAGCTAACTCTATTGCATCAACTTGATCTGAAGTGACAGAACTATCTAAAACATATCCAAAAAGAGGAGCGGGATCTAAATGAATTGGAGTTAAAAGATCATAGAATCCATATTTTTCGCTCCCGGTTTCAATTCTTCCTTGACTGTCTATAACAATATGTTCGATCGCGCGCGAACCTCTCCAATCAACTACACTATCTGGTAAACCCTTTATGTAAAAAACTACTTTTTTATTTTCTATCCCAGGATTACTAATACTGTTAAAGTTGATATCAGTATAGTGAACTTTATCGGCATTATAATGACAAGAGATATAATACCGGTTACGAGGAAATAGTGAAGCTTGCAGTAAAATAAAGCCAGTAGTTTCTGAAACGCTTTCTATAAGGTTATGTTCTTTTTTAATATCATATGTATAACCTTTATAGTCGACGTATCTTTCTATGTAACTACTAGTACTGGTAGTGAAGACTCTGACCGGAACACCATTAATATCTTTTACTATGACATCTATAGTACTATCGGTTTTAATTATTCCACGAGGAAAATATAATAAATGTTCGTTTATATAAACTAGTTCTTCTTCTTCCGTTGCTTCTTCGCCTACAATTTCAGGAAGAGTGAAAGACACTTCGGTATCTCGTTGGGTTATCTCGGAAGTTGTTACTCTTAGACCACCATTATATGTAACTTTTATGGGAACATTTTTATTTGATAAAAACGTCAAAGGATAAACAGACCCAGGAGGAGTATCATCTACGAACAATACTCCGTCTTCAATATATAATGTCGCGCTATCTATATCGTAACTGTCTATTGTTTGAAAAGTATTGGTGGTTTCTAGTGTCCCTAGACCACTACGACACTCGCTGTCTAAAGATAAATTTGTAAATTTAAAGGTTTTAAATCGAACTGTTTCAGCAGGATCATCTTGTTCAAGTGTTAAAACCAAATCTACAGTTGGAGTTACAATATTAAAAGGTTGTCCAACCCCAGTCCAACCTGTCATTGCTGATCCTGTCACTTCATCATATATAACCGATCCATCAGAAAATGTAATTGTATAGTTATTAGTACTAGAAGTTTTTAAATTTGTCCACCAGTTATATTCTCCAGGAGCTATAGAACCTAAATGATAACTAATTGCTGTGGCGCTTATTTCTACAACATATTCATTATTGATTAGTATCTGAGTTCCTCCGGCAGACCAACCAGTTAAATTAGCATCGGTCCAATTCTCATGTAGAGTATAATTATCTTCTGTTAATTTAATATAATAATATTTATCATCGGCTTCGAAGATAGGACTGTTGGCATTGTTCTTTATCGTATGGATAGTAGAACCATCTGCTATGTCTATATACCAAGGCCTATCAGAATAGTTGAAATAATTTTCTAGTTGAGCTACCGAAGTCTCATCTGCGATAGACCAAATGGGTGTGGTCGCGCTGATACTACCGCTAGGATAATTAATCGTTACTTGATATGAGCGAGCATCTGTATCGTCATAACATTCAACTATAGAATAACCGAATGGATCAGCACCACCCTCTGTAAAAATAGGACTAGATTCTAATAGGTCTTGACGATGTACACCTTCAGAGTCAGTAAAAGTTACTAGATAAATACTGGAACCATTTGGGTCGAAGGTGTTTTTAAGATTATGATAAACACCTTTTCTTCCTGAATGAACATCTTCTGAGCTACTAAAATGGTAATGGAGGTTATCAACCTCAGCACCATTGAGGTCTGTGACTGTAACGTCTACTATTGTAGAGTACGAGGATAGATCATGGAAAAAGTACAATGGGTATTGTATTCCGTTAACCGTAGAAGAATAGTGAGACAAATAAAAATCTTTATACTTAAAATAAAAAACATTCGAAGTGTTGACTGTTTCGTACCTAAGCGACCGGCTATCAAAAATAGAATTCGCTAACGGGTAAACTTCGACTCCATTGTATTGATTTAGTTCTGGAATACTTAGTAACCCAATTGGGGTACTGCTGCTTGGTACAGATTGTCCAACTTGTAAATCTGCTAATTCATTTTGAGTATTTATACAGATATCATAGTTTTTTGCTTGAATAAGTCCTTCGGAAGACCAAGAGAACAATACTTGTTTATTCATTTTAATCTCTGTAAGTAATTATATCTCTAAGATATATTAAACCATATTTACTATTATTTATTAAGATTTCTTTTTCTCCTGTTTCATCAAACAATGGAGGAACATATACAATACGAGTACTTCTTGGTTGACAATAAGCATATCGTCTTTCAAAAGAACCTTCATTAACCATTATTTTATAATTAACTCTGTCCATTGAATCTGTTGGCTCAGAGTATACACTTTGTATAACACCTATTGTCGATCCTTGAGAAATAGTATCTCCAGGACAAACAATCAATGGCCTATTGTATTTCTCAACGTCATCTGCTCTTCTAATTATTAATTCTGTTCCTTCTGGCTTTTCGACTGTTTTTCTGATTTCAATGCGTATAGAGTCAGCTAAAAATAATGGATTTACAATTTGCCCACCAATAGTTGTTTCGATAAAACTGTCAAAAGAAGAGTTTTTATTCACTAAGACTATTGGTCTAATAACTAAAGCATAACCAACTAAAACTCCTGCTTTATCAACAAAATAGTCAGATTCACTAATTGAAACAACCTTAAAGGAATCTACTCCTTGTATAATGACATCACCTGTTAAGATATTTGGAGAATCTTTAAATCGTACGAAATATTGGCCATTAGAGACTGAACTCCTAGTAATATATAAATGTCTAGACTGTTCTCCTATAATTTGGTCAGAACCAGACTTTATATATATATTCTGTGGTTTATAATTCCCCTTCTCATATAAAACGGGATTGTTTTTAATTCTTACTTTATGTTCTACAAGGTTAGAAGAGAAAGAATCTTCAGTGGTTGCTGCAGTAATATTGATGTATGGTTCTACAGGATAAATATATTTTTCTAACGTTTCCCTATAGTTCCCTAACCATATTTTTACATCGTTTGTTGTTGAAGAATATAGAAAAGGAGTTGTTACAATGGAAGTGTTAGTTCCGTCATAAGAAGTACGTGTTATATCTACTATATAAGAATCGGATCCTTCATATGTAATATAAGTATCTGGAATATTAGAGATCCAAGAATAGTCAACTCCATAAACAGTAATAGTATCTCCTAAAACAGAGTATTGTCCTGTTGTTAGCCCCTTAACACACGTAATAGTTTCCTGAAAACTTTGATTTAATACTAAAGGAAAACGCGGATAAATATTTTGTGAACCAGGAGAAACCAGCATTGTATTGGTTTCTGTTTTACGAATAACATTAAAAGATTTCCCTACTGTTAAAATACCGTCAACAACAATTGTCTCGCTATCTGCATCTTCGTAAATACCTATAATCTCGCAAAGAGTTTTTGTGAGGAAACTAACATCACCAACCATAGTCTCATATTTTTGGGATATAAAATCTCCAACAGTAACTTCTGAGGCTATTTCGTAAATAGACTTATTTAAATTTACGGTAGTTTGAAGGTCAATAGTATCTTTTAGAAATGGTATCAATAAAACAGTACCATTATTAGCTGCTGGTGCTCCTAGGTCTATTGTTATATTGTAATTTGTTTCACCAGGAGCAGTAGGAGTTGCTGTCACCTCATTGGGATATGCAATAATATTACTTGTCCCGTCGTCTTCTAATAAGAATGCTCCTATATAATATCCTCCAAAACCATGAGAAGAATAAGGGATAGAAACAGATGTTGCGCTTGCAGTATATCCCTCGCTGTAAGCAGATTGTTTATCCGGAGAACGGACTATTAAAATTTTTCCCGTAAAAGCTTCAGCAAAGGTACAGGTGACAGCAAGTGTTGTATTATGTATAGCGATATCGGCCATTACATATTGATCACTAGCAGTTGCATATCGATAACAAAAAACTAGCAATTCACTTGTATATAACTGATGCTCTGTTGCCGTAATGCTAACGGTCGTTTGACTACTTACTTCTGTTGAATATGCATTTCTTGGGGAAGAGGTTTCTGAAGGAAGTAAATAAGCAGCGAATCCCGATAGTCCAAATCCCGCCGACATATACATAGTATCTGTACTAGTCATATAGTATATAGAACCAGGCCTGAATGATTTATAACTAGTCCCATCTTTCCAGGCGACATACCACAAAGCAGCTCTAGTCTCGCCTATCGCTAGAATTTCCTGGGACATTTTTACGATATCAGTACTTCCTCCTATAAAATCTTGAATAACAGTATCTTTTCCTATAGCCACTTGAGAGACTACTATTCCTCCATTCTCTAGTTTTTCTTGTTCTTTAGAAGTGACAAGTTTCTTTTGTCCCCCTAGTCTACTTCTATAGTTATACCCTGAAGAATCACCCGAATGTACTTCTAATAATGGTAAATCTGTAGATTCGGAAATTGTCCGATTAATTAAAAGAGTATCGTAGTCTCTAGCATCTGTAGTCGACTCTCCTTGCAGATTAGTCTCTATATTTGTACCTCGTGTTGTATCCCCGGCTTGATATAAGAAACATTCTCCACCAAAAGAGCCAACATCTTGATCTACTTTTATATATGTATTAACTTCTCCTTTTTCATTGGTCTGAACTTCATCTTCTAAAAAACTATAGGATAGATCATCTGTATCTGAAGCATTAAAAGTCACCCTTCTATAGGGAATAGGATTTAAATTGGTATCAGTTATTTGTAACGTAACTTTTGCTTTTTGCATTTTATTCCTCAACAACAGAGAGGGTCAAAAGTAATTCTTCTTTGGTTTGCGGATATAAATATAAGAAATTATTCCGCTCACTGCAGTCTAAAGGATTTAAAGAACACTCTCTAGACGTAAATATATTGTTGGTAAATTGTGGTTCATATTGGTAGGAAACCGAATGTGCATAAGTACAAAGGATTAACAATCCAGCTTCGGGTATCTCCCCATTAGTTCCATCTCCGAAACCAATAATCCCATTATAGTAATCAACTATGAAATGTTTATCAGTGGTTCCAGAATAATCAAATGAGTTAGATTCGGGATGAGTATACTCTTCGAATATACCTAAGTCTCTATTAAAACTATAAACTTTAATACTATCCTTGGTGAGACAGTCAACAATAGGTGCAAATTTAGTATCAAATTCTTGGTTCTCGCCACCAGACGAAGTCCCAATAACCATTTCATCTATAGTATCCCAACTTGGTCCAATACGAACATGGGCTCCTGATAGATGGCTGTTTTCTAACTTACGAGTTAAAGTAAAAGTACCAGTTGCTCCATCAAAAGAAGTATAGGGAATAATTTCGAAATTGGCACTTTCTATACTCAGATGCAAATACCCAGAGTCATGATCGGGTCTAATCTCTGGATATATCCAATAGGGTTCTGATACTGCTAAAAAGATATCTTCATCTAAAATAAAATCTGTATAGGTTGTGTTGTCTTTCGACTGGACATGAATGATTTCTGCTTCACCATTTATCGAATAAACAATATCTCCACAATACTCTGGGCCATAATGTGCGGCCGCATCTGCATCTCTTAAAAACTGATCTTCACGCTCATTCGTACCAAATGCTGTCTGGGTGATAATCAATGTAGTGCTTCCCGAAACAGCAGGAGCAGAAATGTCATGATCTACCGTACCAGGAAGATCTATGATTGAACCCACTCTATTAATCATGTTTCTATTGTATAGGATATAGTTTGCATTTTTTCGGTAAGAAATATATCCATATACACTATCTTTTCGTGCAGGGCATAGATAGATAGTATACCCATCTATATAATAAGCACCGTCTCTTTTCAGATCGGACATGGCGAAGACCCGATATCTGAATACTGACTTGTCGGTAAATTGAATACTTTCAATTAAAGCGTCACTCGGAATAGTAAAGGTAAGTATCTTTCTAATTACTGGTAAGCCATCTTTATACATGAAGTAAGGGCCAGTAAGGGATTCACTTACAACCAAACCACGATTATAGTCATTGTCTTCGTCTTCATAAAAAGAAGAAACAGTACCTAAATACATACCACGAAGTACTTGAGTAGGACCTAACCAATCTGTAAGAGGATCTGAAGAATAACAGATTGGAACTCCATCCTTTGTTCTAAGGAAATTATCTATCAAGTCATCCGTAGAATCTAATGAAATAATTTTTGCGACATCACTAGTAATATAACCCGAAAGGACTCCAGAAATAGTAGATATGACATGATAATTATTTCCATCTGTTGTATCTTCTACTACAATTTTTTCTAGATCAAATATGCCATTGGCAAATAAATATTTAGTCGGATAGTCTAATTTATATTCATTAAACTCATAGGGTGTTAAATTATCGTCAAATGTCCAATCGGTGCCATTCTCGTCTTTTGTCACAAAGAAAGATTTGATATTCTTGTGCGTAAAATATAAATAATCTCCTATAATCCAGTCATCAGAAGCGTCTGTTTCTTCTAAGTCTGAAGATTCTATGTCGGATATTCCATATTCTAAAGTTAACTCATCAAAAAGGATTTTGTAAAATCCTTCTCCATTTGAGAAAATTGGGTAACAAACTCCAAAAGTTTTACTCGTAATATAAGTGGGTTCACTCGCTAAAGTACTAACTACTAACATTTCTGGAATAGTACTATCGATAGACAGGATCATATCGTAAGGCTGTATAAGTAGACACTGATAACTTCCTAATGCTCCAGCTATCTCATCGCTAATAACTAATGCTCTATCTGAATCAATATATATTTGTCTACAAAAAGCAGTACCATCATAGTAATTTAGATATAAAGGATTGCCGCTGTCTTCTGTATAAATAGTAGGGACTTTGGCAATATCAATAACTAAATCTCCAGATTCTGTATGTAACCAATTTACATCAGATTCTGCATAGGCTTCATTGGCAATTAAAGCAGTTTTATAAGAGTAGTCTACATTTTCTTCTAGAAATTCATTTCGTTCTATATCTATATTAGAGCGAGTGTTATAATTAGTCTCAATTCCGTCTGAGAAATAAGACGAAAATCTTGCTACTTTTCTAAAGTCTTGAACTTCACTATCTTCAAAAGAATGCGAGTGTATCACCTCTCCTTGTTTTGGATCATTTAAATATCCAACACTTTGACAAGATAATATAGTAACTGTATCTCCGGCTTCAGCTACATAATTATTTCCAAAAGGTTTAGCGATAAGAGCCCCGGAATCAATAGAAACATAACAAATATTTCCATAGTCATAATTAAAAGCGAAAACCGAACTATGTTCATAATCTCCAATATGGACAAGATATGCAATTTTTTTATAGGTATTATCTGGCGGAGCTACATACTCGATAGCAGATCCTGAATCTGCAATCAACCTAAAGAATAAATCGCTATCTGGATCATAAACATAATCTAGACCTTTATATAAGCTACTCGAAATAATTGGCGTATAACTGTAAGCGTCTGTAGCCGTTAGCCAATCTACATTAAAATAGTTTACATATAGGTTTTGTTGGACGATGGGTTCTGTGATTTCTACTTCTATATTGGTTGTGTCAATAGACTTAACTTTGACTGTAAAAGGAACTTTGCCGTCTATGAATAATAGACTACCAACTTCTATCTTTTCGACAGACGAAAGGACTATTTCCTTATCGAGGAAATGAACAGCAGTTCTTAAAGAAGTAGTTGTGATGACTTCTTCTTTTGTATCTTCGATCCTATTAGTTGAATATCCTATAATATTAACTGCATGTTCATCAGAAAATAAATGGCGCCATTTATCAAAAACAAAATAATCTCCTGTTTTAACTTGGGGTAACCATTTTATTTCATCTTCTATAATACGGCGTTTTAATCCAATATATTTCAGATCGTCATTATCTCCATTACCGGAAACATAATCAGTTTCACTTAATGGATATGTGACAGGATCCCAAAAAGAAGGAAACAATCCAGCAGTATTTTTTCGTTGATTTGAAAGCCAAAAAGATCCATCCCATTTAAAAGGAGTATTAACCTTTTTCGACTGTTGGATAGTATTGTACTTAGAAACAACTTCAAAGGGGGCGATCGCTATATCTAACTCTTTAACATATTTATTTGGATTAGCAGGAGTTGTCATTCGCCCCACCTTTGAGATTTACCAAAGAGTTCGTTCACAATTTCATATAATTCTTTCTGTGAGTCTTCTCTAATAAGCTTATTGATATATTGTGTATATTCTATTTGTTCAGTTTTACTAGATTTAGAACGCAAGAAATCTTCATTCCCTATGTTATAGACAATTATATCATTAGAACGAACATAATAGGGAGTGATTGAATATTGATATGAAAGTCTTGCTCCCGTATTATTTGCCGAATGTGTGTATAACGTTCCTTTTGCATAGTCTACAAAATAGTCGCCCCATGTAGAACGATAATTATTAAATGGGACGTTATCATTACAACCTATAACTATTCTATAATTCCCAGAAAGAGTCTCATTAAAATTAATAGTAATGGCCCGACTTGTTGGACTGATATTATAAGAGGTGTGCGGAATTAAATTATAAGTCGTTGCGTCTATATAGAAAACCTGAAGAAACAAGACGCTAGAATCAATTAAGTATTCAGAAAAGTTTAATGTGATACTCATTCCAGTAATCCCGGTTTTTATAATTTCTTTTAAACCTTTTCTAAATCCTTTAATTTCATAAAGATATCCAACAAAGGGATGCACGAAATCACATGTAAATCCTGTTCCAGTTTTATTAACGGTTAAGGAAATTTTATTAGTAGCATTATATATAACACTTCCAATTCTTTCAAAAGCAGCAATATAACTTAATTGACTATGAAGGGTATTAGTATAAGCACTCGCTTGCAACTTATGTGTTCTATAACTTTTAGTCCCGATAGAAGTAAAATAAAAAAAACCAGATTCATCCCAATGAGTAAGAGTATGTAAATCTCTAGTGATTGTATCTATACCAACTTCATTCTCTTGGTAAACCTCATAGTTATAAGTGCTATTATTAAAGCGGCTATGTAAGACTAAGTCTGGTAACCGATGATCAATATAAGGGACAACTACTGTCGATTGGTTGTTGGGGTCTACGTCATATAGATAATATGAACCTGTGGTTTGATTCTCGTTGTTTAGCAACATATTAACATCGTTGATTTCTGTTATAAGAACATCGGTATTATTACAAGTAAGACTTTTGCTAACAATGTCTCCGTATTCTAATTTCCTAACTGGATTAGTTGTAACATGTTCTGTTGCATTCTTTATGTTAGTTTGAGGATAAAGAGTTTTAACAAGGTAATATTTATAATCGTCTGATAATAGTTCTGCAGTCCAATAAGTAGAATATCTATTAATGTACGCGACTAACTCAAATAAATAATGGATTTCATTTTCCAGGAATTCTATATCTAGATCTACATAATAAGTATCAGTATCAATATAGTCAGAATATAAAATAAGTCGTCCGGGTTTTAAATCTACTTTAGGATTGCCAGGATAAACATAATAAGGTTTATTGCGCCAATCACTTTGGATAATAGAAGCAGTATTAATTACTTCAATACTGGTAGTCGTATTATTTTTAATGACCCATTTATTGGTTCCAATCTGTAAGGTCTTTCCGGCTAAAAGTCCAGCTGTTAAAGTCAATTCACTATCATAAAGGATAGTATCTGTAACCGAAACAGAAGTAGATATAGTATGATTGCTGGCAATTGGTTTGAGGCTCAAAGAAAGTACAAGATTATCGGTTAGCTCAAAAAGATTTGAGATACCATTTCTCAAGCCTTCTACAGTAGAAGTCGGAGGATTTTTAGTATGTAGAAGAATTCTGTCTCGATAAGAAGCTAAAGACTCTCCAGTGTTCCGTTTCAATCCTACTATTAAACCAAATTCATCAAGGTTTGTAACAACGTTTTTACAAACTGGAGTATATTGTGTCATCTTACATCTACCTGGTCATAATTTTCTTTAAAATATAAACGTTTGTTTTGGTAGTCAGCCAACATATAATCTGACTTAAACCGGACTTCTACTTGTTTTTCAGTTGTAGTAGAAATGCACAATACTCCATCTTGATTAAACCAAAGTTTATCTACAAGATCAACAGTAGGTTCGGATACTGCCATGAAACTACCACCGACTGTTCTAGGTTTGCCCATCTCTACCCAATTGATACTGTAGGTATTTTCTCCGACTAACCAAGACTGAGGAGGAATAAGAAAAACCGCAAATCCATATTGAATCGGTAAAAGCGTAATTGCTCCCCTCCATGTATCTCGGCTAATAACTCCATCATTTACTTGTTTAGTATCATTAATCCATACGTCTATAGAAGAGACAGAAATTTCATCATTCCTTTTCACTTCTATATAAAAAGGAGAAGACAGTAATATAGTACTATCTTGACCTTGGTATGAATTACGCGTAATCATGTTGTTATCTGTTCCCAAGTAGTTCCCGAATCTAGGTTCGCCCAAAATTGAATAGCACCAGTAAGCCCAGTCCCTGCATTATAAATGCAAATAGAACCCGCTTTGGCTGTTAAAAGACCATCTGGAGGAGCTGCAGCATCAGAATAAAATAAAACAGGAAGTGTAAGATCAACAGTTGTAGGTATTGCCGTAAGCGTGAGAATTCTAGTAAAAATATTTCGAATTGCAGCCGCATCTGTCCCTATATCATATGTATTATCTGTATCTGGAATTAAGTCTTGGTATATATCTTTACCTAGAGTTCTTGTTGTGGCAGATTGCCTGAACTTCAGGTCTTCTGAAGTTTCGTTATACCAAACTCGTCCTTCGTCAGCAGCATAAGTTGTCTCGACTGCCCCATCTGTAACAACAGCGCAGACGCCATATTCTTGGTTCGAAGAATCTTTTTGGACAATATGTTTAATTATTGCCATATAAACCCCTTATAAAATTTGTAATTGTTTCAAGCTATATTGAGCTATCGGTCTTTTATAATAACATGAAGTGATCAGTTTATATATGTGTTTTTCATTTCCTAGATAAGTGTTTAGTTCTATAAGATAATCCCCTAATTCAGGAAGATATAAATTAAAGATATTGGTTTCTTTATCATATTCAAATAGATGTTCTTGGTCATCTAAGGTATTAATTGCAGGGTTGAGTTCACCTTCACGAATTAAATAATAAGATGCCCGAGAAGGCAGAATAATTCTGATTGAATATTTAACTTGTTTATCTGTGGATCTGATTTGTTGTATCGCCAAAGAAATTTGTCTTCCGTCTAATAATCTGGCTGTAGTGATATCCTCAAGTAGAAATATAAAAGCCGGATTATCTGTTTGACCCGAAAGTAATTTTACATAGGGAGAGTAGTCGTCTCTCTTATCATATACATATAAATATTTATTATCCATTGCATAAATATATTCGCTTTCTGATTTAGTCACAAAGTCTGTGATAGTAACATTAGATCCTTGTTTATCTAAGAGTTCATATTCACGAATAATTTCAATGTTCTCATCTAAGAACCCAAGTTCGTCACTCCTAAGAATTTCTTGTTGTAAAAGCGTTCCATTAAGATTGGCTCCTAATGTCCAAGTAATATTTTTAAGGCTTTTTCTTATAGTAGTTCTGGCATAATGCAAGTCATCGACTTGATCCATTGCTGCTATTTTATTAAGATATACGGCTAACGCCCCTACGTTATCTGGATGAACATCTCTGAATAAAATTTGTTCTACTATACTATATTTATATTTCGTCACGAATGTCCCACTGTAAGGAATAAAAAGAGCTTCTGATATTTTAGTTCCTTCTTCATCTCTACCATTTATAACCACATAGGTAGTATAAGAAGCGTTCAGATTAATATATGTGAGATTTGTGGCGTCATCTATTTTTAAATATAAATACGAGGGATATAGTATATTGTAATTTTTAAAATTAGTGATCGGTAATAGATTTATAGAAGTCGTCTCTAGGACTTCATTCTCTTCATATTCAGTTTCTGTAATATAAATATTGTTGGGGATAACATTTTCTAAATCATAAATAGAATTCGCAAAAAAAGGACTTACTAGAACAACTTCACCGTCTCTATATCCATATACAGTAGGAGAGACATATACTGTTTCACCGCTTCTGTCGTTATAAATTTTAAAGGAGAAACTATTATCTAAGTCCACGTAAGAAATGGCAGCTAACTCGTCTGTGTCATAAGTTTGCGGAAGATGAGTCGCCGGATACATCATTGCAATTCTATCTAATTTTTCTATTTCTTTGGCAAAAGGATTTAATAATTGTTGGGTAACGGAATAAGTATTGTTTCGAGCATCTGTCCATTCAGGAAATTCGTTGGCCATTAGCTGTGTATAGGTACTATATTTACATGTTTCAACTGGATTTATAAAAGGCTTTTCTTCACTTGAATAAAACACTATCGAATTTTCTTCGTCGCTGTCTGCGATAGTTAAAGTATATTCCGAACCCAAAAAGACATGTTCATACAGGAAAAGAAATCCACTAGTAGATACTTGCCTTAAATAAGAAGTTAAATCTTCTTCGTTTAAAGTTACAGTTATGTTAGCAAAGTCATCAGTAGATGTGCCATAAATATAAATGACTGCATTGCTATTTATTTTAAAACCCTCTTTCGGATTTCTATATTGGATAGTGAGGCTCATTGCTTTTTAGATTCCATGTTGCTATTCAATAATCTAATGGCAATAGGAGAAGTGATGGACGATTCTATAACTAACTTTGCTTCGGCTGTTGGTAAGACATAAGAAGAATCAACTTTGGATCTAATTTTATTTGTAGTAGAAACCTTAGAAGGCTTAAACACATAGATCATGTCTATAGGTTTGCCAACAGATCCCATATCTACAATCCGACTATCTGCTTGGTAAATTAAACTTACCAAATAATTATAAGTAAAAGTTTCTCCAAGCCCAAGATTGTTTATGTAATAGACAATAGCATTAGTGACGTTACTTCGTATTTCAGTCGCGACACTGGAACTTATACTTCCTTTATGAAATAAAGTTAGTTCAATAGAAAAACCATAATAGACTGGAGCTTTAGCTTGTACTAAAAATCCCGCAGCAGCTACTTGGTCTATTCGAGTCTGGACATCTTGTAGGAGTCTGTTCGATGTTTCGGGAGAAGTTGACATCACTATTACATCTGCTGTCCCTATGCCTCTGGCGTGATTAACGAAGACTATATCTGCAACACCCGATACCTGGAGTGCGGCTGTCCTTACGGCTGTCTGCGTTGATGTTTTGCGCTCAAAAAAGGCATTCATTATACGATATCTAAATTGCTCATCGTTTTCTGTTCCAGAAGCTTGACTTACGGCAACTTCATTTTTAGCCAAAAGAGTTTTATTGGCCGCATCTGTATAAGCAGTAAAGGCAATTTCTTTAATAGCAAAAGGTGCAATATTGTATTTTGCACTTGCACCTGCTGCTGTAGCCGACACATAAACTGCACTGTCATTAGGTTGTAGTTCTACATTGCCATTTAGGAAATAAGAAACACGTTTTGTCAAATCTGGATTTCCATCATGCAATGAAGTTCCCGCAGGAATTACAATTTTATTTCCGCGATTGATAGTTCCGAAGTTTGCTTCATTTGTATAAATTAAGAATGTTCTTTCTCCTGACGAAATACTAGGAACGTTAATATTTCTACGAGTTAAACCCGCATATGCTTCTCCTAAAATATCTAACACACGGCCTGAAGCCGAAGACAACAGTAATTGATTCATATTGGTGTCTAGGGTCGTGACTGTATTATCAATATATTCATTAAACAGTTCTAGGAGATAACGAATTTTAGAGCCAGGAGAATTTAGTCTATTTAAATTAGTATTGGCTTTTATTTCATCCATCATCCGCATCAGGCGAATATTTTTTTCTTCTTTAATAAGTGCCATTGTCACTCCAGGAATATTTGAGTTTTAGATTGACTGTCATATACGAAAGAGAATTTATATGTTTCATCTTGAGGAGAATTTAATAAAGAAGGCGCGACCACTAAATCAATTCTAACAAATATTTCATGATCTGAAATAGGGATAACTCCGACTAAAACATCATTAAGAGCAAAGATAGAATCTTTGAATATTGCATTTTTTATATTTAACTCTATATCTTGCAGAGTACTTTTTGTTAATGGTCTTCCTAAGAATGAATCTAAGTTGGCTCCAAGGCTTGGACTTATCCCCCAGTCTCCTAGAGTAGAAGACATAATAGTATGTAGTTCTTGATAATCAGATCTTAAATAGTCCTCGCCTACTGTATCTTTGAGATCTCCATTCTCAATTGCTAAATCTCCAAGACCGGAGAAATACAAATCATTGTAAATCTTGTTCCTCATACACCCATACTAGCATATAATCCTGCAATAGCAGCGGCCATGACCCCTGCTCTAGCTAAAGTCCCTATTCCAGGAATTTGAAAAATAAATGTAGGAGTAGGAGTTACGAAAGTAGAAGGAATTCCAAATAGAGCCATTGGGTTAAGAACAGCCATCGAACAAAACTGAATAGACATAGGAGAAGCATTCAAAGCAATAGTTTTTCCAGTTATGGAAGCACCAAGTCCTTGCCCTGCATAAAATCCCCCATCTCCTCCAGAAGAGAGATATACTTCTTCTTTTCCAACTGCTAATCCTGCGACCCCGGTTGGTACTTTAAAAACCTTTAGATCCTCAGCCATATAATCCTTTATGTAAGTGTGATATTATTATAGCATTTTGAAAACCATAAGACTACAGAGCAGCAGGAAAACTAGATGCACTTCCCATTGGTTTTTTAGTTGCTCTTGATGGTAATCCTACTCTCCTATCATTAGTCCTATAAAATCCGCCAGATAATATATCGGAGTAATATTGATAAATAATACTATCTCCCATCTCTAAAGAAGTTTCCTGTAATTGCGAAACAGTTTCATAACAAGGGATCCAGATTCCATTTAAATATTGATTATCTTTTATTGAAAACTTTTTTCCACCTAAAATAGATTGATGTCCTTTTAATCTTATCTTTGCCATCTTTTTATTTTTATGGACCTCAACTATGATGCCAGCAACTTCAGATTGTTTTGCATTTTGTAGGGGGTCAAGTCTGTCGGATACTAAATCTGCAAAATGACTATTAAATGCTTTGACTGCTAACTTTTCAAAAAGACTTATTTTATTGCTCATTTTAATTTCCTAGGGTTTCAAGTACTTGAGTTAATGTATCATTGCTTATACCTATCACAGAGATACTCATTAATTCGTCGGCTAAATCTTCAGTCAGATTATATTTTTTTATAAACTTTTGGACCTTCTTAGAAAGGTGTTGATGGAATGTATTCATATCATACCCATTAACACCTATTACATAGGGTTTTCCATTTTTAATCAAAGGTGAAACAACGACAGGAAATGCTGTCTTTTCTTCATTGCCTAAATCTATTAGTGCCCCTGCAAAGACTACCATTACAACACCAGCTGTAATCATTGCAACCGGATGTTTAATTGGGATACGTCCAAGAGTACCTGCTATCTTTGTTAGTCTTGGAGCTTTTGCTGCAACCTTTCCTATCATTTCAGATACTTCATTCAAGTGTTGACCAACTGCCTGTCTAGCAGGTCCGTAAAGAAGATTAGTTCTTGACTGCGACAAGAGTTTGCCTTCTGCCCATTTTCCTGCTTTTGTAGCTCCTGTCCTTATCCATGATCCTGCTTTTACAGCCAACGTAGCAGTTGTGGCATACTCTATTGATTTCACAACCGGTTCGGCATGTACCCATGACAAAGTTTGCCAACTTTTTGCTTCTTCCATATATGAATCTAACCATATTTGGTTAAGAACATTTAGCATTGCATCTTTCAAAGCAGTTGTTACATAGTCATTTGTTACAGCAATCATGTCTGGAACAATTTCGGTTACGAATCCAGTTTCCGGGGAAATAACGTGAGTAACATCTCGTACCTGAATGGCTCCGTACATATCATTATAGGAGTCGTATAAATACATATAATCCCAGGGCTTTATTGTTTCATTTCCAATTAGAGTTAAAGTCCCTTTATATAACTCATGAGCACTTAAAGCTAATAAAGAAGAGGCATATCTTTCTCCAATAGTCTGATTCCTGACATTAGGGAAACCCATCGTAGCCCCACGTATATAGTTGTCTACTATATTTCTATTTAATCTCATGGGAGCAATTTGGTCAAAATCTCCTGGATCATTAATAACATCTTTAGTATCATCTGTCTCGTCATTATAATCCGCATTAAACGACGCTGTATCATCTCTTTTAGTAGCAGTTAAAACAGTTATCTCTGTAAAAGTGCCAGAATAATCGGCCCGAATATTATTATTGACAATATGAGACATACTATCCACATAATGATATCTCCTAAACTGTTTCTTGGTTTTTTCAAGTGAACCAGTTATTCTCTCTTTTAAGTTGTTATGTTCTATGTTACTTATATAATCATATAAATCCCTAGATCTATAAAAATAGAATAAACTAGGTTTTCCAAAAAACAATGTGACGTAGTCGTCGTAGGGGACTACTGAAGCAATAGTTCCGCAATGTCTTAGCGTCATTTCTTGAATGATATCCCACAGAGTTTGTTTGAATGGAATATATGGTCCTAAAAATATTTCTTCACTCCAAGGAACAACTAACTCTTTAAACCATTCTTTAAAAGCTTCGAATTTGATAGAAAGAACTGAGGACTCTAAGTCTAGACTTGAACCATCTCGAACTGCCATTGCAAACCATGTTGTCGGACTCCATCTACTATATTTTGTTCTAATTTCTTCAACGAATACATTATCATTTTGAGGATAACTAATAAATCTAAAAGTTGTTTGACTTATCTTCCCTTCGCGGTCTGTCTGCAAACCTCCAAGAAGACGTTGTCTCAGATTGAGGCCAAAGCCTTTTGGGACCACGAAATCTAATAGTTCTTTACGTCCAAAGTGCATTACTTCTGGTCTAGTCAAACACCATTCTAATAATTCAGAAGTTTCATCATAGTCTTCATCATCTTCATGGCCATCATAAGGATTGTATTCTTTGCTTGCTAATTCATAACCATATGAATAACACTTGATAGTTAGAACGTCTTCTCCTTCAATAGAAAAAATTTGGCCATTAAATACTGTTTCTAAATCTTCAGGATCAGAAGCATAACCAAGTCTAATTTGAATATCTGTTCCATCTTTTAATAAGGTATTAGTAATAGAAGTATTATAGTTCTTCATGTTTCGAATCAATGAAGACTCGACTACATGTCCTCCATCACTTCTAGCTCCATCTGCTCCCCAAAATACTTTATTATTTAAATGGCCTTGAGTATTTAATATCTCTATGACTGCATAACTAGCGGGGAACTTTCTTGTAGAAGTAATAGAAATACGACGAATGGCATTAACACCAAAAAATTCATCAAAGAAATTAAAATAAAATTTGTCGGACGTTCTCTCTTTGAAATAAACCTTATAAGTCGGAGCCATACGTTGTGGAGAAGATTTTATATAACATTCATTCGTTAGATCTTCTTTTAAAGTTTTTATCCATTCTTTAGCGTTTTCAAAAGAATATAATTGTAAAGTTACATCTTTAGTTGTTAATTTCTTCTCTTTATCTTGTTCGTATAATCTACTTGCATGCATTTCAGGATCAAGAGATAAACTTGTATTTCCTTGAATACGTTTTAATTTGGTTTGTGTCTCTTCACTATCATTAATAACTTCTGCGGCATCAGATAGATACTCTTCAATTTTCTTTTCGATAACACTCTTCTGATTTCCAGATCCTACTAAATAAAAATAAGGAGGCATTACTTCTGTAAAAAAATCTCCAAATTCCGAATCTCTATATAATTCTTCTAAGAAAGGATTTGGAGGCAATGTCATATCAGGATAACAACTTTTAGTTCCTAACTGCTTGCGTGAACTAAAGGCTTCGAGCATTACACGAGCTTTAGGTGTAATACGAGAATAGTTTCTAATCGCATAACGAATAATGTCATATTTATGGTGTGTCAGGGCGTCTTCAACCATAATTGGATCTTCAGATCTTGAGTCTATTAAGTTGCTTGATAAACCTAAATTTACTAAAAAATCTTTATGATCTCTAATGGGGTATTTAATAAACCCTTTATCTAAAAATTGCATATATGATTTTAGGTCTTCTTTAGTCTGAAAATTTTGAAGATATTCATGAACGCTTGTAGCCATTGAAGCAATAGATAATAATAATCCTATAATTGCTGCTATTCCTCCAGTCCCAATAGTTGCAATAAGACCTCCTACTCCAAGATATAAGTCAAGTTCAACAAGAGTGTCACTTGTTAAATCTTCAAGAATTTTAAAAGGTCCCAAACTGAAAAAATAAAGAAAGATAGAACCCATTAACTGTATTGCTTCTTCTTCGGTTGTTGTATAATCTCCAGATATATCTGGAAGAAATTGTGAATATTTAGATTTCTCAGGAAGTTTAAATTTATTGCTCATTGCTTTCCAAAAGGCAACATCCCAAAAAATATCAAAAGGAGTTGTCTCATTCTTATATCTACTCTTAACAATATTTGTTACATCCTGTATGAGAAGAGGACATATTTCAGATACCAATTCTTCAACAGAAAGGTTAAAGTTTTCTATTTTTTCTACTTCTTCAAATTGTGTTCTATTAAAAGCGCCCACAATATTTAAAATAAAAGTATTTGGACTTCTTTGATCACTAATAATATTAATACTGTCTATTACAACTGGAACTCTGCCTACATGATCCCAATTATATCCTTCTTCTTCCCCTTGTTGACTGACATTTGCAACTTGTAGGATAGAGTTAGATATAGCTAAAGAATTTTTCTTGTTCACATATTTATAAGAAATATTCTGTTCTTGAACTAATTTCAAAATGTTATTCAACTCTATCTGTGCTTGGTTGAGAATTAATTCTCCTTCCTCAAATTCTGGAACAGCATGTATTCCTAAGTCAAATCTAGCAGAAGGAGTTGTTAAATGTTGAGATGTAGCCAGTAAAGCTCCAGCAATAGGAATAGTTAAATTATTGTTGTCAATAGAAACTCCAACACTTTCAAGAACAAGAGAAGGAGGCATTTCCCAACTATGATCTTTATAAAAAATATTTCTTAAGGAAGTATTTCCTCTTTCTCTTAAATATTCTTGATTAGTCATCATTTCATAGACAGATCTCCATCCTTGATCATAACTATCTGCATAATCTTCATTGATTCGTTTTAGGGCCTTGTCTCTAGTGGAGTAAAAGTCTTCATAAAGGATTTCGATATTATTTATATTATTGGACAACTCATTTCCAGAGATCTTGATTCCATCACTGGTCATGTTTATATCATTTGTATCACCAAATAGTTCATTACTAAAGTCCTGGACAGTCTTTTTTTGAACAGTTTCTTTCTGTACCAGTTTAGTACTAGAAAGAAGTTCTTTAACTTCATTATCGAAATGTCTCATATAAATCGCAACAGACTCTTTAGGTTGCCAAGGATTTAAAGTATTCTTAGCCTGCTTATATACCAATAAAGCTGCTTTAAGATTAGTTTCAGGCTCTAATATTTCTCTATAAAAATTTTCAACACTACTTATGATTTTTGCTTTAGCTAATTCTTTTTTATGTATCTCAGTTACTTGTAATAATCCAAAAGCTTGGTTATACTCAGAACCTAATGACTTTGCTTCTTTTTTATTCACGAGAAATCGATCACCTTTATCAGTCGGCCTACTAGATTCATGCATGATCATAAAAAGAAATGTAGGAATTAATCTTGGGTCTGACCCAAAGATTTTTTTAACAAGGTTTATCCATTGTTTTCCATTTGTATTCCACTTTTTACTCAATTCTCGGATAAGAGGTCGTCCTGTTGGTTTTATGTTGTGACCAGATTGATCAACAGTTAGTGTTGATGGCCTTGGGTCTTCTACTTTAAACTTACAAGCATTTTCCATTGCCGTAATTAATAGATCTTGGAATTGTGGTAAACGCCAATCTATTTTAGTTATATCCAGGTCGGGACGTGAGACTTCAGTATTGGAATTTTCTTCAAAACGCGGAGTAAAACCTACTTCTTTGAGGTTTGCAAATTCTTTATAATGGATAGTTAATTTGTTTTCGATTTGATCAATATGATTTAACGGTTCATTAGTATGTTCGTCCTGAAGATAAGTTTTATGCATGTAATAATGTTTCCACCAATCAGAGAGAACAGGATTGGTAGTTTGATTTCCATATATTTTTGGATCATCAATAATTTCTTTAAGTTTTTTTCTGGTATCTTTTATATTGTCTCTGAAAATGAGTTGAACCTTATCTCTTTGATAAGGTTCAATATTTGCCATTAAGTCAGAACCAGGTGATCTTGTAAATGCTGTTAAGCCAGCAGGATTAGAACCATTAACTCCAAGACCTATCTGTACAGAAGTAGAAGGAACTAGTTTCGTGGGACGCTCAAAACTATTTTCAATAGTTCGAACTGCATTGACTACTTCATCTGGGGTAGGCCAATGAGTTTTATAAAGCCACTGTTTCATAAAAGGACGGTAATTAAATAATGAAAAACTAAAATCAGCGACAATAACTCCAGGAGCCTGAGGATGAGAAGAGTATTTTAAATTTAACAATCGACCAACAATAGACAATTGATAAAGTACACTATCGGTTGTTTCTGTCATATTGGGAATTAAGTAAGGAACTAGTTCTGTCCGCAAAGCTTCATTGGAAATATAGAAGAAGGGAGTTTTATTAGATTGTATAACCAACGGAATCAATTCTTCATTGACGGCTTTTGTATCTTGGAAAACTAACGAGAATCTAAAAAAGACAGTCCCATACCCTGATCTTAAATATAATTCACTTTGAGAACGCAGGACATCAACTTTTTCATTTCGATACATTACATTCACTTCTATCTGAGTAGGAGGAATTGTAACGTGAATATCATTGATTTGAATTATTCCTGGAGAATTGATAACTGCCATCTTATTGTTCCATTTGATGTTGTAACATATCTATATCTACATTGCGCGAATAATCGAATACACTTACGTTTACATTATTACCGTAACTTCTATTGATGTTTGCGATTCTATCTTTTACTGGGAATGCTTCATCTATGACTGCACTAAGAGAACTGAATTTTCCACCTTCTCCTTGAACTCTAGAAGCATAAGCATTTTTTTGAAGTCGAGAAATCTTATATGCGTCTTCAAATTTACGACTTTTATCTATATCAATTTCAGCAACAGCAGTCGAAGCTTTCATTTGACCAATCAAAGAAGAAGCACCAGCAAGAGCCGCAAATGCACCTCCGGCTAACCCAACTTTAGCCCCAGTAGATAACTTTCCAAATTTATTGATCATAGTACCAAAACGTTCAGGTATGTCTTGACCTAGAGCCTTATAATTCATTGTTGCTTCTTGTATTGTACCATAATATTGGGAGGCTACTTTTTTTTGCTTTTGCAAAACATTTAAGAAATCTTCAACCTTAACTCTATCTCCATGGGTTTGATTCAATAAAATAGCAGCCTGAAGTTCGTCGGTTCCTCTAAATTTAGAGTAAGTTCTTATCATCTCTTCTGCACCTTCTGTAATGTTACTTAAAACTTTTTTATCTGCAAAAGTTTCAGGGTCTATACCTAAGATACCATACGCAGTATTAACAAACTGTTGAGGATCACCCGCTTCTATAGCTTCGTCCATCATTTCGGCCAAATAACCGCCTGTCGCTAATCTTTTAATTTCCGCAAGACTACCTTTTGCATATTTTGCTTTAATAATTTGTTCTTCTAATAACACTGTTGTCGCAAGAGCATGAACAGCCTTATAAGATGTTTCAGAAGATAAACGTAATGAAGTTCTTACCGCGTTCATAGCTCCATGGGCTTTACCAATACCAACCTTTTCCAATAACTTTCTAGTTGCGTCGGATTGAATTAAATCATCTAATGTTTCGAATAGATATGGATTTACATTAGTTCCTGATTTTAATAGGCCATATGCCTTCTCGAAAAATGCCGCAGCATAACCAAATTTAGTACCAATTCCTTCTACAACATTTGCACTTAAGTTTTTAGAAAATTGCTCATAGGCTGCTTCTGCTCCGGTTATGACATTATCTAAAGAAGTTTTACTAAGTTCACTTCCAGCTAACATTATTTTGATAATATCACCGTCACTATCTGCTCCGAGCAATGCTTTCAACATTGGAGACATATATACTTCTTCTCCAATTGGAATCAGATTATAGAACTTATTTCCAATCGACTTTCTCAAGAATGATTCAGTCGAAACAATTCTTACGGGGACGTTACGAGAATAAGAAATATTAGGATCACGAGCGGCCATTCCTAAAAATTCTCCAGTAACTTCATCTAAGGTGGTTCCTATTTCTTTATGCATGCGTTTAATATATTTCTCTGGAATTGCAACCGTAAAAGGATTTTTTTCTTGTATAGTAGAACTAGCTGTTAAATATACAGATCCTTGAATTTCACCTTTTGCAGAAATAGCCAAAGACTTTTGTTCTTCCAAATAACCCTGAAGAGCTGATTTAATATCTTTTCCTCCAGCTGAGTTAATTAAACGCTTTACAGAGTTTAAAAGACTTTGCGCAATTTCTTCGTCATTCTGTAACATTGTTCTCATCTCATTAGCAAAGGCAGGAGAAGTAGGCAATTCTACATATCGTATTGACCCACCCATTTCTTCTATATTCACAAAATTTCCTAGGTCTAACCAAGAAGCACCACCATGCCGCTGAGAGACTGCCTGCAATTTATCCCAATTTAAATTATTTCCGAAACGCGCTAATTCTTCTAACGGCAAAACTTCTCCTGTAATTGTTTTATGTAATACTGTTGAAGCCATAGAACGAGTACGTTCTAATATAGAAGCGGCTTCTGCAGATACTTCTGCTCCAACTGCTCTACTTCTTATATCTTCTAAGAATGGTTGTAGTGCTTCTCTTTCTGGACCAGATTGTATCATTGCATATAAGTCTTTTGTATATCGAACTTTCCCTCCGGCATAATAAATATCCGGTTGATCAGGAATAAAAGAATGAGTAAATTCGGGGTTTATAATATCTCCAACAGTAACCATTGGACTAACTTTATTCATCTTTTGAAGATCGTCTAAATTAGGATCCTGTATAATTCGTTTAATCTCACCTTTCTTTTTAGAGGATATATTTAGGTCTAACAAAGCCAGCATCATGGACTGTATATTAGCAGATTTTAGTGCTCCTCCTTTTTGAGTTAAAACATCATGTAAAGTTGCAGTCTTCGGTACCCCTTTAAAAAACTTTTCAAATGGGTGAGTCGTTGTCAGTGCCCTCAATTGACCTCTTCCGAAAGTAGTTCGAAATTCTAGCTCTACTAATTCTCTAAAATTTTTCACTATTCCTGTAGCTTCTAATCCGGGTAAATCTTCTAATAACTTCTCTTTATATAAGCCAGCTGTGTAACCCTGATGTTTTTCTGCTAGCATAATTAAGGCGACATCAATGTCTCTCATTGGACGGACACGTTTCTTTTCGCTTAAAAACATTTTAGTTATTGCTTCGGACAATTTCCATTGAGATTTAAAAGTTGCTTCTACATATCCTTCGCCTCTAGCTCCTTTAAATAATCTAATATTTTCTAAAATATGTTTCTTACCACTTCTATTTAACCTAACTATTTCAGGATTTCCTTTTTCAACAATATTCGGAGATACTCCTAATTCTACGCCAGCACCAAAGGTTACTAATCTTTTTTCTTTAGTGGCTGATTCTGCCCATTTTTTTAACTGGGCTTGTACTCCTTCTGGATTTTCCCAATTTACTCCAGGTCTGCCGTCAATCGTAGATTTCTCTAACTCTAATAAAACATTTTGTAGATCTTGATTTAACAATGCTTGTTTAACTCTATAGGTTTTACGAGGACCATTAATCCGAATAGCTCTCCCCATCTCATAGGGCATGAACATTTCTTCTTTGGCCAAGGTGAAACCCTTGGGAAACCCTAAACTTTCTAAATGCGCCGTCATTTTCTCTGAATCTATAAAAAGAGATCTGACACTAATTGGTACTGCCTCTTTTCCTATTTGAGTAGCAATACCAGGAAATAATTTTCTTCCCTTGCTTAACGAAGAATAATATTTAGACGAAGGATCGAGAGTAACAGTATTGGGTCTCATGACTTGTCTCATGTCTACATTATAAGCAGAACCATAAAACAATTTTCTAACTTCAGCTTGTTGCTCGGGTAACATTACGGTTCCAGCAGTAGGAGAAGAAGAACTACCAGGTAACAGTTCTGGAAGTGCAATGGTTAACTGTCGGCTACCTCCCTCAGTTAACTCAAAAATACCCGGAGATGTTTCTGTTGCATAACTTTTTAATTCTCTTGTTCCGGGTGTTTGCAAGAACTGATTCATGATAATTGTCTGTCTACTTCTCTTGAAGGCTTCTCCAGAATGTGCCACCTCTGAAGCTCCTGCTCTATAATCTGTAAGTGGAGCATAAAAGGTTCGTTCTTCAAATCCTTCTAAATATTTAGATGGATCTATCTCTCCTGATAAAATATTTTTCATCACTCCTTCTTGCGAAAAGGACTCAAATAAATATTGCATAACATTAACGCGCCTTAAATCAGTCGCCACAGTTTCATTCCTTGATAACCCAGTTAAGGCTCGCCTAGGATCAGCAACATGCATGGCTGTATACATGGCTCCGGGAATATAACCCATTTCCCTTTTTCTTACTGCCAATACAGATAAGATATCAGGAGAAAGAGTTACATCGCCAGTTAAAGCTTTCTGACTCTGTAAAATAGGTAACATAAAACTAGTGGTTTTTTGACCTGCTCTATATGTAATATCCAAGGCGACAGGTAATTGTGTCTCGGCATGTGTAACAACTACCGCTCTCTCAAAGGCAGGACGGATACCTTCTAAAAATTTAGTTCTTGCTTCTGCTGTAACTAATCCTCGGGTTTCAAAACCTTTTAAAACTTCATCGAATTCTACAATTCCTAACGGTTTTGATTCGGACAATAAACTGCGTTTTGTTATTCCTTCATTAACATACTTAGAACGCTTAAACAACTGTTCTACATTAGTTGCTGCGCGTTGATTATGTTCTATATTTCTGGCACTCCAAGACAAACCACGGAAAGCGAGATCTGCTCCTGGAGCATTAGCAAGTTGATTCCATGCCCTAACGCCATACGTCAATCCAACAGCACCCATTCCTCCCCAAAATGCCCAACTTGGAATTAAGGAGTCTTCTCCTAAACGCGGCATAAATTATTCTCCTAAATCGTCTAAAAGTCTTTTAACTTTTTGTGTGTTATCTTTATATATAGTGTAATTTGTTACATTAGATGCCAACGCTGACATCTCATAACTATTATAATTATATTGTCCTAGATTTTCCATAACTTGTCTAACATCGGGACTACTACTCAATAAAGCAGTATGGCCTAAACTATCTGCCAATTCGTCTAAATAAGGTTTATGTTTTGCGGCCTGAATTTGTGCTTGCCATATTCCAAAGTTATGAGCGTTAAGTCCATGATTCTCTACGTATTTAAGCTTAATATCATCAAGATTTATCTGGTCACTCCACCCACTCCATTCTGGACCCGGCAATCTATAATCACGGAAAAATGCAGATAACTCTTCCATTTTATCTTCTTCGGTCCGTTCGGATACATCTCCATACCATTGTTGTTGTAGAGATCTACCTACATATTCTGGAACTAAATCTAATATATCTGCTCGGTCACTTAAGTCTTCAATCTGAGTGAAAGCTTCAAAATATGGTTTCTCTCTTGCGGGTAACGCACTCATGATTTGCCATAAGGGGGCTTCATTCGTTAGCCCAACCAATGTATTTCTGGCTTCTCTTGCATATTGAGAGGCGCCTTTATCATCGCCTCTTTTCTCAGCTTGTCTTGCTAGTCCTTGAAATTTTACATATTCTAATTTGTCAAAATATTCACTGATTGCACGTTCTTGTTCTACTTCATCTGGGATATGGTCTAGCCCTACTATATCCATTGCTTTGTTTATAGCCGGAGAAATAAAACTACTAATGGGAGTATTCCAAGGTGCAAAAGCATTACCATAAACTACATTTTCTTTGTAATGGCTAATAACATCCATTGGACCAAAGAATTTATGGGCGGGCGAAAAAGGAAGTATCTGCTCTAAAGGATTCGCGCGCGCAATATCTGTAATAGTACGATAATAAGTTCCTAATAAACCTCCACCTTCTTCACTTCTAAAGTTAATTTTTTGTTGTTGCTGGTTAACCTGAGCCATAGTTTCTTCATACATGGCTTTTTCATGATCTGTTAAACTTCCTTCTTCATAAAGATCTTCCATAGCTCGACGAGCATCACGGAATTCAGAACTCCATAGAGCAGTGTCTCCTAGAATACTTAACTTATGTGCCATAGGATATAGTTCAGGATCTAATCCTGTCACTTCAGGATATCTACGTTCATAACCAGCACCAGGAAGACGCTCTTCACCTCTAGGAATACTTGAATATATGTCTCCTTCTAAAAAGTTTTCGAAATAATTACTATTATGAACATTAATAAAATTAACTGTATAACTATTATCTTCTTCTGTTTCAAAATTATATACATTTCCAACATAGTTAATATTTTCAATCTTTTTTATTTTAAAGGCTATATACTCATCATTAAAGATAAAACTTTGTCTCGCTGTATGTGTTTCTTGTTTATAAAATAGAACTTTATTTTTTAAAATTGGGAAATTAGATATAAAATATTTGTCTACAATAAATCCAAAACAATAACCATCTTTATTGTTTTGGTATCGTATATATGAATAAGATAAAGGAATTTTATAAGAAGCTAGTAACTTAACAATTCCATAAAAAACCTGCAAAGAAATTGTAAAGGCAGAAATATTATTTTCACCAAGACTCCCATCTCCATTTAAATAACCAGTTAAAAATCCTTTTTTAAAATCATCAGGACTTTTAAAAACCCAGGAAGGAATTTTTTTATTTTCTTTTTTTCCAAATTCTTGCCCAAAAAAATTAGCTAACACCCTACTGTAAAATTGATCTACTATATAAGTTGTTTTATCTACTCGACTTCCTGGCAAATTAATACTTGTAAACCAATTTTGAATTGCATCAGAATAATTTCCTTCTTTTATATGATGGGCGAAATATAAAGTATATTTAGAAGCGTGACCTTCCGCTAAAAATTGTCCACATACAAAACCAAAGTTATAATCTAAGGTAATTTTATTATGAATTACCTTATAAGATCCTCTCAATCCACTTCTAATTGAGTCATCCGTAAATGAAATATTCTTTACAAAGTCTGATATAAAAATATGTTTCACAGACTCATCTAAAATAGGAATTTTATATAATAAGACATCTCCTTTTTCTAATTCATTAGCTTTAATCCAATTAACTTCAAATTTTTTATTTTTATTAACGCAATATCTACAAGGCTTATTTCCTCTAATACTATGTGGCTGACATGTTTTTCTTCTATCTCGATAATATTTGCAACCATCTATTTTTATAGCTAAAAATGGATGTTCTTTTGTACATTCGATAGGAAAAAGGTTATTGCCAAACAGTTGAATTTTAGTTATATCATCATTAATAAAATGCTGATAAAAACGTAAAATTTTACGGTATCTACCAACATGCGTATACAGCATATCTGTTTGCCGAACTTCTTCTATTGAAATTAACCCTCTATCTGTTTCTATCTTTGTTTCCGGTAAAAAACATCCCGGCAACCATTCAGGCATTTGATTTCTAAGGGGATTTGCCCATTGTAAATCTGCTCTATATCGAGGGTTTACTCGTCTGTAAAATTCAGTTGCGAAAGGGTCACCTATCGACCTATCCCAATACAGTCTTCTACCTACCATTTGCTTAGCAGAAGGAACCATGGGCTCAGAGACTCCTAGTTGTTCCGTACTGAAAGCAGAAGCAAACATATAACCGCGTAAACCCATTAATTCAGTGGCTCCGTATAAAGCTTCTCCTAATTGAGGAATGACATTATACTGAGAAACTGTTTCTGGGAGAGTCATTGTTTCACCTTCAATTTCACCTGAAGGAACATAATAATTTTGGCCACCAACAGTTGGGTAGCCATACTCTTCGGTAGGACCACCAGCATAACCTCGTAAGCCTATAAAGGCTTCTCTATGCATATCACGAGTAGGTTTAATTATCTGCCCTAGTGACATTTCATATAAAGATCCCCATAACCCTGCACCTTCTCCAGAGGGTCCTGTAACGAAATATGGACGATCTTCGTGGTGAAGTTCTTCAAGATAGTAAGGCCGATAGAAGTCTCCTAAAATAGGTGACTCTTTGAAAGCTCTTAATAAGAAGTCATTTTTTAAGGAATCTCCATATAGACTGGCAATCCTTGATCTATCAAAACTCTCGGCTTCCCATGATGGAGCAAAATAATCAACCCCAGTTCCTTCCCATGGAGAACGACCCATTGGCCAAAAACGACCCTTCATTACAGGGACTTCTGTATCTCCTTGTAGTTCGTCAATCTGTTCACCAACTGTTTTATCTGATCCTAAGAACCCTAATCCTAAAGGAAGTCCTAATAATAGTCCTGCTAACCCGCCTATTTTCATCCCTTTAACTGCTGCATTTTGAATAACTTTAGTACTGCCTCTCACGGCTTTTAAACGTTCAAGTCCTTCAGCGGCTAGTTCGGTCTTAAAATTCTTTGCAGCTCCAATAGCAGCTCCGGCAACCATTCCAGTACCAGTAGTTCCAAGCATCCATTTTAAGAATCCACCTGGTCCAGTTGGGGCTCCTGCTTCTTCTTGCGTCTTGGCTATTTCTGTTAATCCGGTAATATCTGAAACGGCAGAAAAGGCCGTTTTAATTCCGCCAGAAGCAGTTGCTAATATTTGAGTAGGTCCAACTCCTACTAAGTTATACATTAAATCGTCTATGGCCTTATAAGCAAAGGGAAGTAAACTTAAACTAGCGACACTCTTACTCATTCTCCAGAAAATTCCGGGAGTAGAATGTGCAAAAGCATGAACAGGAATGCCTAATTTTGCCCCTAGTTTTGCTCCAAACTTAGTGAAGGCTCCACCTTCTTCTGCTATAAAAGGAGAGCCCCATTTGGGCAATCCTGGAATCCACTTCTGTCTGATTTTGTTAATGATCTCTTTATATTTACCCAATACTTTATCTTGCATGGGTTCTGGTAACATTTCCGCAACTGAAGCAAATGGAGTCTGAGCTAATAGTGCAGCACGTCTTGCGGCAATATTAAAGTATGGACCAACATAGTGAGACATAGTGCGACGAAAATCTCTCCAGAGAGGCTTCATGGTTTTCAAGAAGTCTTCTTTGGCTTCTTCAAAATTAGCGAATTTTTTTGCCCCAAAACTAAATGGACGCGTTTCTCTTAGAAATTTAGGATAGGCAACAAACTCTTCGTCTCTAAGATTAATACCTCTAGGTTTGGTATATGCATGGATTAAACTAGATCTATACCCATATTCTATATCTGCTCCAGTTTCTAACCGGTTTAAGATTTGTGCGCGCGATGGTTTTAAATAATGATTCTGTAAAAGTGTAACGTTGGTAGTTAGGGCTTCTCCAATTCGAAGACCATTTTTTCCACCGGCATATATAGCTCCTCTTTTATATAAGAGTTTAGTGCTTTCGGTTTGTCGTAATATATCTAGAAATTGTTTTTCGGTTTTACCTACTAATTTTGAATAATATTTGATTAGATCTTTTTCGTTTTGCTTCCCTAAAATTTCTATAACATGTGTAGTGTCATATAAAGAAACACCGCTAGCCAAAGTTCCTAATTGAAGAATTCGTCCAATACCTAAAGTTGAAGGAGATAATTCAATGCGCCGAGCTAAGTTGTGCGCCCAGTCACCCAATGTTGCCATCGACTTTCCTGCTCGACGAGCATATTCTCCCTTCTCTGTTTCTAGATAAGATAAACCCATCATGTCAAAAGGCATAATTGGGAATCTCATTAATTTTTGCATCAAATTTCTCATATAGGGAGAAGCATACCAACCTATACCAGTCATTAGATAACTAGGCCAGTTTCCACTAGACATGGTAGCAGTTCTAGTGTCTTGGTCCATTCCTACATAACCTGATCCGAAAGCGGTATATGCATGACGCATTTCTGCGGCTTTTGTATTGTCTCTTAATGCATTGAAACTGAAACCAGTAATAGCACCAGCGGCCATCAATCCAGCACCAACTAATCCTGCTGTACCTGCGGCTTTTCCTCTTAATGGTGCCCAGTTAGGAGCAAATTTAGATAAGGCCCACGCGCCTACGCCTCCCATTCCTACAATAGATAAAATTGAAGAAGCTGTATTTGCGGTATTTTCTTGTCTTGTAAGAAGTCCTAATACAGGCATCCCTACTAAACCTGCTAGCCCCACACCAGCAACGACTCTTTTATTACCTTCTAGTAAAGAAAAACCTTTCGATATGAAACGATTATCTTCTAAACCAGTAAGCTTAGAAAGACGATTCCATTGAGAAGTAAAAGGAGTTTTATGATATGTTGCTAAATTTTTGCGCGCCTCTTCTCTAGTCTGATATATTAGCCTATCAATTAAAGCATCTTGCCCAGTTATTCCTGTATTGCGTAAAGATTTTTGGCCATAAGCCCTTAAGGCATCAACGGGGTTGTCGAATTGTAATAGTTCATTAGTACGATGTCCTCTCATGAATTCTTCCCATCGAGAAGACATCTGTTTCCGCATCGATTCTTGTTTATTTTCTAAATACGAATTGCCTAAAATATTTAAAAGTGTTTTCCCAGCAAGAGGTAAATCTGCAATACTCTTTTTTGGGTTAAAGACTACATCGGAAATGTCTATTAATACATCTAGAATTTTAACGTTAAGAATAGTATCGCTAGTCTTAGACATGGAAGCAATATGACTTTCACCTACTCTACCTTCAAGATTGAGAAAATCTAGTGCTTGAGCAAAATTTTCAGCAGATAACCCAGTAACAACATCTTCTCCACGAAGAGCAAGTGCGCTTTGTTTGAAAAACCCTCTACCTTTATGCGTTTCTTCAATAGCAACAGCCATAGTTGCTTTGGCCATTTCCATTAAGTCGAAAGCGCCAGGAGTCCCTTGGGCTAATAAGTTCCTATATCTACCAAGTAATTTTCTATAATTGCCAAAATTTTCGCTAAGAGTAGGAACAGTTTTTATTTTACTTCTTAACTCTTCGATTCGAGTATCGCGGAATTTAGGATGGCCAAGATCAAAACCGCTTTTATGATAGATATGACGACGTTCAAAGTTAAGGTTATAAACCCATAACTGTTTCCCTCTCATAGTTTCTTGGAGGGTGTCATATAATTTAGATGGATCTAATCTCTCACTTGCTTCTAAAGATCGAGCATAAGCAAGAGCTTCAGCACTGTCCATGTCTTTTATTTGCTGGATATGGCGTAGTGCATAGGTCGAAATTTCGGGGGATGTTTTATATTCGTCTGGACGCTTTAGAACGTCTTCTATGAAAGATCCTTCAAATCGTTCTTGATATAAATATTGACCTTCATAATCGGTAATACCAATATCATAAATTCTAGATTCGTCTGTTAGACCAGTCGTTTCAATATCGAGAGATATGATACTTTCAGCATGATGTCTCGGTCTGTTGGCCATGTTGTTTTAAGTACTCCTCTCGTGGATCTTCTGTGACTATCCTTTCTTCAGATATGGGTTTGCGTTTTTTTTGTTTAGCTGTTTCTGATGTTACAATCTCAAAGTCTCCGTTAATAAATTCTGCCATAGTAATTAACGTAATTAATTCTGGCCATTTTTTTTCTTTTAAAGTATCAGGCGTATACGCAGGAAAAGCCTGACATATAAAGGAGAACATTTGGTCTAAGAGATTATTTTTAAAAACGCTCCTATATATTTGTATATTATTGATTATATCATTTACTCCACTAGGATGTGAAAGATAGAGCATGATATTGAAGACGGTTTTAGTTTCTCCATAAGGAAGTGGCTTTATCTTATCTATAGTAAAAATTGGCTCTATAATATATTTACATAAAAATTCTGCTTCTAATTCTGCAGCAATAGGATAAGAAACTTTAGATATATAAAGATATTGCTCTACGTCTTTTATGGACATAGGAGCAAAAACAATTGGCCCCATCTCTTCACACTCAAATGTATAAAGAGTATGATAACGAGCCTTAGTTTCTGAAACAATAGGGATTGTCATAGTTTGCGAACTAAACGCATAGCTGCAGATACATCTATATAGTGAGAAGACGACATTATGGCATTAATTAAAGTAGGAACAACGCCCGCAGGCAAATCTTTAATTTTAAGACTGTCGGTTAGATCTGGGAAAAGGACACATCTACGAATAATCGCTTCATTGTACTCAACACCTCGAAGATCTTCATCTTGACTAGTAATAGAACGCCGAATTTCAGCCTCTTCATAATTTAACAGGCGACGATAAAAATAAATTTCATCTGTTTCTAGGGCTATATAAAAGATTTTTCCATATTTCGCTTTCCAAGAATTAGTTTGTTCTAATGTTGGCCATCCTGGTTTATCAATTAAAGCTTCTACATGAGTAGCAATTTCATCTACCTCTGGAATTTCTTCTCTGGGTTGCTGAATTCTTGGTTTTTCGACTTTTTTCTCTACGATAGGAGGAAGTTCTTTTGCTTCGGTATGTGAATCCTCAACTTTTTCTAACATTTCAGTAAGGTTATACCGTTTTCTTCGTAAAGCGGGAGTCTGACTTGCCACTTGTAACGTTTTTTGAGGTTCTACAGGAGTTTCAATAACTTTTTCTTCGACTTTCACCTCAGGTTTAGGCTCTTCTTTTACTTCTTCTACTGGAGGTTTAGAAAAACGCCTATTTACTTTAGGAATATCTGTTCTTCGTAAAGTTGCTTTATCTGGAACTGGTTTCTTTTCCTTTTTTGGAGGTTCTTTTCCTGCTTGTCTTAACAACTGTTTATATGTATCAAGACTATCATCACATTCACAAAATCCTTGAGGTCCTTCTCCGCAAAATGGGCAAGGTTCATCGCGCCTATCTCCCAAAGATGCAGGGACAGACTTAATCAAATCATCGAATTCTTCATTTGACATAATTTTCTTTGGATTTTTCTTGTCTTTTTCTATTTCAGCCAACATTCCGGCAGCACTTTCCTTGGCTAATCTTTCTAGTTTAGCCGCTTCATCTTTATCTAAATCTTTAGGCATGACTATCCTCTAGTTTGAAGTGAATAACAAATTGTAACATGAATTTTACAGAACTTGACGAGCAAAAAAATTAAATATTTGACCTATTGGATCTCCAGACGTATCATGAGCCATAGACTCGCCTACAATATGAACATTTAAAATCTGTTTAGAAGTCTGACTGTTTTCTGTTTTTAAAGAAATAAATATATTAAACCCATCTTTATAATACTCAAGAGATTCCAACTCGGAAATAGCATCTAAGTTATAGGCGCTACCAAAAAGTTTTTGTTCTAAATTTTTTGTTTCAGATTTGAAGTCTTTTACACTCAAAGAATTCAAATAATTATATAAAGAAGTTCTATATTTGCCAGAACGTATGTTTTCGGCTTCTAAGTCCTTTATTTTTTGTCCATCAGTTAACGGAGTTCTGACATCAAAATCTTCTTGAGGTAGTTGGTCGTACCTAAACGATCTAATAATAGCAGGAATAAGAATAGTCTCTTTAAAAGCTATACCAAAAGTTCCTTGTATCAATACTCGACCAGGTAACATTGCATCCCAATGTGTAGAAGCATATCCATAAACAGGGATCTTACTTGAATTGGCTTCGTAGGATAAGTAAACTAGATCATCAACCCATGTATCTCCTATATACACAGAACAATTTGCGCCACAGAAATAATCGTAAGTATAAAGACCCATTAAATGTCTGTCCTTCTTGTCTGGGTTAGGAAATCTTGAAATTCAGGTTGATTTAAAATATTGGTAGCAGGAACAGATATCTGCTTCTCTCGTTTCCAAAGTAAACTATTTATTTCTGTTCTAGATTCTAATGGATAGTAATCTGTTGCTACAAATTGAATAGAATTTTCTGTAATACTGTCACTGACTCCCATGCCTAAAACAGAAGCAGGAAAAGTCACTCCTAATAAAGCAAATATAGCTCGATCTCCTACTTCGTTTTGCGGAACACCAATTAAAGAAATTGGAGGTAATTGGTCTAGTAAAGAAATAGATGGAATATTTTCATGCATAGAAGACCGTTCTGAGTTCCAAGTATTATTCCAGTATGCTAATTCATTTTTAAGTCGTGATATTGTCTCTGGAGATACGATTCTCCTTATTATCTCTCCTTCTTTTTTTAAAATTGTTTGTTCGTAATAGTTTATCTCTTTTTGGAGAAGAGCTAAATTGCCAGTTCTCATATTTACATAAGTTCTTCCTCGATGGCCCCAGTTTTGCATTCTTAATCTGACTTCATCGGTATATAGTAAAAACTCCTTATCATACAGTAATTGTACATCAAGTAGAGCTTCTCTTAATCTCGTTATAGTAACTTCTTCTTCTTTTCCTTCTTCTTCACGACTTTTTTGTTCCCACTGTCTATTTGGAGTTTCGATCTTTATTTCTTCTAATTCTTTCTCGATTCTATCTATAGCGGCTTTTTGCTGTTCTCTAGAAAGAGGTAGGTTATATATATTAATTAATTCTCTTAATGGTTGTTCTCCAAGAACACTAAAGATCATTGTTCCAGCAATTGTTCTCCAACCTTTAGTACGACCCTTATCATGATTAGTTCCAAGAGTACGGACAGGTTTAGAATCCCGATATGAAGATATATTAATATGGACTAAGTTAGGTATATTATACCCAGCCATACCTTCAAAATAGGCTATAACCTTGGTGTCAACACCAGAAAAAGATGCAATTGTATTCATAAGTTAAGAACGGAAGGGAGATATCCGTTTCTCCCTTCCTCGAAAAGATTAAATTACTTGCTTTTTCCTTCTGCAACTAGCCCAACACTACCGGAACGAGGTTTCCAATGCCAAACATCCTTAGCAACGTAAGTATATTGGGTTTCAGAAGCTACGTCATCAATAGAAATGCCCCAACCTTCATTAAGTAGCTCAGCACCAAGAATACGCATATCAGCTTTAGTTCCTACCTCATTCATTGCCACAAGGACAATATCGAAAGGCATTAACTGATCGACATAATACGCAGTCCTTAGATCGCTATCATTCGGGAAATTTGGTTTCTCTGCGAGTCCTTGAGAGGGTACCGCCTTCGAATCAAAGCTTGTTGCTCTCTCTTGTTTAGCTGGTCCTATTTCATCAACATCAGCATAGAAAGTGAACATTTTCCCAGCTTCTGGTTTCGCCTGTGATTCTATTTCGAATACATCATTCAAAATAGGATGAGCGTCAAAAGTTATAAAGATCATAGATCCAGCAATAGCACGTTTGCCTCGTCCGAAAGACATAGGACTTACGCGCCCCATAACATAAACAGGTACTTTCTCTCTAACGATTGAATAAGAAATCGCCTGCAATGTCGCCAAAACATAAGGGCCAATAACGGCTTTAATGTCTACGCCACCGAAAGTATTATATTGTGTTCTAGCCATTTCTTATCTCCTTATAGTAGAGCCAGACCGACTTTTACACGGATCTTGCGAATCTCATAGGCTACAACCAGAGTCATATCGATATCAACTAGTCCTTGTGCTCTCATTTCTGAGGTTTGATACACAGAGACATATTTTTCGATAAGTGAACCGCTAGCCTTCATTGCATTAAGAGCTTCATTTACCGCATGTTCAAGAGAAGTGATGCGGAGAGTTGAAGCACCTTTGCCAATAAACGGCTGAGCAACAGTTCTGACTCTATTAAGAGCTTCCGAAACAATTCGGCAAGTCGTATCGCGGTTATAGTCTGAAGTTGCCCTAGTAGCAGTAGGACCGTCAACGACAGTCGCAACACCATTCACAGGCTTCAACATAATATAACGTGCACCCACTAAACTATTCAGTTTAGCTTTATTGATATTATAAGGCATACTGAGACCAACAAGAGACTTATTGGTTATTGCTTCATCAGCAGCAAGAGTAGAGAATAAACCAGCAAGAGCACCAGCAGCCGGATCAGCATAGCCAAATCCAGTTGTGTCAAAACTATTGAGGTAACGTCCCTGGCCTGCAACTATACGTAGATACTTACCAATATCAATCATCTCGCCGTTAGAGTCAGTTAAGACATCAGAATCGGCTTCGAAAGAACCTGAAGTAGGTAAGTAACCCGAAGAAGTAGCAAAGAACCCATAGTCATGTCCGATAGCACCGGCCATAAATTTGTTTCCTAAGAGACCCGAACCATTTACAACAACTTCGCCAGCACTATTATAAGTAGGAGCTTGTCCAACCCAGTTAGAGATAGCAGCAGCGCCATAATTAGTAGGACCCTTAGTTCCGATTACGCCAAATGCTTCATTATCATTAACTGATAAACTAAAGCAGAAATCGCCAAGCTGATAAGCAAAGTTAACTTCATGGAAATCAGCCGCAACTAAAGGATCTGTTGAATCACGAGTTGGAGTAGTAATGCCAGTATAGCCAACGGGCCAAATTTCAGCATCTCCATCACCATCGGTATCCCACCAGAATTCTAGTTCGCCATTGACTTCTTCTACGTATACATAGCCAAGAACGTCACCAGTAGAACCAGCAGCAGGATAATGACGGCCAACAACTCTATTGTCCTGATGATTAATAGTGACAGTGTCGCCATCGGCAATATTCATGTCATCAAGATAAGTCCCAACAGGATAAACGATATCAACATCAGTAGCTTCAAGATCACGGTAAGCACGTTGTAATGCTTCAAATGTTTCCATTTTAGACATCGAAGTGCCATCAGTTCCTTCATCTAAGTAATAAACAGTATTAGAATCATAAGAGTAAGTCGCAAAAGCTTCATCGGCTTCTACGATCGCAATCTGTTCTACTGCTTGTTCGTCAGATAGAGAAGCATAAGTGATCGCATCAATAGTAATACTATTCTCAAGTTCATCAACAACATCTAAGTTACTTTCATCTCCGTCAATGGAAACGGCAGTAGACTTAGGATCTGTAGCGTCTTGAGTCCAATATACGACGTCAGTTGTGATATCTACATCGTCATAACTTAATACTGACTCTGGAATTTCATAAGAGTTATCCTTGCGAATAACAATACCATCGCCAGAACCACCAAGAACAACATTACCAACAATAGCGCCTTGAGAGATAGCAGGTAATAAGGCAGAAATATCTTGGGTAGAATCTCGAACAATAACTCTCAAGTCGGAACCCGAAGCAACTGCCGATTCCACTATAAAAGCAGGACTATCTGTTAGATCTACGAATTGTATTATGTCTCCGACACTTAACATCGCAGCACTGATTAAAGTTCCACCAGTTATACAACCAGAAAGTGCGAATTCATTGACAGATCCACCAGTCCAAACTATTGACCAACCTACAGTAGTTTCCCAATATCCCTTATCATATACAGCACTACCAGCACTAGTCGCATCAGTGAAAGTCCAAGTAGCGTCAACGCCGCTTGCTAAAGTGGCAAACGACACAGCTTCAGTAATAGGGATAGTAGAAGTAGAAACGCCACCAGCATCATTCAAGAAACGATAAGAACTATCAGCAGCAATGAGAGCTGTGTTGATTAAAGCAGGAGTGTTAGCATCATTATCCGCAAAGAATAAGGAAGTAATATTTGCTCCGTTACCTGTAAAGTTAGCAGTACCTACCAGTGTCAATACATCGGTAGTGTCATTGAGATCGATAACCTCATACCATCCTGCTTCGGCTACGTCTGTAGTATCAACATATAAATATACTTCTTCACCAGCAGCAAGCCAATTTATCGGGTCGGATAAATCAGCTGTTGAAGGAGCATTTAGTGTCATAGTGATTTCACCATCAGCATAACTAGTGGTAGGAACACCAGTCCAAATACTACTAGTAGTTTGAAGGGCTATCGAAATATTTTCGTTCCATCCGCCATTAGTAATAGTTAAAGCTGCTCCTGAAGCAATCGCCAGAGTAATTGCACCAGAATTACCATTTCCTTCTGTACCATACTTACCGGTGTTTAAGCCAGTACCACAAGTATAGTCAATAGGATAATAAGCAAGAATTAAGTCTTGTACATTGGTAACGGTAGGTTCTTCTGTAGTCGCAAGAGTATATCCTGAGGCCTCAAGTAAACCACCATCTAACCCAACTTGATGACGAAGAGTACTAGCATGAGGACACATTTCGAGACTTGCTCCATCTAGTCCTGCAAGTAATTCATCAGAATTTGCAGTACCAGGAACAAATAAAACGCTATTAGTTGTATCTATTCCATCATGAGCACTAACAAAACCAAAACCATCAAGAGTGATAGCTGTTGATCCGGTCGCAGCAGGAAGAGCAGTTCCGAATTTTACTATTGGCATCATGCGGTTAGAGATACGATAACGGACATTTGCGCCCGCAGATTCATCGACACAACCAAAAATAAAATCTTGTTCTGTTACTTCTATGATAGTTCCACCACCAATAACAGCAGTGATATAGGTTGACCCTACATTGTCATCTTCATCTCCCCAAATCTCTAATAGCATTTCTTCTTCAACTCCAGTACCCCAACCATCAGTTTTGGTGATTTGGAGACTTGAGTTTACGAAACTAATGTTACTAGCAACACCAGCAGCTACATCTTCCGGGTTTTGAGATTTTAAGACTATAGCAGCAGCACCAGAGGTACATTCAATATAGAATAAACCAGAGTCTTGTGTAGTCGGGTTTTGAATATCGAAGATATTTACATAGTTGCTGCTAACTTTGGCGAAAAGCTTATGCTCAATAACAGAATGACCGTTAATCGCAGCAGCAACTTGTGCAGGAGTAGAAGCAGCATCTACAGAAATAGTATCATAACTATTTCCTGTACCATCGATGTCATCACCATTTTGGTCAGTAAATTTTAAAGTAATACCAGTACTGAGAGTCCCACCTAATACTTCGATTTGATGAAGCATCAAACCATATTTACCAGCGACCGGGAAAGAAACCGACGGAGCGATATCTTTTTCAAGTAGCACACCGTATTCGCTTAGAAGACTATTGCCACCGTAATCAAAATCCTTATAAGCTGCTTCGGCATAATCAGTTCCATCGCTCTCATCAACATAAATCTTGACAGAGAAAGGATCGATTAAAGACCAAGGCAAAGGAAATTCTGTGGTGGCGCCATCTCCTTCTGCAAAAGCTTGACCGGCAACATTAATAATGTCACCAGCTAGATCAGCCATTGAAATCCAGTCTTCATCGTCTGTAGAGATGTAAGTTTCTTCGTCTAAGTCTTCAGTAAAAGTACCAGAAACATAAACTTCGCCATTATCTAATACAGTGGCCAGACCGGCATAATTGTCATATACAACTGTTCCGCTAGAATTACGAACGCGTAAACGTCCTGTAGTTACTCCACCAGCAATTTGACTTGGGCAAAGATAAACTATTTCGTAGTCTTCTCCAGCAGAATCATCTTTTAAAGCAGTTTGGATATAGTTTCCAATACCGCCCACATTATAAAGAGTGGCCGATTTTGCGCCAATCCTCTTCAAGAATACATTTTCAGCTCCAAATCCTGCGACTTCTTCAAGTCCGCGAGTTAGAGTTCCAGTTTTACCGAAAGTACTAAAAGCGTCACCAACACGAGATACATAATATCCCGCAGAAGTTCCTTTTGAAGCACTCCCGAGGACTAAAACAATTGGCCCACGAGGAGTAGGAGAGAAGCGTATATTCCCATCAACTTGTTCGGTTACAACCGAAGGAAGGTTGCTGAAATTATCAATCATGTCTTCTCCTTAATTTGAAGTGCAGTGTATGTTTACAAATACCTGTTCCAAAGTTTTTTCCTTTACAACATAGCGTTTTTCGGTGCGAATGAAATATATTAATGGCCTATTAAAAAGTCGTATATCCTTCATCATGGTTTTATCCGTAGACATAGATTCCGACACTTTATTATCCTCGGCTCTTCCAAGATAAAACATTGGTTCCAATCTATTCACTTGAAAATACCAAAGCCATTTATATAAAACATCTTCCCACCATAAAGCAACTTTATCGGCATTTTTGTTAGTCAAACTCCAAATGGTAAATTCAACTGTATTATCAAAAAATTGCCCATAAATATACTTTTGATAACCACTATATTCTTCGTCAGGAACGATAGCCCTAACATGTGGATTGAGTTCCCTTCTCGCTCTATCATGTGGAATGTTAGTCCCCTTAGTCGTGCCGGGAGTTCGTTTCAGTAACTTAAAAGAAATTATATCGTTGGGACGGTTATCAACGTTAAACTCTCTTAAAACTTCATCTTGCCCCATCATGTCCGGAGAAAAACATTGTCTTAAAAAGACTCTATCACCTGTTTTATTTAATCTTTGTTCCTCTTGTATTACACTTGCACATAAATCATAAAACGTATCTATATCAACACCTTCTTCTCCTGCATAAGAAGCGCGAGACTGTTCCCTCTCCGACTCGGCTCCTTCTACTAAAGAAGTAAGGATTTGTTGTTCGTCTGTTGTTAAATCCTCTAATATGTCAAAAAGTCTTGATGTCATAACCTATATTTTAATTCAACAACATACATTCCGTCAACTCTCTGAAGTTTCAGGACGCCTATTCGCTATTACTCTGTAATATTCTATGCGTCCTAATCTATCACTCCTAAAAGGATAGACTTCATCGATATCCCAATAATACATTATTTTTACAGGATTTGCAATCTTCCCTGCAATATCTATCTTGGGTTCAATAATAAAATCTGAACGCCTAGGCATTAAAGTTCCTGCTTCGAAATAAAACATACATGTACCAGCAGTTAACAAACCTGGGCTATTAAAAGTTTCACCAGTAGAAGCAATCCCTAACGGGGCTCTATAACAAATGACTGTTTCTTCATCAAAAAAGAAACCTACACCTTGGCAATATTGGCAACGATAATCTCCTTCGGGTTGTCCATTCCTTCGACATTGGCAAATAGTTTTATTATCATCAGAATCGCGCCGTACTATTCTTAATATATATACTCCACCGTGAGCTTCCTCAACAGAAGAACCATGTAGAAACCGATCGAGAACATCCCTTATATCAATTTCTTTAGTTCCCATAGAAGTAGTGGTAGATAAATCAGTACTACTTGGATAAGCAATATGAGTACTCATAGATTTCCGCGTTCTGTATAGTAGGTTTGGTAACGAGGAGTTATATATTTTGCGTTAGCAGCAGGGACAGATCCTGTTTCCCACTCACGACCGACTGGCGGGATAAGATCACTATTAGAACTCTTAACTGCGAAGTCAGGATCAAGATCGTCACCAGGTCGAAGATCTCCACAAGATTGGATTGTCTGTTCCCAGAGAGATATATTTTTTTGTGCGCGATCTAATATTGTTTTTAACCCAGAAGTTGTATCGTTAGGTTGAATTCCGGATTGGCTATATTCTATATCACCTACGCGCTTAGAATACCCGCGCGCATTTTGTATGTGTCTGTTCATTGCGGAACTAGAAGTTGCACCCAATAAATTAAGTATTACTCTTCCTACTACATATTGGTTTACTGCAGCAGCAAAGTAATCATCAGTTAATAAAGTAGTAAAGTCTGTACATTGAGCAAAGGCATCTATTTCGCGCGAAATTTTCCATATAACATATCCTATAGTGTCGTCTGGAATATCAGATACCCAAGTTCCGCCAAAAATAGAAATATCTAAAATTGTCGCATACATATATGTAAAACGAGAACTAAAGAAATAATAATAATCTTCTGGCAAGGTATAAACATTTCCGTCCGAATCAGCTTCGGACATAATGCCGTTTAATCCACCCTTAAGGATTATCTTCACAGAAGTATTAGTATCTATGCTCATATAAACATCAAAAATAAAAATAATATAATGTAACTCGTTCTCATAAGAAAAAGAGGGTGGCCGAAACCACCCTCCTCCAGTCGGTTATTAATAACGATCAGCTGTAATTTTCACATAATCTAAGACAATTGAAGCCGTAGAGACATCTGTAGCTTTCTGAATTTTAAAATATGGCTGTAGCCCAGCACTATAGTTTGCCATATTAAACTTTTGAGTAGCCGCAACTCGTGCTCCTCCTACGTAAAACTTAACATCAGCTTTATCCGTAAAATCAATCTTATAAGTAACAAATGCAGTATTAGTATGAGTAGTTCCGGTTGCAATATCATCAACATTATTAACGCCGTCATCACTTTCAGCAACAACAGCTAAACTACTTTCTAGATTGACAATTTTAAACCAAGCACCTGCTGTAATAACATCAGTATCATCGTTATGATCTGATGCCATGCCAAAACAAGTTTCAGCGGCACCAGCTGCACTCTGATTGACCTGAACACGAAATTCAATAATTGGGTCTTGATCTATATCCCAATTTAATTGATTATTCCAATCTAAAACAGAAATGACTACTGCTGCAGAAGTAGCATCCATCGCTAATGATAATAGACCAGCAGCACCATCTGCTACTAGAGTTACCGATGCACCAGAAGAGGTAAGATGAGCATCATCCCAGACACCAGTTCCCCCTAAATTAATAGCAGACCCTAAAAAGTCATCAAAGAAATGTACTTGATAAAACATGTCCATGCTAGCTGGATTAATAGTATTGATAGCAAGGTCGTCATCTGCGTTAGTAACTCCACATTGATGTAAAGAACCTGTTCCATGAGAAGTTGCGTCAGCATCATGTAGATTATATTTTGCTTTGACGTCATTTAATCTTGTAATACATTCTTTTAATGTAGCAGGAGCGACAATCGAAGCCAAAGCATTTAGAGTAGAAGTAGCTGAGTGGAAGACAGGAGCAACCTCATCTACGTCTTCATCATGAGCAGTATAATCTGTTAGAATTTCTGTAATTAATGTAATTAAAGATGCGAGGCTAGCTGCGTCGGGACTTGTTAAGGGGAAGTTTGTGGCGTCAGCACCGGCAGTATGTTCAGCTGCATCAGCCGCATGTTGATTTAATAGATATTTAAGGTCGTTAGCTAAAACCAAGGAACTCTTTAATACTGAAAGATCAGTTTCGAGTTTTAGTTGCATTGCTCCATTGGTATCCTGCTCTAAACCTTGTCCAGCAGTATTTGAATGCATCATAGTGGCCGTAACTTTATCTGCACCAATTGCAGTTAGCCCTGTGTTATCAATACTGATGTCACCAGTAACCGGGGTTACGGTTGCAACATTTGCGGCACTGCCGACAAGGATATTGGCGCTGGTGAGAGCGGCAAGTTTGGAATAAGCAATTGCAGCAGCATCATTAACATCAAGGTTGACAACCGCACCGGTTAAAATTGAGGTAATACCAGCATTATCGATACGGACATCCCCACTAAAGACTTGAGGAGCAGCAGTAGTCCCATTACCGATTAGAATTGCACCGTCGGTTTTAATATCGGTAACAGTCGCAACGTTAGCAACGCCGAGAAGAATACTACCAGTAGTTAAGGCGGCAAGTTTGGAATAAGCAATTGCAGCAGCCGGGTTGACATCTGCATTAGTGACAGAAATCGCACTACCAGTTAAGTCATCATCAAGATCTAACGGGGTAACATCTTGCCCACCCGGAACAACCGGTTCAGCAGTATTAGCAGAACCAGAAAATTCGCCACGAACAACTAATTGTTTCTCAGAGGTATCATAATATACCTTACGAAGATTTCCCATATGTTTTACTCCATATAAGGGTTAAAAAAAAAGTTAGTTAAAGGAGATTCAACTAACATAAAAATTATAACATATTATAGGTCTAGCGTCAGGATGAGCTTACATCCACTGACGGCAATATCACCAGATTCAATAGTGAACTCACTTCCAACACCAGTATATGTAGTTCTGAAGTCAACACTTTCTAGTAGTCCCGTGATAGTGTCAACTGTGACAGTACTGGCGTCTAAATCTCTATTAAAAACAAAAGTTATTGTAGAAATATCAGGGTCTACTCCAAACGAATGGATAGGAGGATCGGTATAAAGAACGGATAAGTAAGATCCATTTGGATTATATGTAATCCCTTCAATGGTAATTTCATCAGTTTCTTCCCCTACTGGAATATTTTCAATAGTAACGCTATCTATATAAGTAGAGGTATCGCTATCAGGTTCTTCTACTCCTCCATCTCCAGTTTCAAAACTCCAAGAAAAAATATTATCTAAAGTTTGCGCGGCATAAGCTGTTACTGTCCAACTATCACCAGCCTCATAGAGTGCAAGATTACTGTCTTTATCATAAATATCGAAATCGACAATTAACCCATTATCTAAAATAATATTTTTGCCCTGGATATAACGGACAGGAATAGCTGAAGAAGTATAAGAATCAGAAGCACGACTCCAAGTAAATTCTGCAGCAGAAGTGTTACCTGAAGTGGTTATAGCAATAGTATAAGTATCAGAAGTGCCAGTATACTGACCCATAGTTCTTGGCCAATATCCTACTGTGGTTGCTACTGGATTCGGATCACCAAAAGATTTTTGCGCGATTGTACTAGAAATTAATCCGGTATAACGAGTATTAGGAGTGAGAGGGCTGAAGGGAACAAAACTAACTTTGGTTCTATATGCTTCTTGATTCGTAGAAGGAATATAAACCATTTTTCTAAAATAAGCAGGACCTACTACAAAAGGAGTAGTGGCATTGTCTATGTACCATACTAGGGTTCCACTGACAGCAGTTATTTTCTTACATATTGATTCTTGGATAATAACGTCTCCAACTTCAAATAGAGACATTAGATTTGCATCAATAGTAATTTGCGCCGAAGAAATCGCATCTATAGTGACTTCATAAGCTGAAATATTTGTATCAGTAGAAGCATCAATTCTGTCGATAGTAGAAACGCCGCGAACTATTCCTGTAATAGTAGAAGACATTTGAATAGTCGAGGTATCTGTACTATGTGTAAAAGAAACTTCTAATCCATCAGGTCCTACAGTTGTTCTGTCAGAAACACCTGTAATTAGAAAGGAATTAGCTGTGATAGAAGCTTCGTCCATACAATATGTTTCAAATATTGCTGTAATGGTCGGAAGGGTTGCAACTCCAGTAGACCCTATGTCTGGTATATTTGGAGGACTAACGACTGGTGTAATATCTGCCATAATA